ATAATTATATATTTATTACTTCCTTATTAATAAAAAGAAAATTTTTGAAATTTTTGTAAAATGATATTGACATTTTTACGTAGATATGGTATAATATAAGTATCTTAAAAATAGGAGTGATGCCTATTGGCTAACATGAATTTATTTTACATTCTCAAATTAAACACTTCTTATATTACGAAAAGTGATTTAAATGTGAAGTTGTCTTATGAAGAAGCAATGTTAAATAATTACATTGTAGCTTTAGGAGACAATCAGTTATTTAAATTTATAAGAAGGCTTAATGACCAAGAGAATTTAATTGACGAAATTTATGAAACAAAAAAAATTATTAAAGTAATTCAAAAACAAAAAAACAGTAAACAAAATATTGGAACACTCTCTCAATTACAACAAAGATTTAAACTCTTATCTTTTGTTCCAGATATTATTTCAGTAAAAGCAGATACAACTAAAAAAGAATATAAATATATTTGCAAAAATATGTTTTCAGTAACCTTTGATATGTTTGGTATTAAATTTGAAAGAACATATAAAAGATTATGTGCTGGTGCAGGACAGCTTAGACGTAATTCAGCAATCTTTGTTAATAAAGATATGTATAATGAATTAGAAACCATTATGATGTGTGGTTTAACTCCACGACATATTGGTAAAATGAATCTTGCTAAATTTAGTGCATATTTTGCATTATATACTTCTGCTTCTCGTCAAGTAACAACACCAAGAATTTGTGTTATTCCAGATTATGAATATGTGCTTAAAGACCAATTGGTTGATTGGGTTTATGATAACGAACAAGGTGAAAAAGACATTGAAGAAAGATTAATCAATTTTGATATTAATGCTTTTGATGGTGCGGGTATGGTTTCACCAGAAATGGCTGCTCAATGGGCTGATGATTTACACTGTGATAATTATGTACCAAGTTCATTTATTGTAAGAAGCCCGTGGGTCAAGGGATGTGTAAGTGTATTTGATTTCCATAAATTTGCTAAAGAAAAAGCAAAGACAAATACAATTACAGATTTATATGGCAATGAACATAATATTGACGAGATTGATGTTATATTAACTAAATCACAGTTTAAACTTGCAAAATATTATGATTCTTGGGAACAATATTTATATTATTTTAAAAAGTTTAAACATATTTTTTCTGTTACTCGTATTAATAAAAAAGAAGATAATAAATATACGACTTTAAATTATCAATATATTCAAACAAATAATTTTACAAAAGATAGTATTAAAGAATTAGCATCATATAGTGTGAATTGGGCTAAGAAACTAATGTCAAAAGATTACATGACAACAATGTTGTTTCTAAAGCCATCAACATCAATTCTATCGGATGATGCACAAGTTGATACGAACAATGATAAAATAGCTAAAGCACTGACATATTGTCCAAATCTTATTAATGATAATTATGTAAATACCAAAATTTTACGTCAAATACAAACTAAAATTGATAAAATGAAAATTGGCAAAGTATTGGTAGAAGGTGCTTATGAATTTTTAATTCCAGATTTATACGCAATGGCAGAACATGCTTTTGGTATGGAGATAAAAGGACTGTTACCATCTGGTACTATTTGGAATAGACGATGGGTAGAAAAAGGAAGTAAGGTAGTTTCTACACATAGAAGCCCATTGGTTGCTCCATCTGAAAACTGTTTACTAAATGTATATAGCAATGATGAGTGTATGGAATGGTATCAACATATTAAAAGTGGTAATATGTATAATATTTGGGATATGACAGCTATAAGTCAATCAGATGCGGATTACGATGGAGACCTTAGTATAACAACGGATAACCGTTATATGGTAGAAGCTGTTGGTCATAATAAAAAGGTCATCACTTATGAAAAAACAAAAGCAAAGTCTCAAGTATTGAATATGAATGCTTTTGCTTCGATGGATAAAATTTTATGTCCACTTATATGGTGACATATAAGATTGAAATTCGGTGAACTTATAAATATAAGGTGTAAGAATAACGATAGGTCAAACAGGAAATGGTTTGTTAATATTCTTGCTAACAGGGAAACCTAAACATTAAGTAATAAGTTATTATGGGATTATATAATACAACAGGAATTTATTGTATAGAAAATATTTATACACATAAAAAGTATATAGGATATACTCGTAATTGTTTTGGTGATAGATTTGATAATCATTTAAATCAATTAAGACATAATATGCATAAATCAACCGAGATGCAAAATGATTATAATATATATGGAGAAGATTCTTTTGTATTTAGTATTATAGAAAATATAGATAAAAATACATCAAATCCAGAAGAATTTTATGAGAAAGAAAAATATTATATCAGTTTGTATGATACGGTTGAAAATGGATACAATACGAGTACTGGCGGACGCGGTGGTGCAACAGGCATTCCATTATCTGATGAGCACATCCGAAAGATTGCTGAAATTAATCGTAAGAGATTAACTAACAGTCACTTATCAGAGGAAACACGAAAGAAAATTTCTCAAAGCAACACTGGGAAGATAATGTCAGAAGAAGCGAAAGAAAAAATACGACAAGCTAATACTGGTAAAACACGTACGACAGAACAAAAAATGGCGCAAAGTAAACGTGTTCCAAATAAACGTATTTCTGATGAACTGGCGCATTATATTAAACAACTTATTGCAGAAGATGTTAAACCAAAAGATATATCAGCACAAACAGGTGTATCTATTAGTATTATTAATGATATAAAGAGAGGTAGGTCTTATAAATTTGCTTAATGCATGGCAACCCTGTGCCAAGTTTATATTTTATGATATAAAAAGGTCAAACGACTAAATTGAATTTATTATTATAAATTCTAAGAGAATATATGTGAAATTCATATATTCGTAGTGCCGAACATCTATAAAATATAGATGATGATATAGTCTAATCCCCTAATAAATATCGGGAAACCGAGGGTAGTAATGGTAAAATCATTTAACACAAAAATTGGTGTTATTACAAATATAGTATCTAATATGATTAGTATGCAATCTATATATAGTCCAGATACTGATGAATACAAAGAGTTGGATAAACGTATTAAACAGATGAGATACCATCAAGGTACAGCAATTGATTCAGCGAAGGGTGATGTATTTGTACCACCCCCAAAGTTCTGGTATAAAAAACAAAAATTTATTCAATTCCCAGAAAATTGCACCGATGAAGAACGTAAACAAATTCAAGAACAAAATAATCAAATTGCATTTAATAATAAAATTGCAGTTGATAGAAAAGCATATTTCTTTAGTTATGTATATCCAAAGCTAAAGACAGAATATGACACCCATTGTAAATTATATAAACAACTATGTATGTCACAATTTAGATGTACTATCTCACAGTTGCTAAAAAAAGAAAATAAAAGTAAGGAAGAAGTACAATTTATTCATAATTATTATAAATATATGCCAGTTATTAAAAATAATTGTACAATGAATTTACTTGCTTATTATATTGAAGATATTGAGTTTGATAATAAATGGCATAATAATAAACATAATCAGTTTGATTATACTATTTTACTTTCTGAGTATTGGCAACCTATTAATAAAAATTTATTAGGTGCAGTGAGAAAATGTATTGCAGAATGCTTTAAATTATATACATATCAAATCAATGCTATTCGCTGTGATGCTACAAATAGTACAGATGATATGGATGAAGTAGAGCAGAATATTTATTTAAATATCGAGCAGCTATTAAAAGACAAATTAAATCAGTTGGATTCTAATGGCGAAGATATTGCAAATTATGTCATCTATTGTTATTATAATTATTTTAATAACAAATCAAAGTCTTGGATGTGGGATATTGCTGGTGACACTATTATTAATAATGTGAAAGCTAAAGCATCTGTAGCATTTATTCCAAAAGAATGTGATGATGGAGAGGAATATATGGGGAAACATTATATTTTAGAAAGAGTTGATTTACTCAATGATGATAATTAATGAAGAACTTGTTGGTAAAGAATTGGATAAAAATGGAATTACAACTAATCAACATCCAATTAAATTAGCCAGAGTTTTGGTAAAATATTATAAGCATATTGGTAAAACCAACACCGAAATCGACCAATTATTGCAACAAAAAATTAAAATTAAAAACGACACAGATGGACTAATTGGTAATTATGTCCATTCTGTAGTAAGTCATACAATGAATAAGCATGGAAAATTCAGAGATGGATTAATTCCCATCTCTGTAAATGAATTAGAATATATTCATCAACTTGACAACATCGAGCTTGAAAAGTTTATGTTTACATTTTTAGTTTTATATAAGTCATTTGGGCATCCACCACGAATTAAAAAAGATACATTTTTACGTATGGCTCTTATGAAGTCATATACTGGTTATTTTGATGATTGTTATTATGAACTATATCAACGTGGATATATTATCTGTAAAGAGAATAAACGCAAAGAACAAGATAAAACGATTTACGAATTAGTGTATGAATTTGGAAAAGATTTTCCACAATTTGATGAGCAACAGATTGCCTTTACTATTCATGATACAAATACACCTGTATTATTTTATTATCTATATTATAATATTTGTAATGTTGAATTTTGTGAAGAATGTGGAGAACCGTACATTCACATGCGTAAACAAAAAGGTGATACGCATTACTGTGCAAAATGCAGAAAAGAGCATAAACGTCATGCTGATAAAAAACGTGTGAAAACCAAGCGTCAAGAAGCTGTAAAAAATGTCGCAACTTATATACCCTAAAAAATACATTGTTTTAGTAAGGGATAACGACTACCGAGAGAAGAAACCAATAGTATGGAAAGAGAAGAAAAGAAAAACAGATTTTTCTAAAACTCTTGACAAATATTTACTTGTATGATATAATAATTATACAAAATTGAATTAAAAGGAGAATTACTTTTATGGTAATTATTACAAAGCAGCAGTTCAATGAACTCATTAAAGAAGGTCTTATTAAGTTTGATAAGTACAATAAGAACTTTACTACTATTAATAGACAAAAGAAGTCGCGTAGACATAAGTATGCAGTTGTTGAGACCCGACAGATTATGGCAAAGCTAAAGTCTATGAATGTTTAAGGATGTGTTCCAATGGAGAAATGTGTACTTGATACAAGCGCACTAATGAGCTGTTGTAATATTATTGAAAGACTAAAGTCTGAATATAATATTATTATTCCTATTACAGTTATTGAAGAACTTGATAATCTTAAAACAAATAGAGATTATGAACGTTCATCAAAAGCTCGTAATGCAATTAGACATATTAGAGATAATGCTCAATATGTTGAATTTGACCTCGTACGTAGAGTTGCAAAAGAATTTGAAGCTAATAATATTGTTGCTAACGTTTATAATATGAATGATGATATTATTGTTACATCTGCATATCATAATATGGCTTATCTATGTACTGGTGATTTAAATTTACAAATTAAAGCAAAGTCTGTTGGTGTACCTCTTGTTGACGTACCATCAGAGATTTTGTATAAAGGATATAAACGTGTAGTACTTACAGATGAGCAACTTGCTTATTTGTATGAACATACTATGGAAAATATTTATAACCTTAATATCAATGAATATTTAATTATTTATAATGACGAACATGTTTGTCTTGATGTTTTAAAATGGACTGCTCAAGGGCATGTAAAAGTTGGTCATAAAAATCTTAAAACTCGTATGTTTGGTAATGTCAAAGCAAAAGATGAATATCAGCTATGTGCATTAGACAGCATGTGCAATAATGACATTACGGCTATTTATGGTCGTGCTGGTTCTGGTAAAACTCATCTTGCGCTTGCATATCTTATGAAGTTACTTGAGTGCGGTGATATTAGAAAAATTTATGTTATTTTTTCTTACAACACACTGAAAGGTGCTCCAACTCTTGGGTATGAAAAAGGAGACCATGAAGAAAAAATTCTAATGACTGGCTCTATTGGTAATATCCTTGCTACTAAGTTCGGTGATATTAACATGGTTAAATCACTTATGATGAATGGTCAATTAGAAATCGTTCCTACTGCAAATATACGAGGTATCAATGTTTCTTCAACGGATTCAATCTTTATTACAGAAGGACAAAATATGGATATTTATACTCTAAAAACTGTTCTTCAAAGATGTGAACAAGGTTGTAAACAGGTTTATGAAGGAGATATTCTTGAACAAACCGATGTAAATATTTCTCAATCAGGTATGGAACGCATGATTGATGTTTTTAAAGATAATGATTGCTTTGGTTGTATTAAACTAAAAAATAGTTATCGTAGTACGGTTACAACTATTGCAGATAAAATGTAACTAATTGAATTTAAAGGAGTTTATGTATTGAATACTCATTTTAATCATAGTGAAATGCCAAAGTTTATGAATGGCTTTTCACAACAGATGAGATTTTCAATGGCTATGAATCAACGCATTATTATGTTGTATGATGATGTTGATGATAATTCAATGATGGAATCCATTTATTATTTAAATAAATTAAAGTATATGGATGAAAAATTTTGTGATGACAAAAAGCCAATTGAAATTCAAATCAATACGTGTGGTGGAGCTGTTGAAGATGGACTATCTCTATTATCACTAATTGAAAATATGAAATCAGATGGTTATCGCATTATTACTACTAACATTGGTAGAGGATATAGTATGGGATTTTTTCTATCAATTTGTGGCACAGAACGCAAAGCTTACAAATATGCTAAATATATGTATCATGATGTATCGTATGGTGTATATGGTAAGCATGGTAATATTCTGGAACAAGTTGAGTTTACAGAAAAAATCCAAAAGGATATGATTAGTATAGCTACAAAGTATACTGACCTTTCCGAAGATTTCTTCTTAGATATTAATGCTCGTAAGGCTGATAAGTACTTTACAGCAGAAGATATGTTAGAAATTAAAGGAGTTGATACTATTGTCCCTTAAACGAAATAAACCAGTAGATGATGAAGAAATTGTAGTAAATAAGCAAACTATGGATATTGAACCAAATAAAGATATATGTATGTGTGGTAATTGTGAGATTCCAGAACATGAGTTTGAGCGCAATCTTTTAATCAATCTTATGGATACTTCTAACATTAATACTGTAAAGTATAACCGCCATAACTTTGAAAAGGGTGTTGCCGAAATGTCAGAAATTGCTGGCAAGATTACCGCTCTGGTTAATGCTGGTCTATCCCCATCAGAAGCAATTGAATATATTGGTGCTACAGAAGCTAATAGCATGACATATAAGCTACAGACCACACTTAGCAAGGAAAGCAATGATACAAGTATTGCAGTCGCTAAGATTTCTGGGGAGACGGCTATGAAGCAACAATTTTAAAAATATTTTATAAAAAGCTCTTGACAAAGTACATGAAGTATGATATAATACTTATATAGTCAAGAAGGAAGTAAAACATCAAGTAAAAAAAAATACAAAAAAATAAAAAAAAGACTTGACAAATACTTCCGAGTATGATATAATAAATATATGATAGAGAGTGGCAAGAGACAGTAAGCCGAACTTTCAGATATAAGAGTTACTCAGACCTTCACTCTTTATCATATTATATAAATTAAAAAATGATGGTAAACCATCAAATAGAAATTAAAGGAGTTTATTATTATGACTAGTTCTAAGTTTGTAAAGCATTTCGCAGAGACCGCCGACATTTCTCAGGTAAAGGCTAAGGAGTTTCTAAAGGCTCTTGAAGCAGCTACTGTATCCTATCTTGCAGAGATGGAGGTTGGCGATTCTGTAAAGGTTGCAGACGTTACTTATAAGGTAGTAGAAGTTCCAGAGCGTTCTGGTGTTGACCATCTACGTGGCACTGGTGCATGGCACAAGCCAGCACATAACACGGTGCGTCCTTATGTATCTACTTCTATCAAGGAATCTGTACTATAATTAAGATTTGATATAAAGTGTGCCACTTAACTGTGGCACACATATATCGGAGAATATACCGTACATGGGAGCGGCGAAGTCTGTAAAACTTCTGGTTTAACCTCGGTTGGTTCAATTCCAACTTCTCCGACCAAGATTATAGCAACGAAGCAGTTACAACAGTTACTTCATTGTGGTAAAGTGAGCTGTTACCTGTTGTCTTTATACTCGTTGTTATACATAAGAGTATAGTTTAATTAGTAAAACACCGTAACCAATTACGCGGAAATATAAGTTCAAATCTTATTATTCTTTCCAAAGATACAACAAAGCAGAATATACAGTTACTTCAAATGGCAGTATTTGTTTGTTAATATTTGTACATATTACACGTATACTGTATATATTATTCTTGTGTGTATCGATAATTTCGACATTGGATTGAAGCGGAACATACAGTTACTTCAAATGCTACTTGATTTTCTACATATACAACATAATAATATGTTTGGATAATATATTATATATTGATACTGTGTGTTAATATACTCAATCTAAATTTATATCCGTGAATGACGGTTAGAATATCATTCATTCGTAAGCTGGTCATTGTACTTAGAGTACTTATGAATAACGAAGCAGCAAATACGGTTACTTCTAAAAAGAAAACAAGAATAGGAATTTTGACTTAAATCAGAATTATTATGCCGTATTAAGTATTCTCGTTATTAATAATTTGAAAAGGTGTTAATTATGAAATCAAAGGATTATATTGGTAAGATTGTAGAGTTTAGAGTTGTAGGTTCTGACGGAATTGTTTCAACATCTTCTTACATTATCAAGAAAGTAAAGAACAATCAGCTATTTGATAAGAGTGGCGAAGTCATTTGTAACGTTGAAGAACTTGATACTTCTGTAGAAGCTAAAGGTTCTACTTATTCTTACACACTGCTGTAAAAGAGGTGATAATTATGAACATTTTTCAAGAAATGGTTGCATGTCGTATGATTGACCTTGAATCTATGAATGTTGCATGTCGAGTAAGACGAGAATGTAAGCTAAAGAAAAAGCATGTTCACAGAGAAGACTAATATATTAATACATATTGGTCTGATATACTGGGGTGGAGAAGTGGTATCTCGTTAGTTTCATAAGCTAAAGTTCGACAGTTCAATCCTGTCCCCCAGAACCATTGGTCGTCGCCAATCAAGTATTGTTATCTATTAATAATACACATATAAGAACAATAACCAGTTAAATGTTCTTATTTCAATATTGAATTAGGATATATTGAAAATTCTTTTTATTATATGAGCGCGATATAATAAATATGCTGGTATCGCATATGCAAGAGGTGTTCAAATGGAAACATCTAATAATTAAAACGAAGTAATAGCAAAGACAAGCGAAGTCTGCTGAGATATATTTGAATAATCAGCCAACTATCAAGAATGGTGCGAGTATTATACTGAATTGGTAATACTTGTAGGCTATTACTTCTTATATGTATCTGTAGTGTAATTGGTAACACCGATGCCCTCCAAGCATCAGTTGCGAGTTCAAGACTCGTCAGATACTCCATGAATTATAAGGAATTTTGTGTTTATTAATAACACATTGTTTTCTTTCTATTAATGAAAGGAGCATAATTATGTCGAGATTATCTAAAGTTGTAAAAGAACAACGCGAAACTGCTATCTTACAAAAGGATAAAATAGTTAAAAATTTTATGGATGGAGAATCATATGTATATTCTCCACTTGCTACACTTAAAATGATTAGTGCATCAAGTATTTTTGGCGAACCATCTTATTATCGTGATGGTGGTATTGGTAAACGTTCTGCGAGGTATTCTGCTCGTGGCAATGAAATTTGGTCAAAGCTACTTGATTATATTATTATTCCAAAAGAATATAATGGTAAAAGCACAACAGAAATTATGACAGAAGCAATTGATGCTGCTTTAGACTATGACTACGAAGGAACACTGAATTGGGCTGTTGAGCTACGTACTGTATATAATATTCGACTAAACCCACAGATTATTATGGTACGTGCAGCTATTCATCCAAAGCGTAAGGAATTTACTGAAAATAATAAAGTTAATTTTAGATTTATTAATTGTAAAGTAATGCAACGTGCAGATGAACCTATGGTTCAGATTGCATATTATCTTTTTATTAATAACGGTAAAAAGAATAATATTCCTAATATTCTTAAACGTTCTTGGTCTGATAAACTATCATCTCTAAAACCTTATGCTATTAATAAGTATAAGAATGCAGAAATTGGTATGATTAATGCTGTACGTATTTGTCATGCTAATTCAGAGAATATTAATGAGCTAATGTCAACTGGTGATATTCAAGTTTCTAATTCGGAAACTACTTGGGAGCAAATGCGTTCCGCTGGTAAGGACTGGATGTACATTCTTGAAAATTGTAATATCTCACATATGGCATTAATTCGTAATCTGAGGAATATCTTTTCAGAAATTGATAATGTTGCTATTGCTGATGCTGTGATTGCAGAACTAAAACGTGGAGTATTACATGGAAAGCAGTTCCCATTTAGATATTATTCAGCATATAAAGCAATTAGAGACTCTAATGTACATCATAAAGATATTTTGCTTGATGCCCTTGAAGATTGTGTTGACATTTCGATTGCAAACATGCCACAGTTGTCTGGTAAAACTATTTGTTTAACTGATAATTCTGGTAGTGCATGGGGTACAATTCCTACTGAATATGGTTCGGTAACAATAGCAGAGATTGACAATCTATCTTCTATTTTGACTGCAAAATGTTCTGATGAAGGATATGTAGGTGTATTTGGAGATAGACTTAAAATTATTCCTATTTCTAAGAATGATAAAGTGCTTAGAAAATTATCAGAAATTAATAAGATTGGCAAAGAAATTGGCATGAATACAGAAGGTGGTATTTGGACGTTTTTCCAGAAAGCCACTATAAACAAAGATAAGTTTGATAATATCTTTATTTATTCTGATATGCAAGCTGGGCATGGTGAACTATATGGTACATCTACCCAACAGCAAGAATACAGAAATGCTAATTGCTCTTGTGGAATGTATATTAATGTTTTTCAGTGTCTATTGAATTATCGTAGACAAGTCAACAAAAATGTTAATATGTTTTCCGTACAAACAGCGGGATATGATAATTCTGTACTTCCTGAATATGCTTATCGTACTTCTATGATGAGTGGTTGGACTGGCAAAGAAGCATTGTTTGCAAAGATGCTAATTGACATTTGGGATAACAATTAAATAATGTATAAGCAGACAGGGTAACACTTGTCTGCTTTTTCTATATTGATAGAACTATAGTAAAGGATATATAAGTCTATATTTATATGTCTTTTAGTGTAATTCTCCCTATTTAAAATTATAGGGGTGATAATGTGTCTGGTATGGATGAGTTTATAAATCTTTTCGGACATATAACTGTTAGTAATATCATTTATTTAATCCTTGCCTGTGGGTTTGTATATAAAGTTTATACTACAATTAGAGACTTTTTTGCAAATAAAGCAGAGGATGATATACGCCATAAACAAGAGATTTTAGATATGATAGATGCAGTGAAAGAATTAACAAAAGACAGGACTGAAATGCTTGAAACTCAAAAAGCAATGCAAACACAGCTTGTACAATTGTATTCTGCACAACAGGCTAATTCTGCAAGACTTACGCAATTAGAAACAAATATCAATAATAGAGAGCGTAATAAATTAAGAGATAGAATTTTACAAAGTTATAGATATTATACAAGTAGTCAACATAATCCATTACAGCAATGGACAAAAATGGAATCTACTGCATTTTGGTCTTTATTTGATGATTATGAAGCAATTGGTGGTAATGGGTATGTGCATAGTGTTGTACAACCTGCGATGCAATCATTGGAAGTCATAGAAATGGATGACGTAGACAATATTTCTCATCTAACGGCTAGCAGAAAATAATTTCTATTTGAATTTAAAGGGGTATTTTTAATGAACATTTTAAAACAAAATGGAGAAACATTAAAAGAATATAAAATTAGACTATTCCGCAATAAAGATAGTTATAAACTATCAAATAAGGATATAGCGGAGTTAATTAATAATGCGAGTAACCTCAATAGAGATGAAAGTTCATATCGGAAGTGGTTTGCTGCTTACGAAGAAGGATACAATGATGGTAAACAATATTCGATAGATAACTCCGCTATCCTTAATAAATTAACTGAGCAACGTATTGAAGCAGAAAAGGCTAAAAAGAAAGCTCAAACTGAACGTATTGAAACTAATAAATGGATTAGAGAACAAGCTCGTTCAGAAATGTTTTATGATAAAGTACAGGATTGTATGGCTGAATGCTTATCATATAATCCTGTTTTTGAGAGACCAGCAGAACCTATTATTAATAACAATCAATCTGCTGTGCTATTTTTAGCAGACCAACACTATGGAGTATCATTTACTATTAATGGTCTTGATGGTTCTGTTATTAATCAATATAGCCCAGAGATTTTTGAAGAAAGAATGAATACTATTCTTTGGGAAACTGTGGACTATATTAATAAAAATGAGATTAAACATCTCGATATTATGTGTCTTGGTGATTCTTTAGATGGATTGATTCGTCAATCTCAACTAATTAAACTACGTTGGGGAGTTATTGATTGTGCAGTCAAATATGCAAATTATATGTTTAAATGGTTTACAGAAATCTCTAAATATATTGATATTACTATTTACAATGTTGCTGGCAATCATACTCGACTTGATTTACTTGGCACTAAGAAAGGCGAACATGAACGTGAAAATTTAGACAAAGTAATTATGTCTATTATTAAAAATGGTGTAGAACTGACTAATAATAATAGAATTACGATTGTTGAAAATTACACTGATATGATTTATACAGAACTAAATTGTGGTACTAAAATTCTTGGTATTCATGGAGAAGTTAAAAATCTTGATGAAGCACGTAAAGATTATCAAGAAGCATATAATATTGATATTGATTATATTGTAGCTGGACATTTACATCATAATGAGATTATGCAAAGTGGTTATCGTAAAGGTGCTATCAGAGTTGGTAGTATTATTGGTGTAGATTCTTTTTCTATGAAAGTACGTAAATGTGCTGATGCTACAGCTAATATTGGTGTATTTGAAAAAGACAAAGGTCTGGTAGATTTACATACAATTATTTTGAATTAAAAGGGGTGATGGTATGCCAAGAGGTAGACCAAAGAAGGTTGCTCCTGTTAATGACACTCCTAAAAAAGAAGAAGTTGCAAAAATCCATTGTTTGCGTTGTGGTAATTCTACAATGACAAACTTTTATATGAGCAGAGATAAACATAAACAATTTTTTGGTAAAGTGCCTTATTGTAAGGAATGTATTAAACGTATATATACTTACTATTTAGGTATGTATGATGACCAAAACCTTGCTGTTTATTATACTTGTCGCAAAATTGATGTGCCTTATATACACTCTAATTACCTTGGTGCTGTAGAAAACATTAAAAATCCAAACTCTAAGATACAGGGTGAAGGTGCAATTATGCAAGCATATATGAAGGGTTTTAGTTTTGCAGAACAAAATGGATGGGGAACTTCTTTTGATGATAGTCAAGGAGAAAACCAAATTGAAAAATTAAATACGTTTGATGCAGTTACAGAAATCAAACGCAATAGAATAAATAATCCAACACAACACAACACAGACGATTCAGATGAATATGAAACTATTGAATATGATACTGAATTTTTACAGTCTAAGTGGGGCATGACTTTTGAAAATTGGGAACTTGCTTATCTTGAAAGCGAGTATCTTGATTGGAATGAGAAACTAAATGGTATTAATGATAAGACATTAGATATTCTTGTTAAACAAATTTGTTATCAATTACTTGATATTTATAAAGATAGACAGTCTGGTGCAGCAGTAGATAAAAAGCTAAAGACATTAACTGACCTTATGAACAACTCAGGTTTGATTGATAAACAAGACAAAGCTAATGAAAAACATCAAACTTTAGGTATGGAAATTGAAAGAATCGAGTATATGAAGCCTGCTACATCAGGTAAGCCAATTTTTGACGATGTAGATGGTGTACAGAATTATATTAAAGGGTCTGCTGGTTGTTATTTTAAAGCAATGGGTATTGAAAATGAATATACAAGATTCTACGATGAATGGATGAAAGATTATCAAGTTGATATTGTTAATGAGATGCTTGCAAACAAACAAGCAGAAGAAAAAGAACTCGAAAAGATAACTTCTGGTGGTAACAATGGAGCAGAATAAAATTGTCATCAAGCGCAAGAAGAAGAAAAGTCTTAACGAACAATATCAAGAGAATCTTTTAGAATGGATTGATTTTTTCAGATTTAATCCGCATCGTTTAATTACTGACTATTATGGTCTTGAATTATACGATTTTCAGAAAATTGTTTTATATGAGATGGATATACATGAAGCAGAAATTTTTGTTGGTAGTCGTGGTATTGCTAAATCAACTCTTACTTTATTATTTGCTATCGAACGTGCAACATTATATCCTCATCAACAAATAGTTATTGTTGCTCCAACAAGAGAACAATCTGGACGTTTTATTGGTAAAGTTCGTGAATTTATGAGAGATTCTCCTAACTTACGAGCTGAAATAAAAGAATTACATTTGTCTGCTCAAAATTCATCTATTGAATTTCAAAATGGCTCAAAGATATTTGCAGTTCCGTATGGAGAAAACGCACTTGGTAAATATAGATTGCCCTATTATATAGTAATATATAATTTGTATTGGTGTAAAAATCTGGAAGGCTAATAATGATGCTAATCAGAGCGGAAGTATATAAGTAATATTATATACACGCGCAACGCATAGATGGTGAAACTATTATATTAATAGAATATAATCTATCCACGAGACACCAACAGCCTATATGGTTGAAAAGATATGCTGAACTTATAGGAAACTATAAGAATTGTAAGATAAAAAACTTACAAGATAACAAAATTGATTCGTTGTCACATTTTAATTGTTGACGAATTTGTGCGTACTGAAAAAGATGTAGTAAACCGTGTATTTGTACCTTTCTTAACATCGTTAAGAACTCCACGTTATACACAATTAACTCCTGCTGAAAGAGCAGCGTTACCTAAAGAACAAAACAAGCAACTTTATCTATCCTCTATTAGAGGTGCAGATGAATGGTCTTATAAAGAATTGGAAAGTTATTTAAAATATATGTCGCAGGATGATATGAGATATTATGTGCATATTGCTCCATATGAATTTGGTGTTAAGAATGGATTTATTAATAAGAGCGTTATTGAACAGTCTTTTAAATCTAACACTGAAAACCTTGATATGGTTATGGCAGAGTATTTGTGTAGACCAGAGAGAGGTTCTGAAAATAACTTCTTTAAATATGTCTCACTGTTAAAATGTCAAGACAATATCAAAGCATTATATGCTATGTCTGACGAAGAATACATATATTATAAAAATGATTTTACTAAATGGAAATTTTATCAAGAAAAACTTCCAAATGAGATTAGATTACTATGTATTGATATTGCATTAATTGAATCAGCAGCAAACGACAATACTGCTATGTGGGTATTGAGATTAATACCAGATGGTGGAAAATATAAAAAGATTGCTGCATATTGTGAATCAATGCATGGTGCTAATGCAATTATACAAGCAAAACGATTTAAACAATTGTTTTATGAAATGCAATGTGATTATGCTATTATAGATACCAATGGTGTCGGTGCGGGCGTATACGATGTTTTAACAGATTCAACATACGATGACGCAAGAGGTGTTACATACCCATCTTGGACTGTTGTAAATCCAGAAGATGTTAAAATGTCTAATCGTGCAGGACAGATTTCAAATAATTCTGTTCCTGTTGTTTATTCCGTGAAAACACCAGCTGACTTGTTATATAATATGATAATCAATGCAAAAAATATTTTTGATAAACAAGATATTAGTTTCTTAATGGATACCGATGATGCCGTGGAATATTTAAATGCTCATTATGAATTTTATAATATTGAAAATTCCGAAGATAGAGCACGTATTCTTAATCCGTATGCACAAACAAAGGTATTTATTAATGAAGCTATTAACTTACAGCAATATATTTCTGGTGGTTATATTAAACTAAAAGAAAAGTCGGGTAGGCGTAAAGACCGTGTAATGGCTTTGATTTATGGTTTATGGTATGCTACCGTATTAGAAAATCAACTAAACCAACAAAACGATTCTATTATAGATTGGGTTTGTTGGGCATAATTATATAACGAGAAAAGACTAATTGTTAAGCAGTCTAATACATAGACAAAAGTGTAAATAAGTGGACAAGTGTATAATTACATTTCTTGTTTACACTTGTTTAACAACAGGTTTCAAGCCTTAGTGACTGCTACTATCGAAAGATATGTTGCAGATACGAACTACGTTAGGGAAAAGGTTAAAGACACACTTTCAGATGTGCTCGTCAGTCTGAAGCTCTGTGAGTGCCAATCAAGAAACTGTACTAATGTCCTGTACAGATAACAGAGAAACACATATACCCTCCCCGACATTGGCAAGACGAAAAATACTCCGAAAGGAAGGTATCCAGAGATGGAAAATAAAATAGCATATTGTTTTGTAGTTGATAAAAACAATCGTCCGTTGGCTCCAACAAAAGTGAACAAGGGATGGTATTTGGTCAGAAAAGGCAGAGCTAAATTAAAAAGCAAATATCCTATGGTGATACAATTAGAAAAAGAAATTGAATCTGATAAAGACGATGAAAGCCATATAGTTTGTGGCATAGATGACGGTTCTGCTCATGTTGGTTTAGCTATTGTTCAGAAATGTCCTACCAAAAACAAAGTGGTTTTTAAAGGAACGATTGAGCAACGCAAGGATGTAAAGCATCTCATGGATGTAAGACGTGGATATAGACATTATCACCGTTACCACAAAAGATACAGGCAGGCGAGGTTTAATAACCGTCATTCTTCCAAAAGGAGCAACAGGCTTGCTCCAAGTATTAAACAGAAGAAAGATGCCATTTTAAGGATATTATATCAGCTTAATAAGTGGGTTAATATTCAGGAATATTACCTTGAAGATGTTTGCATAGACATCCGTGCAATGACTGACGAATATAAACCTTATAAATGGCAGTATCAGAAATCTAACCGTTTGGATGAAAACCTTAGAAAAGCTGCCATTATTCGTGATGACTGTAAATGTCAGGAATGTGGAAAATCCAATTGTGTATTAGAAGTACACCATATCAGAGCAAGAAAATATGGTGGAGCAGATACCATTGGAAATCTGATTACACTTTGCTCCGGCTGTCATCAGAAAACAGAAGGCAGGGAACGGGAATTTGAAGATAGATATTTCAAAATCATTGGTTCTAAGCCTAAACGATTTGATTATGCTATGCATGTCATGCAAGGTAAAAACTACCTGCGGGAAAAAATATCCGAATTGGGATTATTACATCTGACTAACGGTGGCGAAACTGCAAACAAAAGGATTGAATGGAATATAGAAAAATCCCACAGCAATGATGCCATATGTATTACAGATTGTATTCCTGATACTTGTGATGTGAAAGAATGGATTATTAAACCGATGAGAAGAAAATCGAAAGCTAAAACTGATAATGTGTTAGGAATTAAGCATAGAGATTTAGTTTCCTATACACCAAGAGGTAAGTCATCTGTTGTTGGATACGTTACTGCCTTGTATCCTGATTCTTATCAATTAAACATGACAAGTTATAATAAACAGTACAAAAAGATTTCAGCAAGAAGCTGTATGCTGAAATGGAGATTCAATAAAATTTACTGGATAGAACAGTGTGTATAATTCTACACATTTATATAGATATAAACACTATTTAGAAAGGAGGTATATGCTTGTCAGAAGAAAGACTTACAGAACAAGAAGTAAATAATGTACTTAACGCATTTGACTTCTTATCATTCTCAAATGGTTATAGAGATACATATTATGGTTATAATCCAAATGCTACAGGATATTTTACACCTGATTTAATCAATCAGCAAATGCAGAATATTAATATGAATCCAATAGAAACCACAGTGGATAATATTATTAATGCGTTAAAGAATCCAAAAACAAATGAAGAAATCATTAGAGAATATTCAATGGCTTTAGAGCTACAGAATATGTATTATAAGAGACTTCTTCATTATTTGTCTGATATGCCATGTTTTAATATTACTTTTGATTGTGTTAATATTGAGAAAGACAGTGAATATACTTCCAAAAATTTTAAAAATGATTTAAAAGTTATTGATGATTTTCTTAATAGATTCGATGCAAAAGAAGAATTTAAAACTGTTTTAAGACAAATTCTTCGACAGGGCGTATATTATTGTGTATTTCGAGATGACGGTATAAAATATACATTGCAAGAATTGCCAGCTAATTTTTGTAAAATTACTGGTAGACATGCTTATGGTGTTTTATTCGATTTCAATATGCAATATTTCATTAGTCAAGCTGGCGTAGACATTAATATGTTCCCTAACGTATTTAAAAGAATGTTAAGAAGTGTATATCGTCAAAATGAAAAAGACTATGACCCAGCACAGAAAGTTGACAAGCGTCATAGTTCTTTTATTTATTGGAGACAGTGTAACCCCGCTGATGGATTTTGGGCTTTTAAAACAAATCCAGAACTCGCTACATTACTCCCATATTTTGCACCTTTATTTCCAGAGGTTGCATTAGTTCCTGTTGTAAGAAAATTGCAAGAGGATAAATATTTTATTGCAGCATCTAAGATGTTGGTTGGTATTCTTGGCTTTAATAAAGATACGAAATCTGGTCAGACCGCTAACCAAATAAATATTACACCAGAAGTACTTGGTAAATTTCTTGGTGTTGCACGACAAGGTTTAAGCAGACAAATTGGTTTAACAGCATTACCTGTTGATAAGGTAGAAAAAGTAGAATTTGATACTGACCAGCAAAATCTTGAGACCGCACAGACTGAAACTATCGCAAAACAATCTGTTTCTGAATCTTCTGTACTATTCCATCAAGATAAATTAAGTGTCCATGAATCTAAATTAGCAGCCGCAGTTGATGCAAATATTGTCAAAACTATGTATCCTATGTTTGCTAATTTTATTGAATATTTTATTAATCGCAGAACTAAACATTATAAATTTAAGTTTGAGTTCCACGATGTAGATATTCCTGATGATAAAGAAGCACGTAAAGCAATGGTTAAAGATAATGCTTCTATTGGCATTGTTGATTTTCAAGATGTTGCACGTATGTGTGATATGAATGTCTTTCAACTTAAACGTAGATTGCATTTAAGTAAATCAATGGGATTTGATAAAGAGATTTCTGATTTGTTAATCCCAAACTTAAACTTTGGTCAACAAAAACTCGGTGGTAATACTGGTTCTTCTTCTATTAATAATGGAAAAGTAGGTAGACCAAGTAAACCAAATAGTGATAATGAAAATACTATTGCTTCATACGAGCGTAGTTCTAATGAAATAAAAGAATTATGATGGGTGGTGAATGTGTATGTCAAAAGGACTTATCGATAAAAAGTTAAATAACCAAATCAATGAATTGATTGGTAAATGTTTTGCTATAAATCGTATGCTGGACAGAGGTATGTCACTATTAAATGTACGTTGGAAAATGGTAAAGACCGAACAAATTCTACATCCAAAGGTTGCGCACGCATTTCCATCTGCTGAATTTGCTGATGGTCTAAGTGATTATCAAGCACAGCGTTCTAATGAGACTGTTTATCCAGCAACTCCGATTGGAAATAGAGAATATGATAAGCCAATTGATTTTTTCAATGATATGCTTAAAGAATTTCTTTCTCTACAAGATATGTTGTATGATACATATGAGGCAGCAAATGATATTGGTGATTACACTACTAAAGAAGTGATTAGTGGAGTTATTAAAAATCTTGTAAAATATACAGATATTGCTCAATTATTAATAGACCTTGCTGAAAACTTTGGTTCGGATACTATGGGTATCGCTCTGATGGATGCAAGTATTGATAAATATATAAATTAATAATTGAGGTGAGATATTATGGCTTTAACAGCAAAAGAAATTTATGATTTAAATAATATGAATGTTGCTGCACAAAACGTACAGCTTGGCACTCTTATTAATAAGCTAATTGCTGGTGGCGGTGGAGCTGCTGATATTGACTGGCAGAACCTCGATGAAGATACTCGTAGGCGTATCATGAAAGCCATGCAGAATGAAGAAGGTGATGTTAATGGCTCTGACAAATAAACAGGCTTATGACATTACTAACATGAATGTTGCAGCACAAAAAGCAAATCTTGGTCAGCTTATTAATGATATTATTGCGAAAGCTGGTACAAAACTTACTGATAAACAAGTATATGATTTAACTCATATGAATGTTGCTGCACAAGACGCAAACCTTGGAAAACTATTAAATGATATTATTGAGCAGTCAGGTGTAGCACTTGATGATGATACAGTTGCAAAGCTTAATAATATGAATGTAGCTTTCCAAAATGTACAGGCTGGTACTTTACTGAATAGTATTATTGATGGTTCTGTAACTGCATAATAAAGGGGTAGTTTACAATGTTTATTAATAATATTGAAACATTGGCACATACCAAACTATTCTATTGTGATAAGCAATTAAGTGATGAATTGGAACATAATGGTTTTTCACTTTTATCTATTTATGATAGTTCTTATGTTTTTGTAGAAACAAAAGAATTGCTTGATTATCTACAAAATAGAAAGAAAGGTGGTGACAATGAGTGAATCAAAATAATAAATATAAAATTGTTGATATGCAATTTTCTGATGAGTATTCAGAATCCGAACTCGATTTAAAGCGTAAAGAGTTATTTAGGAAGGTACGAATTAAAGCATTTGCATCTGGTGAAAACGCTCATACACTGCCTGTTGATGTAGCTGTGCTAAAACGTGGTGCAAAAACAATTTATAATGCACCAGTAATTTGGGACTATAATCCATATTTAGATGATAGCAGTACGCACACACCTAATCAAACCATTGTTGGATTTGTGCCAGAAATTGATAATCCAATTGAGTTTGTTGAAGAAGATGGAAAGGTATATCTTGTAGTCAATGCTTTATTGTGGACAAAGTATACTGGACGTTTAATTCATATTTTTGAACGAGATGGATTTGAAAAAGATGTATCTATCGAGATGGATTGTAAATGTTATGAGACAGATGATGGTGATATTATTAATGATTATTATATTACTGGAATTACTATTCTTGGTGAATATGTAAATCCAGCAGTAAAAGGCTGTAAGGCTGAAATGATTGAATTTGCAGAAGCTCAAGATGCATATAATAATATGCTAACTTTTGCAGAAGATAGTATTACTATTAATAATACAAAAGAAGCAGCGGTTGATGGTGATTGGTCAAATCCACGTAGAAAATTGCTCAAGCCAATTACAGAAGCTTCTAATAAAAAGGCGTTGCTTAATGAAGCATATCTAATTCCTGACTTAGAGAACCCAACAACTTCTAACTGTAAATATCCACACCATGTTGTGCGAAATGGTCAGTTAGTTATTCATATTGCTGGACTTAAAGCTGCGTTTTCTCGTGCAGCACAGCAAGGAATTGTTAAAGGTAAAGTAAAGTCACATCTACTAAAGCACTATCATGCGTTAGGACTAAATACTGAAAACTTTGCCGAATTTGGTTTTAGTCAAGAGGAATTTAGTCTATATTTTAGTGACGAAAGAGAAGGTGATAACGACATGAAAGAAAAGAAGAATTTTGCTAATATCGAAAATCCAGAGGATGAGAAGAAAGTAAAGAACGCTGCTTCTGCCGATGGTGAAGAAAAGAAGCCAGACGAAACTGGTGAAAAGATGGCAGAAGATACTACTTGTAAGAAGGATGAAGAAGGTTCTGCGAAGGAAGAATCTGCTGACGAAAAGAAATCAGAAATGGCTGATGATAATCAGGACAAAAAGTCTGATGAAGATAAGTGTGATACGTTTGCTGACTGTCAGAAAAAGTGTGCTGAACTTGAATGCAAGTGTGCAGAGCTTGAAAAGAAGTGCGCTGAACTAGAAGAAAATAATAAGGCATATATGGCTCGTTGTGAAGCTATGTCAGATTACGAAGCACTAAAGCAATTTAAGTGTGACGCAGAAGCAAAGGCAGAGCAGGAAAAGAAGATGGCTGAAATCAATCAGGTATTTTCTGAACTTGCTGATAAAGGCTTTGTTATGTCTGATGAACAAAAGACAGAACTGAGCAAAAAGTATGACGAATATAAAACACTTGACGGATTTAGCAATTATGCAAAGGCATTTGCATTTGATGCTATGGATACCGACAAGGAAGTACGTATGGCTTATCCAAACACTTCTACAAAGATTGAAGATATTTGGGATAAGCTTCATGCAGACGGACTAATTTAAAATAAATTGGAGGGAAAATACAATGGCATATAATGTTGTAATGCAGAAGCAGATTGCTGCTTATAATGTAGACAGTTACAACCGTTCCGTTAAGGCTGACGTTGATGTAGAGAACGGTTCTGTATTTAAGCTAGTTTCTAAGACTGGCGTTGAGGGCGAAAAGGTAGTATGGAAAGCTGAACAGGCTTCTGCTACCGATACTGGTCTATGGATGGCTATGACCCCTGAGATTGTTACTGTTGTTGACGCAATGGGCGTTGAGTATCGTGGTCTAACTGTTGACCCACGTGCATTTACCAACACCAAGGGTCGTGTATTTGATGCAGTTCTACTACAGAAGGGCGACCTTATTGAAATGACTGGTGAAGGTATTGCAGACGTTGCTACTAAGGAATATCTTGTACCTGATACAGCTTCTATGAAGCTAAAGGCTAATGATACAGCAGGTACTGGTTTTGCTCTACATAAGGTAGATACTGGTAGTCTACATATTGGTGGTGCGGCTCTAATGCAGTCTCATCCAACTACTTATGTATACGAAGTAGTAAATAACTAATTATAGTACAAAAGGAAAGTTAAGGTGAATTTAAGAATGAATAAGAGCATTTGTTTCTCTGATAACCTTGCTACTGTACAGACCGCATTCCGCGATTACATGGCTCAGTACATGGATGATAACGGCGTACTTACTGGTCTACCATATAGCAAGAACAAGTCCTTTGCAGAGAAGGAAAAGGACATGAACGCACTAATGATGAATGAGGTTAAGAAGCTTTCTGGTATCTCTTTCTCCGAAAACTCTGCTATCTCTACTGAGATGATGGCTCAGAATCCACAGTACAAGTGGGCAGTATTTGCAGTTGTAAATAGCCTAATTGATATGATTCTACCAGACGTTCTAAATAAGACCATCGGTATGTATTCTGAGACTCGTTATATTGGTTGGGGCGATTCTGCTCTATTTACTGTAGAGCCAAACGACCTATTCTACGTATCTAAGGCTGGTCGCAATCAGCGTACCGTTGAGTTCCAGCGTCAATGGAACACTCAGGTATCTGTAGTACCTGAGAACCGTGAAATCACTGTAGATGTAAACTTCTATCGTGTACTTTGCGGATATGATTCTCTGGCTAAGTTTGTAATGAAGGCTATTATGTCTATCGAGCTACAGATGACCAATGATGTATACAAGGCATTTGATACTGCTATGGAGAACCTACCATCTAGTCCTGCTGGTTCTTCCCTAAAGATTGCTGGCTGGTCTCAGGCTTCTGCTGTTAAGCTTGCACAGACTGTTACTGCTTACAATAACGGCGCAAAAGCTGTATTTGTAGGTACTCAGGCAGCTCTACAGAACGTTCTACCAGACAATGCTAACTATCGTTATACTCTTGACGATACCTATGCAACTCTTGGTTACGTTAAGAACGCATTCGGTTACGACTGCATCGCTCTACCTCAGATTGCTGTATGGGATAAGCCATATACTCTTGGTCTACGTGATGACCGCATTTATGTTATGTCTCCTGCTTCTCAGTCTATCGTTAAGGTAGTTTACGAGGGCAACACCATGACCAACACCATGAATGCACAGCAGTCTGCAAATCTAACCGAGCAGACAACCATCATGAAGTCCTACGGTATCGGTATTGCGACTAACGCTACTATTGGTGTAATTACTCTATAATATAAATTATATTATTATTATATATTAATAGGGGTTGACTTGTCAACCCCTATTTTATAATAAATATTAAGAATTAAAAGGGGTTTTATATAATGGCGAATACTACTCGTGCTCAGAAGTCTGTAACAAAGACTACAGATACTAATACTATTAATAACAAGGAACAGGATGCAAAGATGGAGCAGCTTGCTGCTGAAAATGCAGCTCTGCAAGCTATGATTGCAAAGCTATCTGCGCGTCTTGATGAGATGGATAAGGCTAAGGAAGTTTGTGAAGAAAAGGCTGCAACAGATGTAGTTGAAGATACTGCTGAATATCCAGAGCCAGATGCAAATAAGCAGATTAAAATTATGTCTATGTTTTATGGTTCTCTCAACCTAAATAATAATAGCAACCGCTCTGCTGGTCGTATCCTAACTTTTCATAAGTTTGGAGAGATTAAGTCTGTACTTTATCATGACCTTGTTGATTATGTAAATAATGAACGTAAATTTGCAGAAGAAGGATACTTTTATATTCTTGATAAGGCTGCTGTGTATCATCTTGGTCTAACAAATGAATATTCTCATCTTGTAGATGGTGATATTGTTAATCATATGCTGGACTATTCAGCTAATGAACTTGAGAGTCTTGTATCTGTAATGACTGATGCTCAAAAGGAATCTATTGCAAACATATTTGCTGACAAGCTTTATCGTGGAGAAGAACTTGACCTTAATAAGATTGCTGTTATTAGTAAGCATCTGCCTGTAGGCATTGAACAAATGGTACAGGAGAAGAAGGACTTTGATGAACGAGCAAAAGCAGCTAAGAAAGACAATTAAGAGGTGATATGCTTGGCAACCACCACTTTTGAAGAATTATATTCTGATTTTTTATTTAAGGTACAAGATTATCAGCAACGAAATCTATATCTTAGAGATGAAAAAGTCGCAACTAATTTATGCCTGTCTTTTCTAAAAACAGCTATTGCCAAGTTTACAAATTGTAAAAAGGATATTCAAAATCCTAATTTAGATTTATGTGTATTTAATGTCGAACTAACTTTAACTGAGAAAGATATTCTTACAAATCTTATGGTTGAAGCGTGGCTTAATCGAGTATGTTTAGATATTACTCAGATGAATCTTACGCTGAATGATAATGATTTTAAGCATTTTGCCGAGGAAAAGAATCTCGAAAAGAAAATTGAAACAAGGGATAGACAAAGAGAGATTAACGCACAGCAAATGTGGGATTATGATTTCAAAAATGTTCCTTGGACAGATTGGGCTTCTGGTAATTATGCACTTTGATAATTCTCAGGTATCTTTTTCAGAAAAAGAAATTCAACAATATAAATCTAAACTTATCAATAAATGTTTTGCAATCTTAGGCATATATGAAGATTGCGATAAAAATAAATCATATACGCCTTATTTAACATATATAGATAGAGTTAAAATTGAGTTTGTCGGTTTTAGCACTAATATTAATAATATTCATCTTGTGTCTATTGTAAATATTCTTACTGGTATGCAAGATGTAGAAAGGTTATGTCATAAAGATGTGAAGTCGCTGGTATTTCACATTATCTCTATTGTGCAAAAAATGGAGGTGTAATATGGCATATTATGATGGTTTTATGGCTTGTAACCATGCTCGACCAAAACAATATTGGAAAGAACAGTTACAAGAAATGGTCAATCAAGAATTTGAAAATTCTTCTACAGTACAATATGATATTGAAGAAGAAGTTGCGTTTGGTACACTTGAATTTAAAACGTTAAGTGAATGTCGTATTACAACACTTGTTGATGCAAAAACAGGTCAGCGTGTTAATGATGACTATAAGCGTATTATTTTTAAAGATTTAACAAAGATGCCAGAGCTTGGTACACGTTATAGATTTGATAATAATATATGGATGGTATTTTCTACTGATAATATTAAGACTGATACATCCAGTGCATATTTAAGACGTTGTAATAACGTATTAACAATAGAAGATAAATATGGAAATATACATCAAGAGCCTTGTTATATTGATTATAAGATTACAGAATCGCAATTGTTTAAGGAATGGACATTGGATGTTCCTCAAGGACGTATTTATGTAACCTGTCAATTAAATCAACATACACAAGACGTTGATATTAATAAGCGTTATATTTTTAATGATAATGTTTATAAAGTTCGTGAGCGTAGTAAATTCGATAGACAACAAACGTTTAGTAAAAATAGCGTGTCTGTTATATCATTTTATGCAGATGTTGACGAGAGAAACTCTGCTGATAGATTTGATATTGAGGTTGCAGACTATTTTGAACCAGCATATAAAGTACATACACCAGAAGAAATTACATGTGAAATTGATACTCAGGGGAAAATGATTAAGTCAGTAACATTTATTGATGACGAAGTCTTTGATGAGCCTGTATTATATGAATCAAGTAATGTTGATGTATGTAAAATTAATCAATATAATGGCAAATATCAATGTGTTGGTATTGGTGAATGTATAATTACATGCACACTATATCACAATCCTGCAATTTTAAGTAAAACGAAAATTAAGGTTGTAGATAAAAAAGAAGATGTAATTACAGACACTATTCTACCTGATATTCATTATATTAAATTAAATCAAACTTTAACATATTCCATTTATCATTATATCAATGGCGAAAAAACAAATACAAAATTCAATATTAAGGCATATAATGTACCAGAAAATTGTTTTACTATTAATAGTACAGATAATGAATTTACTATTAAATACCACAGATTGTGTACAGATGGTCTTTTGAAGATTGTGTGTGAAAATTTGGATAATGGTGAAAAGACTGATTTTTATATTGAACTTGGAGGTGTTTGGTAATGGCATTTTTTGAAGAATTAAATGGCATTGTCATGGGCACTCTTGGTGAATATATATTAAAAAATCAAAGACTTTGTAAACTATTATATTATTATCCAGATGACCAACGACCGAATTATGACCCATTTATTCAGCCAGATATTGAAGATACATCTCAATTGATGTTTACTCATGTATTTCCAGTTCCAAAATTGCCAGACGCAGTTTTAGACCAGAAAGGTTATCTTACTTGTACTTTAACTGGTGGCAATGATGTTGATAAGAATACTGGATTCCGTAGAGTAAATATACAATTTGACATTATTTATCACTTAAAAGCGTGGACAATTAAAGGTGGTTTTAGACCATATTTTGTTGCCAGTGAAATTGACAAAATGTTTAACAATAAATCCCTTACCTTGCCTATTATTAATCGTTCACAATATTATGGATTCAGAACAAAAGATTATTCGTCTTATTTCTATGGCATCCAATTGATTTATGAATTATATGTGGATAGTAATGTAGGATGTATTACTACAGTCCCTATGTATCAAGACGTTAAGTTTAAAGGTAATATTAATATTGACTAATAGACTTGTTTTACAACATGGTGATAGTTTAAAACTGTCTCAACTGTATTCTTGTAAACACCCAACATTATTAGACATAGAACAATTACAAACTCCTAATGGTAATTTATATTTACAATATGTTAATACATTAACTTCAACCTCTTTGGATATTGCAGATATATTATGGAAGGAATGTAATATATGGTATGAGGACATAAAAAACGAATGGCAGTTTTTTATAGAAAAGGGATTAACTTCGCAAAAAGCAATAGAAATGTATAAAGAAACCTCTGATGGTGAAAAAACATTGCCAGAGCCTACTTTATTAATAGATGAAGTTGTTGGTGATGCACTTGCATTCTTTTTAGGTACATCTAATCAGTATGCAGTAAAAATTAATGATGGCAATATGTCATTAGTAAATGTTACAGAAGTTTCAAAATTTTTATATTTTTATACAGAAAATAGTTTTGTACTTACAGAAATGTCGTATCATTTAATTCAGCAGTTTTTATCTGAGATAAATTGGACTGCAAAGAAAGATTATAATGTTATACATGGTGGTACAAAACGTGCGAAAAAATATATACTTGAAATGGAATATAAAGCGCGTATAGATGACGCAAAACGGCATCGTGAAACAATAACACTTGATAGTATTGTTTCTTCGTTGATTGCTAAAGGGTTATCTTATAAAGAAATATGGGATATGCCTATTTATATGATATATGACCAATATCAGCGTCATGTACAACTTAATCAATGGGATAATACGATGCGTACTTTATCAAGCGGAAACCTTGACACCAAAAAACATCCTATTAATTGGAATAAGATAAATTGGTCAAGGGTTTTAAATTAATAAATTAAAATAAAATATAAAGGAGTTGACAGATATGGCACTTGCTACTCCAAGAAACTTTGCTATCCAGCAGGTTTTTGAAATTCTTGGTCGTAAGCCAATCGACAAGTCTATTCTATTCTATCTGACTAATACAAAGACTTCTGGTCTAGAGAATACAGTAGAAATGGTTTACCCGACAGGTGGTCGTGGTAACGTATATATCGGCGGTGGCTTCTCACACTCTCGCCGCGCTACTCTAAATGTAGAGGTAGCTACTTTCAACACCAACGTAATGGCAGTACAGGCTGGTACTGAACTATATGAGGGTTCTTCCAACATTCAGTACTACGAAGTAATGACCGCAGGTGTAGGTGGTGCTGTTAAGACTAAGCTAACTGCTATCGGCACTGCTGGTGCAGAACTTCTATTTGTTTACAAGGTAAATCCACAGTCTGGCGAATATGAGAAGTCCTTTAAGCAGGTAGCTTCTGAGCCACAGACTGGCGAGTTTACTTATACTTCTGGTACTAAGACTCTTGCATTTAACGCCGCAGAGACACCAGCAGAGGGCGATATGTTTGCAGTAGCTTATACCTTTAAGTCTGCCGATAACGCACAGGTTATCACTGTTTCTGGTGATGGTATCCCAGCAACTGTTCTTGCAACCGCTTATGGTCTTGCAAAGGATACTTGCACTGGCGAGCTATTCCCCTGCCAGATTGATGGTCTTGCACAGGTTGATGGTAACTGGAATTTCGACCTTTCCGCAGACGGAGACCCAGCAGTACAGGCATTTAATATGGAATTTGTACGTGGCTGTGGTTCTAAGAAGCTATATGACTTCAAGGTTTATACCGAGGAAGAAGAATAATATAGTTTAAACGTATAATAAAGAGGGATATAATCATATCCCTCTTTTTATATTAATTTAGGTGGTATTTATTATGCTACTAAATAGAAAATGCAATTATTGCGGTAATGAATATTACATCTGTAGAGCGTGTATTGGTATTAATTCTTGGAAGAATGTTTGTTGTTCACGAGAATGTTTTATTAATATGCAATCTTTAGATGGTGTTCGTCCTATCATTTTAGAGAACGGAGACAAGAATATGACTAAGACTATTCTACGCGCAGAACTAAAGGACGGAAAAACTTACGACATTATCGGTTATGACGTAGACCTTGGTCGTTTTGACTGTGACGGTGGACGCACTCTAACTTATGATGAAGTTAAGTTCTTCTATATTACTCCCGAAGTTCTCAAAGATATGGTTGGTACTGTTAAGGTACAGACCGAAACAAAGACTAAAGCAAATATTAAGAAAAATGAGGTTATTACAAAGGTTGATACAGTCTCAGAGAAGCCCGTAGCTTCTGATAAGATTGCACTCGATAAGGTATCTAAATAATAAATTTAAATGCAGTACAGCGCATATGAATGCGTGTATGACCTTGTTTTAAATTTTTGTGCAATATTGTTGTTGAAATTACGATTTCTTTTGATATAAAGGATATTGTACTTTATGTTATTAAAATAATATGTTTTAGCGTATTGAAAGAAAATTATTTCTTAAAGGGAATGTAGTGCTGTTGACAGTAGGACATTCCCAATTTCTTTCTATTTTTATTTTTTGGAAGGTATAATATGGCACAGAATGAAGGTAAAAAATTTGAAGAAGATTGGAAAAAATCTTTTGCCAAACTTAATGCTTATTATTTTAGAATTAAAGATTCTGCTGCTTCATTTAGCGGGGGAAATACTTCGTTCACTAGAAATAATCCTTATGACTGTTTTGTGTTATATGAGGGATTTTTTCTTCCGATGGAGTTAAAATCCACAAAAGGCACTTCTTTTAGTTTTGAAAAAGAAGGTGCTGGTAATGGTAATAAATTAATAAAACTAAGTCAGATTCATGGACTTAATGAAGTAAGCCAGTTTAAAAATGCAAAAGCTGGGTTTATTTTTAATTTTAGAGATGTACATAGAACATATTATTTAGATATTGTTAATTTTATGAGCTTCTATAATAATACTTCTAAATTCTCTATTAACGAAAAAGATATTATTGAATATGAAGGAGTTTTAATTGAAAGCAAACTATTAAAAGTAAGATATAGATATAATGTTGAGAAACTCCTAAATGAATTAATAAGGGGTTGATTTTAGTGGAATTGGAACATCGTTATGATTCTTTGAGAAAACCAAAGAGCCGTAAGAAACATAATAAAAAGCAGCAAGCTAAGATTGATAAGCATATGTTGCGTGAAATGGCAGAACGTCTACCAGAGATTACACCAGCAGAATTTGAACAGTGTAATCAAGAGAATGTAGATATGTTTTATGAATATTTCCGTAACAATAGACAGCTTTCTCCACAGTCACAAGGACAATATCAGACTTGTTTAAGACAGTTTTTCTGGTTTGTGCATACTAATCTGAGAGATAAGCCGTTTTATAAAATCAGTAAACGTGATTTTGTAAACTATCTTGGCTATATGCAAGACAGAGGTTTATCTTCCAGTGCAATCAACCTACGTAAATCTGCCGTATCAAGTTTCTGTAATTATATTGAAAATATTGTTGCTGATGATATGGAAGAATGTAGGAATTTCCGTAATTTTACACGCGGTATGCCTAAAGTAAATAAGACACAGGTATATGACAAGATTCCTATTAGCAAAGAAGAATATGATAAAATTATGAATTATCTTGAAGAAAGAAAGAATTATCTTGGTCTTGCTTGGGTTGCAACAGCATTCCATATTGGTGGCAGACGCGCTGAGATTGTTCAGTTTAAGACAGAGATTCTTAATTATCCTATTAAGGAAGGTAAGAATTATGTTGTTAGCCACGTTGTAAGAGGTAAAGGTGCTGGTGCAGAGGGTAAACCACTCAAGTATATGATTCCTATTGAAGTATTGGATTATTGGCGTTTGTGGATTGAGAAGCGTGGATATGACCATGAATATGTATTTACTACACAAGTTGGTAAACAGAAGCCACAGCAGATGACTAAGGGCTGGGCTAATCATTTTTGCACCGAAGTTCTTTCTCCTATTCTTGGTAGACGTATTAATCCACACTTATTTAAAGCAAGCTGTATTACATATATGCTTGAACAAGGTAAAGACCTTAAATTAGTAAGTAAATTTGTGGCACAGCATAATGACATCTCAACTACGTCTAATTTTTATGATTTACGTAGTTTTGACGATGAATTGGACGAACTATTCGATTTGGATTAAAGTAGTTATATTTTTTTGGAGGGTTGTATAATTTGGATAGTGTACGAAAAGTCTCAGTAGATACTTTAAAAAATGAATATATAAATATTTGCGAGAAAATTGGTCACGCACCAACATCTGTCGAATTATCTGTATATTCTCAATATTCAGCAACAGTTTTTAATAAAATAGGAAAAACTATAGATGATAAATTAACATTTTGCGGAATTGACAAATCTAAATTTACAACAAAATATTATTCTCATGACACATTGTTAAGATTATTACATCATGAGAATATGAAATATTATAAAAAATATAATAAAGATATGACATATGATGATATTAAAAATAATAGCAATCTTCCAAATGTAGAAATTTATATTGAACGATATGGTAATATTGAACAAAGTATTAAATTGTCATATCAAAAATATGAAAGAGACATTGAACTATTAAAACAATATATTATTGAAGAATATCAATATGTCACGAAAAGATTAGGTAAAGCACCTACAGCATGGGAATATGATTTTTATTGTGCTTTGCGTAATAAAAGCACTGTCAGTAAGATTTTTGGGAGCTTTTTAGATTTCCAAAAAATATGTGGTGTACCATTAAATTCTCATGGCAAACTGTTGTTTACTAAACAAGATTTACTTAATAAGTTGGTCGATTTAAAAAACGAATTAGGTAGGAGACCTACACAATACGATGTTAATCATTGTGAATATACTCCGTCAGATAGAACATATATATTTTATTTTGGTTCTTTTTCAAATGCACTAAAAGAAATTGGATATACTGATGAAGATATATATGAAAATAAGCAAATTACACCGAATGGCACAGTATGTTTATCAAGATATGAATATTTATTTGCTCGTATGTTAGAAACACATAATATTAAATTTGAAAAAGAAGTTCCTTATCGTAAATACATACCAAATTTAAAAGAATGGTGGAAGTGTGATTTTGAGATTGTATATCAAAATGAAAATTATTTTGTAGAGATATTTGGAATTACAGATACACCGAGTTATGATATTAAGATTAAGAAGAAACAATTGGCGTGTAAGAAAAATAATATTAAATTAATATCTATTTTCCCAGAAGATATTATGTATAAGAACTACGACCAATTATATCAAATGTTAAAAACGAAAATAAGTCATCCAACAAATTATCGTTTCGATGACGAGCTGGATGATTTGTTTGATGATATGTAAAGGAGCTATATATGATTGAATACGCAGAATTTCGTCATCATATGATTCATGATGATACAGATACATTTCTACAGTATGTAGCAGATAATGTAGAAATTTATTCATATATTACAATGGGTAGAAAATATGCGATTATTGATATTTTTAATGCGGGATTTTCTTTTACCATTGAACAGATGCTAACAGTAAAAGATTTTAATTTTTCTGATGTATTAATGGAATACGAAATGAAGAAGATGTTTGATATTTTCTTCCAGTATACAGACGTGCATTTTGATTATAAGTATTACAATTGCATGGAATATGACCTTATTATGCAGTCTGGATTTTATGATTTTGTAAATAATTATGCTCATGATGATTACGAAAAGCTATGTAAAGACCTTGATACTGTAACTGGTATTCGTGATATTTCTATTATTAATACATTTAATGGTATGGTTGGTAATATTCCGACAGTTGAAAAACTACAAGAAATGCGTGATATTATTGAAAGTCTAGATACAGAAAGACTAAGCAAAATCAATGATATTATTGCAATGAATGACCCAGCCACAAAAGCTGTAGTTGACGCTATTAAAGAATCTTCTGCAAAAGAAGCAAGAGATAAACTTACCGAGCAGAAAGGTTTTAAGGTGATTGACGGTGGCGAGAAAACTATACTCGATAGCAAAACTTAATCAAATTGCTAAAGAAATAGAATTTGACAAACAAAAGGCACTGAATCTTATCATGGAGAATGGTAGAAAAGAATTACAGAAATATGTTAAGGCATATTGGTACGATGCTTATTCTCCATCATATTATGACCGTACTTATGAATTTTTAAATTGTGTAAAAGCACGATTTATTAATGATGATGAAGTTGAAATATACTATGATACAGCCGCTATTAGTTCATCTTTTTCTGGTGGTGGATATTGGAATATTCACGCCAGTTTTGATGGTTCTCCTTTTGGCGGGGAAAGTTTTATTGAAACTGTAGAATTTGGTAGCGGTGGTGGCTCTGATGCTAACCCGCGTAAAGGTTATGGTACTCACGGTCTACAGAGACTTCGTGCATGGTTATTGTCATACGTATATAAGGCGGTTAAACAATGTTTTCCAGTATAAGAAAGGCAGGTGGTTTGAATGGCAGATATTGATATTTCAGTAAAACTTAACGCCGACACATCTGTGTTGTCACAAATCGAAGCTGAAATTAATGATATTAAAAAAGATACAATTGATGTGAATTTTAATCATGTTACTGTATTAAATAAAGTAAAAACTTTAGCAAAGCAGATTAAAAATGAATTTAATATTCCATTGAATTTAAATTTTAAAAGTAATGCGGAGTTAAAACGCTTTACATCAGAAATATCAACATTATTCAAACATTTACAAACAGCCGTTGCAACTGGAATGAATTTGGATAATATTGATGTTAGCAGTGGTAAACTTAATGTTATTAATAGACAATTTGCAAATTCGTTTAAATCGCAATCATCTGATTTAATTGCAAATTTGCAAAAACAATACGCAGATTTGAATATCCCTATGCCAGCTTTAGATACTACAAAACTGGAAAAGTCTGTAACTACTGTAGCAAACAATCTTAAAAAATTACAAGAAAAAAGTAAGTTAATGATTCAAGATGGTGTCATGGAAAAGCTTGAAGAAAGTTATGGTAATACAGATGCTTTCAAGAAACTTAAACAAGGCATGGACACCATTGATTGGACTGATTTTTCAACAGGATTTGAAAGAGCACAACAGTTACTAACTGATTTTGGTAAAGAAGCAGGAGTACAATTCACTTCATTACGACAAGATGCTATTGAATTTGTTGGTGCAATGGATAATGTATCTGATTCTATTAATAGCTTTTCTATTAATAAAAATGATACTGCTAATCCATTCGAGCATATGGAAGATTCTGCAAAACGCGTAGAAAAAGCATTTGATGTAGTTAGTAATGGAGCTGATGCTCTAAAGCAGTCTTTGAGTGGTGATAATTATAATAAAGTTCTTGACTTTATTACAGAATCACTCAAAAAGGCTGGCGTTGAACTTGATAAGTTAGATGGTGATGTAAGTTCTTTCTTACAGAATGTTCAAACACGTTTTGATAAGACAGGTAAACTCGTTAGTGCAAGTGTCAGCGGTACAGTAAATGATATTACTATGGCATGGAATATGGGTACTAATGAGCAAGGTGGACTTGCTTTTGGTACTGCAAGTATTACTGACCATACTCAGACAAATGCTGTGCAAAAACTTGCTTCTAATTATAAGGAGCTATTATCTCTTAAAAAGCAATTAGCACAACTTGACTCTAAAGGTTATGTTAATGAAGCTGCTGATGTTAAGAATACTATTTCTGCTCTTGAAAGAGAAAATACTACTCTTAAATCACTTATTAATAACAAACAAAAAGTTCAAAAACTTACAGATGATTATACAGCAAGTCTATCAAGACAGTCTGCTCATCAATCTGATGTAGCACAATTAGCAGCAGATACTGAATCTATGAAAAAGTATCAGTCTACAATGCAAAAAGCATTGCAATATCAAAAAGACATTGCAAACATGCGTTCTGCTGGTAAGACTAATACTCAAGAATATGAAAATACACAACGTTCTTTAGAGCGTTTGATGACTACTTTAAATGAACTTGGTGTTACATATGATAAAGCCGATAATCAATTTAGTCATGCAAATACTAAGAATTTAGTTGCTGATGTTGTTAATACAACAGAAGCATATCAAAAATTAACAGAAGCAGTCACTGAGTTTCAATATAAAGCTAATGATACAAACGCAAAGCAACAAGATGCTGCTCAATATAATAAAGATGCAGATGCCTTAAAGCAATATGTCACTGCATTAAAAGAAGCTCAACAATCACAATCATTAATTGCTTCTAAAGAAGGTAAAGATGATTTTAATACAGAACGCATTGAACAAGCGCGTGCTGCAATTCAAAGTCTATTGCCTGTATTAGAACAACTTGGCATTACTTATGACCAAGCAAGTAATAGCTTTACTACTAATTTTGATAGTAGTAAATTAAGTGGTCTTATGACTACTGAACAGTTACTTGATAAGCTGATTACAAAAGTAAGAGAATTTGATACAGCTTCTAAAAATACTCAAGCTTCACAAGCAGATACACGCATGAATAATGTGTATAAACAGGCTACAGAAGCACTAAATAAATATATTGCTAAACGTAAGGAGCTTGCTCAAGCTGAAAAATCTGGTATGAGTGGTTCTGGTCTTGAAAATATGAGACAAGACTGTGAACGTTTAAAGACAGAAGCAGACCAAGCAGAGCAATCGCTTAAAGAATTAGGTAATGCTGCTCGAAGTGTAAACTTTGATAAGTTTAAAAGTGATGCTTTGAAAACGATGGACTCTGACATTGATAAAATTAGAAATAATACTCACGAAATGAGTAGTGGTTTTGAGTCTGCATTTGGTTCTATAGGACAATTTGCAGCTATGACAGGCATCTTTGATGGTATCCAAGCAGCTATTAGTAATGTAAGAGAAGAAATTGTAGAACTTAATACTGCAATGACTGAACTACAGATTGTAACAGAAACATCAGATGCGTCTATTGAAAAGACTATGGCTGGTTATGCAGACATGGCTAAAGACCTTGGTGTTACATTGCAAACTGTAGCAGAAGGTGCAGGAGAGTGGCTAAATGTCTTGGTCACTATAAATCCTTTTAATTGCTGGGAACTCCTAAAGATTATTATACTACAACATAGATTGAAAAATCAAGTGTGAATGTTTAAAAAAATAATAATATTGGACAATCAGCAACCAAGACCCTAAGTTATTTATTATATGGGTAAGGCTCAACGACCATCCTTTAGTGTATAACACAATAGGAGTACGGCTATTTATTAATAGTAGGTGAAAATCCTTTAAATGGAAATGGAGGATGTTTGTATTCATTATACAAACAAAGATATGGTCTAATCATATATGAAAATATATGTGTATATATGGAGACAAGGTTTCTCAGAAGAAGATACAGCTAAATTACTAAAAGCATCTACGATGCTTTCTACTGTAGGTAATATGGGTGCAGATGAAGCATCTACTGCATTAACTTCTATTATTAATGGTTTTGGTATGGCTACTGACCAAGCCACCCATGTCATTGATACATTAGATGCACTTGACCTTGCATATGCTACTTCTACACAAGAATTAGCAGATGGTCTACAGCGTTCTGCCAGCGTAGCAAAAACTGCTGGTATGAGTTTTGAAGATTTGGCTTCAATTATGACCGTAGTTTCAAGCACTACTCGTTTGAGCGGTAATTGTTTTGCCGCAGCATAGGATAATACATAAACTATGTTACAAATTTTTACTAATAATCTTGGAAGTCCAGAGGTGGATAACAAGGGCGAAGTTTAAATACACGCTGAACGACTAAATGTAAAAACATCATAGTAAGAATTATATGATGAAGCGATAGTCTGAACTCGTATATAACTTAAAGAAAATACGAGATGGGTAGTCAAGTGTAAAGACACTTATGGAAGAACTATCCACGCTACTATATTTTAGTAGTCATAAAAGTAACAGATTTTGGAAACAATTGGTAACGGTATGAAGTCACTATTCTCTCGTCTACAAAATATTAAAGTAGGTAAATACCTTAGTGACGAAGGTGAAGCACTTAACGACACCGAAAAAGTACTTAATCATTTGGGAGTTACTCTGCGAGATAGCGCAACTTCGTGGAAAGACCCTATGGAAGTGCTCGATGAAGTTGGTAAAAAATGGAAATCTTTGACTGACATTGATAAATCTGCAATTGCCACAGCCCTTAACAAAACAGGGGCAATAGTAGTATAATACATAAACTACTATTACAAACTTTTTCTAATTAAATTGGAAGTCCAGAAATGGATAACAAACAGGAAGTTATTAATAACACCTGAAACGACTGAATGAAAAAGCTGCATTGAATGATGTAGAAGCGACAGTCTGAACTCATATTATAATTTAAGAAAAGTATGAGAAAGGTGGTCGAAGCACCACCTTCGCTATTATATATTAATAGTCAAGTAAAGTAACAGAATGTGGCGGTAAAATATTAAGCCGCTGTGCATAGTAATATGTACATAGCTTATATCTATATCGGTTAAAGTTCTGAAAAGAATAAAACCGAGAAAATTTATAATATTTAATTTGACATTGAGTAAAACGTATGTTATAATTATTATAATAATTATATATTGGAGTTGATTCTAATGTCTTGGACAGAAAATGAAAAAGAATTATTTATTAAACTATATCCGTATTATACGACACGTTATTTATTACAACATTATTTCCCAAATAAAAAACGTCATAATTTAGCAAATATGGCACATAAATTGGGTATTAAGAAACAATATAAAGCGCGTAGATATGATAAAGATATTATGTTATTACAATTAAAAGAATTAGCTGATAAACTTGGACGCACTCCGTTATATGATGAATTATTAGAAAATGGTTTGCCAAGTTTTCAATCTTATTATCGTTATTTTGGAAGTTATAAAGACGCTTGTGTACAGGCTGGTCTACAACCTATAGAATGTTTATTTGGAAAAAGTAAACATTGTATGGTAGCTGATGATATAGTGTGTCTTTCTGAAAAAGAATATATTATTACAAAATTCCTTTTAGACCATAACATTGAATTTGAAAAAGAAAAAAGATATGCAGATATTATTAATGATAATAGGTGCGGACAAAAACGATGTGATTGGTATATTAATGGGGACATTGTTGAATATTTTGGTATGCCAGAAAAACAATATTATATGCAGCGCATTCAAGAAAAACGACAAATTTGTAATGACAATAATATTACATTAATTGAAATATATGAAAGCGATATAAATAATTTAGAAGAAATTTTCAGTAAATATTATAAAAATTCGTAACGACTACAGGTAATATATAGTAATATATATTATGAAGATATACTCCTATTAATAGGATGAATATATAGTCTGAACTCATGTATAATTTAAATTAAAGCATGAGATATAGGTAGAAATGCCTATACGCCATTATATAATGGTTATAAAAGTAACAAATTGACTTATCAAAGAAATACCTTGATGGCAATTCTGGAAAATTGGGACGAGGTATCAAAAGCACAGGACGTAGCAGCAAATAGTGCTGGTACTTCTGCACAAAAATATGATATTTATTTAAATAGTATGCAAGCACATATCAATGAATTAAAAACCGTATGGTCAGAGTTTTTAATGAGTATAGCTGATAGTGGTGCTATAAATGGTGCAATTGATGGATTATCAAGTTTTCTTAAAGTATTACAAATACTTGTAACAGAAACCCCGCTTGGTACAATTGCTATTACAGCATTAACTGCTGCATTATCTGGTTTAGTTTTTACAAAAGCAACAAGTGGTATTATTGCAATGGCTAACGGATTACTGAAATTAGAACAACTTAATAATGTTGTTCAAGGATTGTTTGGAATTAATACTGCTGCGATGGCTGCGGCTGGTGGAGTAACAACACTGGGAGCAGCTTTTCATATCCTATTACCTTATATAGCTATTATTGCAGCGATAGGTACTGCAATATTCGCAGCAACAAAAATTATTGATGCAGCAGTGGTTTCAGATAAGGAATTACAAGAATCCATTGATGGGCATAAAGATAGTATTAATAATATTCAAACTGAGATTGACAATTATAATAAAAAACTTGACGATAATAAAGCTCGTCTTGAAGAAATTAATAGTCTAAAAGGCACTTCACAATGGAGTTCTGACCTACAAGAAGAAGCTAACAGTATCGAAAAACAAAACTCCGCTCTGGAACATAATATTGAATTACAAGAACGACTATTAGCATTAGAGCAACAGGAATTATTAGATGACCAAAAAGAACAATACAAACGTGATTATACAGACCAAGAATACAATAGCATGGAAAATGGTCAATCAAAAAAATATACAGGAATAGATGCTGTTGCTAAAAAATGGGAAGATGCTACTGGTTATATTAAACAATATAAATCTGAGATGCATAAAGTAGACACTTTGTCACAGAAAGTCCAAAGTGCATCTGGTGAAGAAAAAGAAAAATATAAACAACAACTTAAAGCAGCACAAGAGCAAGCCAAAACTTATTCTTCAACTGCTACAGACCAAGAAAAAGCACTTACAGAAGAAATTAAAAAGATAGAAGAAACACGAGATGCTTTTAAAGCTGCTGGTGATGCTGGTGATAGCGAAGCCAAGGAAATGGCAAATAATTTAGATGATTTACTGGATAGATTGTATGGACTACCAACTGCTGCAACTGGATTTGATACAATTGGTGAAGTGTTAGGAAATACCACATCGTCTATGGATGATACACGCTCCGCTGCTGAACAATTACGTGATGAGTTTGTTAAAATTAATGGAACAGAAGTTAAACCTAAAGATGCTGATGATATGGTATCTTGGCTTAATTCTCTATCAGAGACAGATTTTTCACATGTGCAAGAGGTATTAATGGGTTGCGGAGACGCTGCTGATGTATTAAAAGAAGCTTTAAATAATCTCAGTGGAGACCAAGCTGCACAATTGCTTACAGAAGCGTGGAGAATTTATAATGGTGAATTAGACGATGCTAATGAAAAAATATCTACATTCCAAAATTCTAAAAAGACAGATTGGAATAAACAATTAAGTGATGTTGCAGAAGCATATAATTATATTAAAGATTACCAAAAAGGAACAGAAGTTGATTATCAGACTTACAAAGCCGCTCTTGACCTCATGGGTTTATCAACAGAAGAAGTCGCAAATGATACAAGTGTGCTGACACAAAAACTTGCTGCTTCTCAAAAGTATCTTGGTGCTGATGGTACACAACGTAATTACAAAACATTTTTGAATGATGTAACAGCTTTATCCAAAGATGCCGCAAAGAATACGAATGATTTTGGTAAGAAAATTGTTGAAGTAAGTACTGATTCTGCTGGCAATACAAAGATGGTCGTTAATGACCTTCATGCTTTAGGTCAAGAATTAAATCTGTCTGATACAGAAGTGCAAGCACTGCTCAATGGTATGAAACAATTTGGTGATGTTGAAATTAATCCATCAACTACACTATTACAAGAGAATTTACAAGACACTTATAATGCAATAGATGCTTTGAGTAAAAAGCGTAATGAATTAATGTCAAATTCTACTATCGCATTAAATACAGATAATTTACCACAAACGAAACAAGAACTTGTTGATATTGGTAATCAGTTAAATCAAATGATGATGGAACGATATGGCATTACATTTGATATTAACACTACAGATATTGGTGAAACGCGCAGTGAAGTAGCTGGTTTATCTGGTGATATTAATGATGCGGCTACAGCATATAAAAACATGTTTTCCAATAGCGGCGAATTAAATGTTGATAAAGTTAGCGAAGCAATTGATAAGGTTAATTCTCAAGTTCAAGATTCTGATTTAAAGTTAAAATTCGATGCAGATACACAAAGCATTGAGAATATTACATCAGAAACTATTGGTAAATTGAATGATGCATTAGGTGGTGACACTGGTGTTACCGCAGCCGTATTAAATTCTTTACAAGGTGGATTTGGTGAAGTCGATTGGGCGGCAATGCTCAAAACTGAAAATTTAGATGCAACATTAAAAACCACTATCGAAGGTATTTCTGGTAAATTGTCTCAAATCAAAGCTCCAGAAACGCAAGCGTGGGCACAAGCAATTGAAGCTGCTGCAAAAGGCTGCGGGGAAACAGTTTCATCAACTCTTGAAGCTGCTTTAAATAAAGTTGCTGCTGTAAATGGTCAAAGCGAACTTCTAAAAACAATTGATAATCAAACAGCAACCAATAAAAGCAATATAGCATCTGTTGCGGCTGCATTAATTTCTTTAAAGGGGACTGCTGATAGTGCCACTGCTTATGTCAATGCTCAATTATCAGCAATTAAAGTTCCATCATCTGTTAGCAGTGTGTTGAATGGTGGTAGTGTCGGTAAAGTAACAAAGCCAGCCACTGGTGTTGCACCAATTGGCTATGCAACTGGTGGTGTGTATGGCAAGCAAGATGGAAAAGACCCAGCGGGTCGTGAACATCTTACCGCTACACAAAATTATAATGCAATGGTTGGAGAAGTTGGTGAAGAACTTGTAGTCCATAGGGATGGCACTTCGCAAATTGTTGGTAAGAAGGGTGCAGAACTTGTACACCTTGATAAAGGTGATACAGTAATCCCTGCAAATGTCACTTCTTTAATTCAACAGGGCAAAATTAGTGGGTATCCTACAGGCGGCACAGCTACATTACATGGTGTATCTAATCAAAGCGGTGTTTCGCCTACAGAAAGTAGAAATAATTCTTCTAATAAATCTTCTAAATCTTCGCATAAATCTTCTGGTGGCTCATCTGGTGGTTCGTCAGGTGGCTCATCTTCACATAAATCTTCTTCTGGTTCTGGTAAAAGTTCTTCTTCTGGTACTAATGATGCAGCAGAAAATGAACTAAAAGCACTTGAACACCAACGTAAGATGGAGTATATTACTGAAAAGCAATATGCTCAAAAATATGAAGCAATTTGGAAGAAGTATTATAAAGGCAAATCAGAATATCGAGATAAAGACTTTGAAATGCAAGAAAAATTGCATGACCTACAAAAGACTTTCTTTGAAGATAGAATTTCTATGCTTGACGCAGAAAACGACAGATTACAACGCAATACTGGTACTGAACAACAGCAGATTGCTAATTATCAACAAATGCAAAAGCTCTATCATGACCGCGCAACGCAATATCGTAAACAAGGTTTCGCAGACGATAGCCCAGAAATTAGAGAACTCTCTAAGAAATGGTGGGATATGTACGATAAAATCAATGATTTACGTACACAAATGTTCGATAATTATATTAATGATTTTGACCATACAATCGACCTAATAGATTCTCGTATGGACAGAATTGATGATTATGTTATTAGAGTTACAAAAAATTCTGCAATGACTTTCGATGAGCTGGAAAAAGATTTAGGAAATTATTTAGATAATAAGATTTCTCTATATAAACAAAAGGCTATGGCTATTAATGCTCAATTAGTAGCAGTTAATACAGAACTGAATCGTTTGTATAAAGAAGGTTACGAAAAGAATAAAGAAAATATTCAGAAGCTTGAAAAACAGGCAGAAGAATTAAAGAATAACATTCATGATGTTGCAGAAAATATTCGTCAGGAAAATCTGGACAATATTCAACGTGAACTTGATTACCAAGAACAGCTACGTTCTGCTGTAAAGCAATATGCGCAAGACCAAGTTGATAAAATTCAAGACCAAATTGATAAACTTGAAGAAGAAAATGATGCTCTTGATAAACAAAAAGAAAAGAAAAAGCTTCTTGAAGCCCTTGATAGTTCTAAACAAAAGAATAAGCGTGTTTATTACGCTGACAAGGGCTGGGTGTGGGAAGCTGACCAGCAAAAGATTGAAGAAGCACAAAAGGCATATGATGATTTTGTTAAGCAAGAGAAAATTGATGCTCTACAGAAAGAAATAAACCATTGGAACGATTATATCAAGAAGGTTGAAGATAGTTCAGACATTTACGAACGCGAGATAAATGCTCAAGTAGCAAAAGCTAAATGGGGCGAAAATTGGCAAGAGCAAATCAATAAAGATATGGTTGATAACCTTGACAAAACGGTATATCAGGCATGTGGTAAATTAGACGAACTTATCAAGAAATATGATGAATATTATACAAAACAAACAGAATGGAAGGATAAATTAAATTCAGACATTATCAAGGACTATAATCTTGATAATTCTAATATTAATGACCTTGTAATTGACCCGAATAGTGGTCTTAAATATAACAAAAATACTGACTATCAAGCAGAAATTAATGCACTTAAAAATGAAATTGCAAGACAAGAAAAAGAGACAGGTACTCACGATTCAAGTCTTGATAAACAAATTGAGAATCTTAATTCAATTAGAAATTATAAGAGTTATGCTACTGGTGCAAAATATGGTTATCAGGCTGTTGGTGCTGGCGGTAAGACTTATACTATCAATTCTGATAAAGGTAAGAACTTTGTTACTAACGCCAAGGCTGGTGAAACATTAATTGGTGGTGACGGTTCTACATGGACAAAAAATAGTGATGGTTCTGTTACTATTACACGTGGAAACGATACTTTTAGTATGGGTGCTATTTCACAAGCAGCGAAGGAGAATGCTTCTTCTGGTGGTGGCAGCTCTAATGGTAATAGTGGTTCTGGTAGTTCTTCTGGTGGAAAGACTGTGGCTGCTGTTAATGGTAAAGCTCCATCTGGTCTGAGCGTTGGAGATAAAGTATCTACTAATGGCGGTACATTTAAAATTACTGGTGTTAATAAAGATGGTTCGTATACATCAGTCAAAGTAGATAATAAAACCAAGAAACAATCTGGTTTTGCTACTGGTGGTGTTAATACCGACACTGATATGTTTGCACTTCACGGTGAACGTCAGAAAGCAGAAGTTATCTTTAATGCAGAAGATGCTAAGAAGCTGTGGAACTGGATTCATAACATGGATGAGAACTGCAATATCGAAGATATTGGTTCTGCCGCTAAATCACTAATGTCTAAAATCACTACTGCCAATACAGACAATAGCACAGATATTCATATTGAACATCTTGAACTTCCGTCTGTTAAGGATAGAGATTCTTTTATTAAACAGCTAAAAATGATTAGCTTGAATAGATAAAAAGGAGGGTGTAAACCCTCCTTTTATATTAAATTATGAAAGGAGGTTGTATAATGTGATATATCAACCAGTCAATGTATATCCAAATAATAACGTTGTTGACGCTTCTATTAATAACAACTTTAGTTGGTTGTTCAATGGAGACAATTTAGCATCATATAGAGTTGATGTGTATAAATTAAATGAAAGTACAACCTCTTATACTAGTACTGTAACACCAGGTACAACCGTATACGGTGGAGATACAGTAACATTTACATTACCAGCAAATACTTTACAAAATGCACAAGATTATATTTGGAAACTTACAGAATTTGAAGCAAATCCAACCATGTTTGTTATCAATGGTAAGTTTGTAACTATTATCAGCGATACAGAATTTGTTATCTCAACACAAATGACTACAGTGCAAAAAGATATGTTTTTATATTATAATAATCAATATAAGAAAATTATTGAATATAACTCTACAAATGGTAATTGTATAATTGAATCTGCATTTACAACTAGACCAGAAGCTGGTAAAACATATAGTGTATATTCTCCGTTTATTACAACATTAAATGGATTTTATTTTAAGGCAAGAAATACACCTGTTGTTAGTATTGATAATATTACGATTGATTCTAAAGACGAAGCTGGTAATTTAAATCAAAGACAATATACATTTGTTGGACATTATTCACAAGCTCAGAACGTTTCTATTAAATATCATAATTGGAGTTTGTATAATGCGAACACTAATGTATTAATAGAACAAACAGAGGATATTTATAATTCAAATATTAGATACACATTTGACGGATTTGTTACAGGAATTAAATATAAGGTTGTACTTAGTATTGAAACACAAGACGGAGTACAAATTTCTGTTGATAAAGTATTTGATGTTTTATATAGTTCGCCAGAAATTATTGATAGCCCGCTTGTAATACTTAATCCAGAACACAATGCTGCAAAATTATATTATAATGTTGTTAAGATATCTTATCCTACTATTAATGGCACATATGAATTTATTAATAATAATACATTACATATCAAAACTGGTGATTTAACATATGATAGAGTTAGTGGTGGGAAGATTAATGTAAAAGATTATACAATCTTAGCACAATTTTATGTAGAATCAGGCAAGACTGGTAAAGTGATTGGTTTATCCAATGATGCCAAAAGTTACAATGGCGTAGCGTTAAGTGTATTGTTTGAAAATTTAGACCCTATTGGACGTTGGTATGTACGCCGTATATCAGAAGGAGATTCTGTTGAAGATACTCAACTGCGTGGCGTAAGCAATAATGTATTACCTATGCTTCAACCAACTAATACTATAGAAAATGATACAGAATATTTTTGGTTTTCAAGTAGAAATTGGGATTTTTCACAATATTATATCATGGGTGATAATACTGCTAACTCACAAGTTGTTAAAGTCGTTATTACACCTACAGATATTTATTACAAAGATGAGAGTGGTGTAGTTGTTCATCAAACAAATCGAAATACAAATGAGACATATACTAAATTAGTCTTATCTGCACAGACATATTTTGATTATGCCACTTTATTACGTAGAAGTATGTCGCAATCTGAAATTAATGATTATCTAAATAAAGATTTTAATTTTGAACCAGATTTTGAGACTTATACCGATACGATTATTAATGTTAAATTTAATAATAATTCTCTTTCTTCGTCTAACCTAAAGACTGATACTGGTCAGTTATTGGGTTATACTATTTATCGTAGGTCTGCTTTTGAAGATAGATTACATAATATTGGATTTGCAACATTAAACAACGAATATATTGAAGATTTTATGATTGCTAATAATCAGGAGTATACTTGGTCTATAGTTCCTGTATTTGAGAAACGTCTTGGTATTGCCATTGATACAAACCGTTTATATGTACGTTTTGATGAATGGTGCGTAAATCCAATGCAATTAACAGATGGTACTACAAATATATATAGTTCTGATGTGACATGGAAATTCGGATTAAATCTTGAAGCACAAGATTTAACACAAAATATTCTTAAAACTAAGTTTGAAGGATTGTCACGTTATCCTAAATTCTCAGTACAAAAGCGAAATTACATTTCTGGTGGCTTAACAACATATTTAACTACTATGCAAGAAAATAAAATATACAACAATAAAGTTGTTGTAAATAATTTTGGTGAGTATTCACCATACAGAAATAATAAATATATTTATAGTGAACCAGCTTCAATGTTCGATGATTGGAACGCACTGATTGCAAGTGGTGTTGAAGTGCTAATTCGTGACCTCAAGGGTCATATGTGGCGTGCTCAGATTGATGCAAATAGTGGTAAAATTGATGATTACGGTCAAGTTTATCCTACCACAATTACATGGACATTTACAGAAGTTGGTACATTAGATGGAGTCTCAGTAATTAACCAAGGAAGTGACGAATAAAGATGGAGTTCTATAATGTATACAATACAAAGTATGTCGAGATTGCGTCAAGAGATGAAATTTATCCAATGTTTAAAGTAGATTTGCTTGACCATTACGAGAATACTTTAAACGACATTACAGGATATTTATCTTCTGAAAATAGTGGTTCTATTTCAGTGAATTATCAACAAGGTGTTAGACGAACTTGTTCATTTACTCTCGTTGATACAGAAGGAGAATTTATTCCATCTGTTGATGCTCCTATTTGGTTAAATCGAAAATTTAAATTATATATTGGGTTACAAGATATTTATACAGGAGATATTTATTGGTTCTCGCAAGGAGTATTTTGTGTTACAAATCCTTCGATTGATAGAGAAACAAATAGTATTACACTTGAAGGTGTTGATAAATATGGTTTCTTAGGTTCTGAGACAGGATATAACCAAATTACTGTTGCGCACGTAATCAAAGAAAATACTCCTATTCCAGAAGCAATTAAAGATACTTTAATGCTTGACCTTGGTAATGGTATGGTAATTGACGCTATACCCCCTTTAATTGATGTATCTTTACTTGACCAAAAATTCCCTTATGAGATGGAAAAAGCACCAGCTTCATATCTTGCAGATGTATTTATTGAAATGGGTAACGTTATGGGTTCTGATACCTATTATGACACTGATGGTCATATGCGTTTTGATAATGGCACTCTGGATATGAGTTATGGTTCTGCTGATTCCATATGGGACTTCCACGAAAATTCTTCTGAATATCTTGAACCAAAACTAACGTTGAACACTGTTGATATTATTAATAGTGTTACAATTGTTGGTAATAATAGTGATAACACTGTAACTTATACATATACTGCTGAAAATCATAATCCCATTTCTAAAGTATCTATTGAGAATATTGGACGTAAGGCTTATTACGAAGAATCTACGTCTGTATATAACAATGATAGAGCAAAGGATTACGCGGAATATACGCTTAATAAAAAGTCTATCATGCAAGAAACAATGGATTTTAGTTGTCCATTACTTCCGCATCTTGATGTAAACAGAGTAATTACAGTTACAGATGATTATTATAAATTTAATAAACAAAGATTTATTATTCAATCACTCACAATCCCATTAGACACATCTTCCAAAATGACTATTACTGCTTCTAATATCAGCAGTTTACCATATTACGAGTTTAAAGAAGGTAGCATCAAAGACACGACACATGGTGGTAGTTCAAGCGGTGGTTCAAGCGGCGGTAGCTCAGGTTCTGGTGGAAGTGGTTCGAGCAGTGGTGGTCAGTAAGGAGATGAGCATATGACACCTAAAGAGTTAGATGAACTTAATTCTGCTATAGGTATTATATCAGATAGAAATTTAAAAGACAAGCATAACATCCCATATATCTATACAGTTGTAGTGGATAGTGTTGAATCTGACGGAAAGGTGAAAGTGCAGTTTCCGCAAGACGTAGGTTCGGGTAAAAAGTATATGACGTTTCGCAATGTATCGGGGTATACTCCTGTGCATGGTCAAGGTGCTTATGTACTTACAACTGGCAGTGATAATATTACTGGTGGTTTCGTAATTGCTATTCAAGGACAACCGTCTGCATTTATTGACAAAATTGCAGAACAGATAGTTGCGCTTCAAAATAGTATTACCCAGCTCAATGATAATTACACTACACTTAACGATAACTATACTATACTTAATAATAATTATACCACCCTTGAAGAACGTGTCAATGCTTTAGAAGGAAATTAATAATAAATAATATTTAGTTTTAATAATTAGGGTGTATTCATAAGTACACCCTTTTATTTAATATCAAGACTCATTAAGAAAGGAATGATGAGAATGGCTGCTTTTACAAGCAACATTGATATTACATCTGGCGGTACATACAACATGAATATCACAAATGGTGCGCCAGCCAGTCAAGTCGCAAATGACCTAAACGGTAAATTTGCGAACATTCAAAAATATTTACAGAACGGACTACCCGAAGTTTGGACGGGAAGTTCCTTGCCAGATAGTTTGCCTAATGGAAAAAGTATTATATTCCAAAATAAGCTATACGTTGCAGATGCAAACAACCGTCCACAACTAGTAGCTACAAATGGTTCTAAAAATGAAATTGCACGCTTTACATCCACTACAACTTGGACATGTCCTGACGGTGTATATAATATAGACGCTTGGGTATGTGGCGGCGGCGGTGGCGGCGCATCTGGTACATGGGGCAGAGATACAAATAGATATGGACGTTGCGGCTCAGGCGGCTGCGGCGGGGAATGTATTATGTATCGAAATATAGATGTATTTCCAAACACTGTTTATTCTATTGTGATTGGTGCTGGTGGTACTGGTGGTGTTGCCCCTACAGCAGTAGGAGGGCAGGGTAAGCGTGGCTCTGATGGAGGTAATTCGTATTTTGAGAATGAAACTTATATAGCACACGGTGGTTCTGGTGGCAGTCCAAATTCTAATTCTGCCGATAAGTTTGTAGGCACAGGAATAGGTGGTAATGGTAGTCCTATGCAGGCAATAATGGGTAGTTCTAATGTTTCTACCAGTGTATACGGACTTCCCGGCGGTTATACTAGAACTGATAATATTAAATTTGTTAATTATGCTATATCAGGAATACTGGATATTAATGGTAATTGGCCTCATGATACTTCTTTCAGTAATATGTTCAACATATCAGGAGACCATGCTAATAGATTGTTAGATAAAACGTGTTATAGTGGTTTCAACCCATACGATGGATTACACTATGGTATGGGTGGCAGCGGGGCAAGTCAACGTACTAACGCATTTTATGACGATGACGCATATGCTGCTTGGTCAGGAACATTACATGGCGGGTATTCAAATCAACGACTATACGAAAATCCAGATTATGATTATATTCATGGTTCTGCTACTTGTGGTGGCGGCGGTGCTTGCGGTGGAGACAAAGGCAACTACCCGCACGCTGGCGGTAATGGTGGCAGTGGACTAATCATTATATACGGTTAAGAGGTGTTTTTATGAACTACGCAAAAATAGATAATGATATTTGTGTTGATGCAATTGCATGTGACGATGCGAAGTTGGCAGAAACACTTGGATTTGATGTTCCACTTTTACCAAGTTTTGGTATTGGTGATAAGTATATTAATAATGAATGGGTTAAAGTATATGTTGAAGAAGATGAAGAACCAGAAATAGAACCAGAGTTTGTCATGTCTGACACGAACCGTATGGTTTATAATTTACTGCAATCCTAACCTATAATTTGACATATTTACCAATATTTGTATTTGACAAGTGACAAAACTTTATCACACTAAAGTAACCTCTTACCGCATCACTTTTACACTATTAATAGACTGTATTTATTGTTGCGTAATTAAATTACATAACTGTAAATGCTATTAATGGTTGGGTGAATCAGGTAAAAATAATATGGCAATACCCCATTTTGACAAGGTGATGGAAAATAATGTCAAAAAAATTTAAGTTTTTGCAACTTTTTGGACGTTTAAATGAACTGGTTAGTCAAAAAGAGCATAAACCGCAACAAGTCTTTTTGCCAAAAAGTAAGATTTACAATCATAATTTTGATAATTATTTTCCTATTAATAAAAAAAATAATGCACACTTTCGAGTGCATTATCTATTAATAATTTATCAAATTTTACGCTTATACTGTGCTGCCTTACGATAGAAAGTTCTTGTACTCAAACCAGACAGTTCTACTGCTTCGGTATAGCTAATCTTTTTATCTTCCCAATCTCTTACAATTTTCTTAAAGTCCTTTTGTACATTTACTTCTGGTCTACCAAAGTGTACGCCACGAGCCTTTGTAGCAGCAATGCCCTGTGCCTGACGTTTGAGAAGATTATCACGTTCTGTCTGTGCTACATATGCAAGTAGCTGTAGAATAATATCAGACAGAAGTTTATCTACGAGGGTATTATTAGTAGTATTTAGAATCGGCATATCTAATACTTTAATATTTACTTTCTTAGTGTTGGTAAGACGTTCCCACGTTCTACCAATTGCATCATAATCTCTGCCAAGTCTATCAATACTCATAATAATCAGAGTATCCCCAGCGCGAAGTTTGTTATACAACTTCTTCCACTCTGTTCTGTTAAAGCCTTTACCAGACTTCTTGTCAGAGAAGATATTTTCTTCTGGAACACCTTCTTCTCTCATAGCAATGAGATGACGGTCGAGATTTTGTTCCTTAGTAGATACACGGCAGTAACCGTAAATCTGCTTATTTTTGTTGCTTTTGTTAGTGTTGTTAGACATTTTGTTTTTCGACCTTTCATATTTAATTTTGTAAATCTTGTTTGACTGTGGTATTATTGTGCTATCATCGTCAAATAAAGTCAATAGTTTCCGAAAGGAGTTGTAAATTTTTTATGGCTGATACCAATTTTTACTATAATATCAAAGAACTACAGGCTAATGGTTTTGTAACTCTTGATATGCTTTGCAAGGCTTTGCTAAAATCTTACATTACTACTGATGAGTTTATTGAACTTGCTGGCGAAAATAATGCTCTTGATGGTATTAAGACTGTACAGATTGCTAAAACTAAGTCTGGTCTATCTGATTATCTATCTGCACATCCTTATGAGACTGCTGATGGTAAGAAGTATTCTGTAACTTTTGAGAAGCAATCACTGCTTGCCAATGAGATTGCTACTTATCAGCTTGCTACCGCTGCTGGTCAGGATTATAAACTAACTTGGAATACCACTGGCGAGGAATGTGTAGAGATGACTATTGAGCAAATCACTGCTCTGGCTCTACAGATTGCAGCTTATGTTAAGCCACTTGTTTCTTATCAACAGGCAAAAGAAATTGAAATTAAGAATTGTGCTACCGTAGAAGCTGTTCTTGCAGTAGAGGTTAATTATGGCAACGTATAAAAAATCCATTCTCAAGTATTTTATACTTTTGTGGATTTTTGGTTCAACATATTGTTCGTTGGAAATTATTTTTAGAGGTCGTAGTAATTTTAGCATGATTTTATTGGGTGGTTTATGCGGATTGCTCATAGGCTCGATTAACAATTTATTTCCTTGGGAAATGTCACTTGCAAAGCAAGGTGTTATTGGTGCATGTATGGTGACTGTATTAGAATTTATTACAGGTTGTATTGTTAATATATGGCTTGGATGGAATGTATGGGATTATTCTAATATGCCACTTAATATTCTTGGTCAAGTATGTTTACCATTTAGTCTATTATGGATACTACTTTCTATTGTATGTATTATTGTCGATGACTATCTAAGATATTTAATGTTTAACGAACAAATGCCACATTATTATTTATTCACTCAAAGGAAGGAGTGATAGAATGACCAATGTTCTATTAAATGATAATAATAGACATAGGAAATACACTGGTGTTGATAAGTTCCATGCTGCTGGTTATTATGGAGAGCGTGTAAAAGCTGCATCTGGCGAAAGCTGGAATATGAAGTATGACCCAGTAGGACAAGTACATGACCCTCTTGGCATTGCTGATGTAGGTTATTCTGGTACTCATGCAGTTCATACCTGTTGCACATTCTTTCAAGTAGCTCCAAAAGCACAGCTATATATGCTTGAATCTACAGGTGGAAGGTATTATAGCAATGGCTCTTATGAAAATAAGTTCCTTAGTAAGTCTGCTGATATTATTGAGAAAGAAAATATTACTAATATGTTTACTTCTCTTACAACTAATAATAATACTAACTGGCTGAATGATATGAAGAAGTGGTTACAAGACCATCCAGAATTTAAACAGTTCTGGGCTGCTGGAAATGATGATACAGATACATTTAATCCCATTATGGTTATTGATGAAGTATTTGGCGTAGCTGCTTACACTCTTATGGTCAACGGTAACGTAGTACCAGCAGGGTATTCTTCTGTATCTGAATATGTAGATTTCTCTGCTCCTTCTATGATTTATACTTATCCAGAAGCAACTAAGTCTACTGATGATGGTTGTTCGCATTCTGGCACATCATTCTCTACACCGTGGTTGTGTGGTATGTCTTGTCTTGTTGATGACTTCTTTATTGATAAGACTGGTAAGCCACTAACTCAAAAAGGCATGTATCAATTCTTTAAAGACAACACAACAGACCTTAAAGATGAAGGTTTTGATTCTAAAACTGGTTGGGGTGCTGTAAGACTACCCTCACCAGAAAAAATTGTGATTTCAAACTATGCTCAAGGTGGTGGAGAAACACCTATGTTTACTTATTTTACTCAATCTAAACCCCGTACAGATGACAGTAAGTTTTCTCAGCTTTATGCTAAAGATTATCTGGCATTAGTTGAGAAAATCAGTTATGATGATATTGACGAGGTTGGAATGTCGCAAGGTAATCAACCAACAGAGACTATGCAATCTTTCTATAACAGGCAAACTAACAAGCCACACATTTTAATCAATGGTGGCTTGTTCAATATGTCTAACGGAAAAAATATTCTGTCATTTGTAGATAATGGTAAAGAGCAAAATTATCAAAATAATTTTGTAGGCTTTGGTGTTACATCTGATGATAAAACACATTTTGTTAAAGGTGTTGATAAAGAACGTCAATGGTGGGATTTTATGACTGCATATCCTCTACTAATTGATAATTATAAGAAAACAGATAGTTCTACTTGGGGCAACGCAACATCTATTAATTATGGTGCAAAACGGCAAGTGGTAGCATATGATGATAACTATATTTATATTATGACAGTAGATGCCAAGGTAAAATTTGATGTTGTTCAAACACTTCTTCTTGAACTTGGTGTAAAATATGCATTCAACCTTGATGGTGGAGGTTCTGTACGAACAATGGTTAATGGTAGGGTCGCAAACAATCCTTCTGAAAACAGACCTGTTGATAATTTTGTTTGGATTCGTCTTAAAGAAAGTGCTAAAACAGAGCAAACACTACCAGCTAAATATAAAGTAGTGGTAAAAACATCTCTTAATGTACGCGATACACCTAATGGTCAAATCCTGACAACAATGAAAAATGGTGATATTATTGTTGTACATGATATTTCTAATGGATGGGCAAAATTCTCTTTTGGGTTTGATAACGGAGAAGTAATTTACTATTATTATTGTTCTGCGGATTATATTGAATACGTAGAACCTATTAATAGTACTGCTCCTGTTAAACCAGAACAAACACCTACACCCAGTCCAGAACCAGAGCCAAAACCAAATCCAGAACCAGAAAAAGATATTCTCGATGGGTTTTCAGATAAAAATGAAATCTCTGATTGGGCTATTGATGCAGTTCGTTACTGCATTGACAAGGGTTATATTAAGGGTACTAATAATAAAATAAATCCAAAAACAAATATAACCAGAGAAGAATTATGTGTCATTCTCGAAAGAATTTGCAAGGAGTGATATTATGTTGACAAATATTACACATCTACTCCCAACACTTGCAGTTGCTATTGTTATTAATGTTCTACTTGGATTATATAATAATTTAAGTATTGATAAATGTAATTTTGATTGGAAGGTTCTGATTAATGGTATTGTCAAGGCTGCAATTATTGCCTGTGCGTTTATGGGTATTGCATATGCATTTGATTCTACAGACCTTTCTTCAATTGGAGTTACCCCAGATTTGATTATGAACTCTGCTATTATTCTATATATGGGTAAAGCTATTCAAAATCTAATTAAAATTTTGGGTCTTACCAATATCAATGTTAATAATAAAAACGACAGTGTTGGTTAATATCTATTAACGAGGTGTTAAACTTATGTATGTACTTCGACTTTGTGAAGATAAAACACTGCTCACAACAAAAAGCACCCCGATTTATCAAGGTGAAAATGAAACTACAACCATTGATATTTTCATTCCAAAAGTATTAAATAATAAAAACATGTCAAATTTTAATATACGCATTGAGTATATGTTACCAAATGGAGTAACAAGCTATGTACAGCCTACATTGGATGATGATAATGATTACGATGATTATAATTTATATCACTGGGTTATCACTGACGATATTACTGTATTATATGGACGATTAAAGTTTTGGCTTGTTTTTTATACAAATGAAGATGCCAATGTTATGAGAAGTTCTAATAGCTACTTCGATATATTAGAAAGCATTCAAGTTGTTAATTACGGTTCTGTAATTGAAAAACTTGTTGATAAAATTAATGCTAAAGCTGATAACATCACATTGAGTAAAGACCAGAAGATTCAATTAACTTCTGACAATAAACCAATTGGTGATGATATTCAGATAAATGAGGTTCAAGATTTGGACTTAGATTAATAAAAGGGGGTGGTTATTGGTATGAATAATAATATGACATTTGCTCTTGCGTATACAACTGACGAAACCAAAATTGAAAGTGCTCTACAAAAAGGCAAAATTGATTCTGGCGATATGATACTTGTTCTTGACAGTACAGATGGCGCATATGGTAACCTTGTTGTTATTAATAAAGATAGCCAACAAGTTAAAGTATCTTCATCTGTTCGTAAGTTTGAAACAGAGCAAAAGGCTACCGAATGGCTGAATCAAATGGTAAATAAACCAGTTGGCGAAATTATTTCAATTTCTAAGAATGGTATTTATATGCCATATATTATTAATGTAGATTCCAGTGGAACTTATATATTTTCTGCTATTAATGGTAGTTTTTCTGGTGTAATTAGTGTCAATGGAAAGTCTGGCGATGTACAGCTAACTACTGATGATATTCCAGATGGTGTTGATACTAAACGTTTCACCAACGAAGATAAAACAAAATTAGATAATGCTATTAATAAAAATGGCGACACCATGAATGGTGATTTAGATATGAATGATAATAGTATTAATAATACTAAATCTGTTCATATCAAGGATGCTGGCACAATGACCAGTGATACAAATAGTGAAATTAGCTTTACCAAGGCTGATTCACAAACTACACTAACTAACATCAATGTAGGCGAACCTACAAAGGACACTCATGCAGCTACAAAAAAGTATGTAGATGATTCTGTGAAAGCAAATGGTGTGCCAACTGCAACTATAGCAGAAGCTGGAAAAGTACTTATTGTAAATGATGATGGTTCTATCGGTTGGTCTGACAATATTGATGCTGGGAATATTAACTAATTATAAGCTTATATTTATTTAAAGGAGAAATGTATTATGGCTACTATTCAACAAAAGCGTGCTTCTGAACTTGCTAAGATTAAGTCTGCTGCTCTAAAGGCTGGCGAACTTGCAGTACTACTGTCTGAGGACGAAAAGGGTAAACTATTTGTAGGCGTTGACGGTCAGGCTGGTACTGCTGTTGCTGTACGTGCTGGTCATGCTGACACCGCTGCAAGTGCTGATGCTGCTACAAAGCTTGCTAATGCGCATAACGTATCTGCAACTGGTGAAGTAACTGCTCCTGCTGTAGCATTTGATGGTACTGGTGATGTTGCTCTAAACGTAACCATCAATGATGGTGCAATCACCAACGACAAGCTTAATGCTGACCTAAAGGGTGCTATTGCTAAGGCTGGTACTGCTGTACAGGCTGTAACTGAGGGCACTACTAACGGTACTATCTCTGTAGATGGTAAAGACGTTAATGTCCATGGTCTCAAGGATGCAGCTTATGAGACTGTTGCAAATCTTAACAAGTACGCAGACGATGCTGCAAAGGCTGTTAAGGATGCAGTTGTCAATACTCTTGAAGCTGCTGATAACTCTGTAACTGTAGCTGGCACTGCTACTGCTAAGACCGTTGGCGTAAAGCTCGACCCAGACGCTACTAATGCTATCAAGCTTGGTGAAGCTGGTCTAAAGGTTGTTATTCCTGCTGCTGCTGAGTACTCTATTGTTAAGGCTGCTGACTCTGGCGATTACGCTGCTGTTTACAATCTAACCAAGGATGGCGAAGTTGTTGGTACTTCTATCAACATTCCAAAGGATATGGTAGTTAAGTCTGGTGAAGTTATTACCAACCCAGACGCGACCCACACTGGTACTTTCCTAGTTCTAACTCTTGCTAATGCTACTGAGGATAAGATTTACATCAACGTTGCTGACCTAATCGAGTACGTAACTTCTGGTTCTAAGACTGGCGATATGGTTGTTATTGATGTATCTGCTGACCATAAGGTAACTGCTACCATTACTGATGGTACTGTAACCAAGGCAAAGCTTGCTGTTGATGTTCAGACCTCTCTTGGTAAGGCTGATTCTGCTGTACAAGCTGATGATATTGCAGAGGGTGCTACCGATGGTACTATCGCTGTTAAGGGTGCTGACGTTGCTGTACATGGTCTAAAGGACGCTGCTTACGTAACTGTTAAGTCTCTAAACGACCATGCAGATAATGCTGCTACTACCGCTGCTGCTGCTGTTAAGGGCACTGAGGCTGACGCTAATACCGCTATCACCGTTTACGGTGCTCGTGCTCTTGCGCAAAAGGGTGTAGACGATGCTGCTGCTGCAAAGGCAGAAGCTGACAAGAAGGTCGCTTCTGTAGCTGCTGCTGACAAGTCCATCGTTGTAGCTGGTACTGCTACCGCTCCTACCGTTAAGGTTGGTATCTCCGCAGCAAATGGTAACGCTCTAACTCTTGGTACTGATGGTCTATTCGTTGCTACTCCTGCTGAGATGAAGGCTGGTAATGGTATCTCCATTGCAAACCATACTGTATCTGCAAAGGTTGTTGCAGCTAACGGTCTATCTGTTGATGCTTCTGGTATTAAGATGGCTGTTGCTTCTGCTAACGTTGCTGGTGCTGTTAAGGGTTCTACCGAAATCGGCGTTGGTTCTGACGGTGCTCTATCTGTTGGTGATATTGATTGCGGTGAGCTTTAATTTTTACTCAAGTACAATAATGTGTTTTTGATATGAGGGGCTTTATGCCCCTCATATTTTTTTATTAATTTTACGGATTTTATAATAATGCATTATAACAGATAATACATTGGAAAGGAGGAAATTATGGCGATTAAACATCATCTACAATTTCTTCGTGCTATTTTAACTAAACTTAGTAAAGGCGTTCTTAAAACAGGTGAACCTTGCTATCTTACTGATAAGAAAAAGTTAGCAATTGGCGATACTACAGAAACAGATGGATATGTACTATGTGCAAGGGATAGTGAACTACAAGCTCTATCATCTAATACTGCTACACATTTTGAAACACTTGAGGGTCAATTAACTAACTATGCTGAAACTGCTAATGGTCATACCATTACTGCAAACGCCGTAGCTATTTCTAATGCAGATGGCAAGCTAACAGCTCTCACAGGTACGCATGGTCAAGTCATTACATTTGATGCAAAGGGTCATCCTGTAGCAACTACTATGCAATCTGGTGGAGTGAAGAAGTATTCTACAACTATTGGTAATGGTTCTTCTACTTCATACACTGTAACTCATAACCTTGGTACTTCTGATATTTGTGTAAGTGCAGTGCAAGTAGCTTCCAATCAGAATGTATGGATTCAGTATACTATTAATAATACAAATAGTATCACACTGACATTTGCATCAGCAATTGCATCTAATTCTATTAAAATTGTTGTTATGGGTTAATTTTATTTAATTATATATTTAATGAGGTGATAAGATGGCTTTACAAGATAAAGTTATCGAAGAAGCTGAAAAGTGGGTTGGTTATCTTGAAAAGGCATCTAACTCTCAGCTCGAATCTAAAACTGCAAATGCAGGATATAATAATTACACTATCTTTGCTAAATGGTACAAAGAATATTTTGGTGAAGATTTCCAAGCTCAACCTTGGTGTGCTATGTTCGTATCTGATATGATTTATATTGGATGTGGCAAAAAAGAAGTTATACCACATTTTGCTTATTGTCCAGATGGTGTGAACTGGTTTAAGCGCAATGGTCTATGGAAAACTTCTAATCCACAGCGAGGTGACGTAATTTTCTTCCGTGGTTCTGATGGTCTTGCTTGTCATGTTGGACTTGTATCAAGTGCAAGTTCTGAAAAAGTTGTAACTATTGAAGGAAACACTTCTTCTCAAGAGGGTGTTGTTGCTAATGGTGGCTGTGTCGCTAAGAAATCTTATAGTATTTATTATAGCAGAATTTTAGGCTACGGTCAACCCCCTTATGCAAAATATGAATCTGCCAAACCAACTACTCCTACAAAACCAGAAGTAAAGAAAGAAGATGAAGAAATGGTCACTGAAAGGACTATTGTAATTGATGGCAAGAAGTGTAAAGTTCACGCCATTGCTAAAGATGGCTACAATTATGTAAAACTACGCGATTTTGGTCTTGCTGGTTATTCTGTAAAATATGAAGATAATTTACCGAAAATTCAAGCTCCAAATACTCGTGTTGTTGATAAAATTGATGACACTCTTGCAAAAGAATTAAAAGAGAAGTTTGGTATTGAAGATAAAACTATCGAATATATTTATAAATATATTTGGGGAGACGCTCTTGTAGAGAAACTCCTTAAATAATAAAATAGAGGATGTATTGATACATCCTCTATTTTTTGCCTTTTTTAATTTTTATCTTCAAGGTCATCAATAAACTTAACAATCTTTTTTGTACAATCTTCGCATACTTCTGGATACTTTCTTGTCAATGGGGCATAGCCCATTTTATGTTGTCTGACAATTGAAACACAATATACATTTAGTTCTTCAAGTGAAGTTAATTCTTTACCACATACATCACAAAATGTTTTAGTCATTTATATTACCCTTTCAAAATCTCATTAAACCAGTAATAATTATCATTGTGTCCACTCGGAATAGCAAAAATAATTTTGTTAAAATTATGAGTTTCTAATTCTTTATTAAAAATAGTTGCTACTTCTCGTGGGTCTTGACCAAATACGCCACAACCGAATGCACCAAGAATTAATGTATCTACATTATTATATTCTGCAACATCAAGTACAAACTTAATACGTTGTTGAAGTGCAGTAGAATTGCTTGCTTTATCCATTCTACGATACTTATATGCAGCATAATAATTTGGTGCAGCACAAGTAATTATATCACAACAAACTGATTTTTGATTTTTGAAAAATCTAATGTTTTTAGTGTATAGTGCTCTGTTTGTATATAATGCATTATTCTTATGTTCGTTATTATATGCATAATAACTATTGCACTCTGTTAAAACATTATATAGATATGACGCATGACAAAGACATTCTTCTTGTGCAGTACTACCACTAATGAAACACCCACCAGCGTTTTTATAACTTGCAAAGTTTAATGCCGCTACTCTACCTTCATTATAATGATTAAAAATAGAGCTTACAGTATCAGTATCTTCTATAATAATCGCATTGTCAAGATGTTTATTATTTTTATAATCAGACACTTCATTTGTGAAGCATTTTGTATTATTAATGCATTCTTGAATTTCGGATTGATATTTATTTTCCATCTTCTGTGTATGTAACACAGCACGTTCTGCCATTTTTTCTTTGTTTGTCCAATAACTCATTCAATATATTCCCCTTTATGAGTACTTCACAATATTTTCAACAATATATAATGCAGCTCGTATTACACTATTAATATTATTCACTACATAATCTGCTTCGAGACTTTTAAATGCTTTATGGTCATTTATCAGTCTATTAATAGCAGATGTAAAACCATCACCGCGACCTAACATTCTAAAAAATCGTGTATGTAGCGGTGCTGTAATATTAATAATAATAATCTTTTTCTTCCCATGATAATGAGACTTAAAATAATCAATGCCAGCAGGGTCGATAATATAAAAATCATTATTTTCACACTGCTCTTGTGTAGCCCAATATCTATAATTATTAAATCGTGTATATGCTACAATATCTTTTGCCATATTAAAATCTTTATCAGTAACAAAAATATGCGTATTTTCATCTGGTGTACGCATTGGTCGTGTTGTATAAGAAATCACCTTTGTATAATTAAATAATTCACAGACCTTATTAATAACTGTATCTTTACCAGAGCCAGATTTACCAACAATCAAATATAATGTATCGTTCAATGATTATTCCCCCTTTTCACACAATTCAATCCATTTCAACCCTTCTTCTATATCTGGACAATTCTTTTCAACCCATTCATAATATTCTTCATCTGTCTTTGCAAGGATTAAAGCGTTTTGAATTTGATTGAACCTGTTTTTTAGAATTTCCATATCATTACGGATTTCTTTAATTGAATTTATGATATAATTATACAGCTCCTTATTCTGAATCATTAACTTCGCCATCCTTAATAGTTATACGTAATTCTACATATCGACCATCTTTAAGTTTCCATTCCCAACCACTTGATGTTGCTTTTGAACAACTAAATCCACCAAGTAAATCAGAAACCATATAATCCCTAACTGCTTCGATTGCTTCATCAGTCACTTCTGATTTATTCTTCCACAAACTTTTGTTACGTGGTTCAAGAGTTCCTGCATAAATTCCAAAAGCACCACAACCTACATGATATTCAGCCATTGTCAGCCCTCCTGTTCCATGCTTCTTTTGCCTGTGGATAGGTGTTATAGCAAGGGATTTGTGCGTGACACTTCTCGCAAATGATATAAGGTCTAAAATATAGGTATTCCACCGAGATTCTGTTGCTCCCGCAAAACGGGCAAGGTTTCAGTTCATCCATTTAATATCACCTCTTTTGCATAAAAAAATACAACTCCTTTTATAGTATATTATAATTATACCACAAAAGGAGTTGTATGTCAAGTAAATATTTATATTAGAGGATGTTTCTCATAGTAGTATTTCTTGCTTGTTTAGATTTTGCTTTTGTCCAAAATTCATTGCGAATTTTATATTTAACAATACAGTCTGACTGGAATTTCCTCATAGTAGTTTTAAATAGTTGTGCAAGATTAGCACCATATGTTTTTGGTTCTCGCATATGAATTTGTTCACCATCATTTGGGACTGTAATATAGAATACTACTGGTCTGTTCTCATCAGCAATATGAATAAATTCAACACCTAATTCTTTCCATGTAATATAGATTGCTTTTCCCATGATATTATCCATATTTATTCTACCTCAATTAAATCATCTTCAAAAAACATCCACTTAGGAGAAGATATATCTTCATTAAGAATATACATCTGTGTATATTTACCATAAAGAGAAGCAGTGAACACTGTATTTCTATTAGCATTAATAAATTCTCTAAATTTCACTGAATTGTGATTGCTAAGTAGTTTGTCTACATTAATAAGTACTTTCTTTCCATCTAACATATATTATACATCACCTTTCTATATTAGTCAATACATAATTCATAACTGTCAAGCCACCATTGCTTTTTATCTTGGTATTTTTCTGGTCGTACTTTACCCGCAATGATAATATCACCTTCATTAAAACGATAATATTTCTGGTATGTTCCTTCAAGAACCCACCATTCACCATCGATACCACGACCAATAGAATGCGTTGTAATAATACGACACCATGCCTTACCCGCATGACGACCCTTCTTAGCAATGATAGGACGCATACTTGTAATAAATAACTTCTTTCTATCTTCATCCAAACCAGTTGTTAGATTAATATATCCAAGAAATTCTTTCTGCCATGCAATACGGTCTTTAAAAGAAAATTCTTTAATATCCATACAATCTAACAATTCTGATAGTTCTTTAAAAATTTCTACACATCCACTTGCTTTAGTCTTTTTGATATTTACTTTTTCAATATCATTATCAACTTCTGCAATGCGTGTAACTATTTTCCAAATCGTATCACTATTGATTTTTGCTCTATTAATAACAGAAATGTCTCCCTGTTTAAACATATCAAATAGCTCTACATACTTCATAAGTTTTTTAATATTACCAAATTCTTTAAAGAAATTTAGCTTTATTAATAAATCAAGTTGACGAGAGTTGACAGAAGTCTTATTCTTGATTGAACGTAGTACTTCAAAGAAATTGTCATATTGCTGTTTACCAATTAAAAATAATTGTTCAGATACTTTTTCGTTCATGTATTTAATGCTTGACATTCCCTTATATACAATATGCTGATTACTATTAAATGAATATTCGGCATGACCATATCTAAAAATTGGTTCTTCAATTTTAATATTACGGTCATTGGCTAATTTTGTACCATTGATAATATCATCATCATTCTTTGCACAATTTAAAAATGCACAAATAAAGGCTTCTGGATAATGATAGCGTAAATACCCACATAAATAACCAAGCATACAATAGGCGATACTATGGTTATAACCGAATGAATACGAACTTGCATCTTCAATAACCTTTAAGTAATCATTTGCTTCTTTTTCTGCTTCGGAACGAGGTTTATCAGAACCATTACAATACCCTTCAAGAATTTTTGGCATCCATTCGTCAATAACTTCTTTTCTTTTCTGACCAATCGCACGCCTTACTGTATCAGCAGCAGAACCACTCAGACCACATATTTGTTGCAAAAACGCGATAATATCTTCTTGATATACAAGATAACCAAGGTTATTTTCAAGAAGTTTATCAATACGCGGGTCAGGATTGTGCTTGATTATACGATGACTTAAATCTTCTCGATATGATGCACCAGATGGTCTAATCATAGCATTGACCAATGACATATCAAACAAATTATGAGCATTCATAGTTTTTAAAAGCTGACCAGCGTATGCAGATTCATACTGGAATATTGCAGTGTTATCATTATTAATACTATCCCAAACAGCTTGGTCATTCCAATCTACTTCATGCATACGTGGGAAGTTTTTACCAATAGATTGATAAGCCTTTTTAATAACACCGACTGTTTTCACTTTATTGTTACTACAATTTTGTTTATTGTATAATATTTAAAAGATATTCCGTTAAATTGTCATCCAATGGTATATCATATTTAATACGTATAAGTTGTATATTATGTTCTATTAATAGTTTCTCTTTCAACTTATCGCGGTATATTGCTTTTTCAAAATTCTCTTTTGTATGATGGATGTATTTTACATATTGATAATGCTGTTTGCCATCATATTCAATCGCAATATTTTTCTCTGGAATATAAAAATCTAAGAACATATTATATCCTGTATCTGATACTAACCAATCGAACGTTGCTTCGGTTTGAAAGCTAATATTATATGATTGCAGAACATTATATATAAATTCTTCTCCGTAACTAAATAATGAATGTTGATATTTATCTACACCAATTATATCCATTAGATTTTTCCATGTGCCAAATAATCTATCTGTAACCTGTTGGCTATACTTACCATTTTTACGATATATATTAGATGAAATACATCCGTATTTATGATATACATGCATTACATCATCAATAACATCTTGTTGCGTAGCATTTATTTGAATGTTTGGTTCTATACCTAATTCTTTATATAAATTTGTAAGTCCACCAAACAATCTGTTAATAGAAGAAGCATGTATACCATTATCCAAACATATTTTTTTGGATAATTTACCATATTTGTTATATATTTCTGTACATTGCTCTATTATATAATCCTTATCAATTGCAAGACCGTGTTGATAATTTAATTGATTATCTGAACAAAATTTTTGTATTCCATGAAATTTTAATAAATACCAATCGTAGCTGATATTACCAAGAGGACGTTCTAAATAAATTACACTGCGATTTAAATATCCATATTTATCATGAACAAATAACAATGCGTTAGCAAAGCGTTCGTTGCTAATTAAATCTTTCATATTTATCACCTCCTTTATATTATAATATAAAATATTATACAACAAAATTGCGAGGTGGTCATTTCTGCCACCTTCTCATGCTTTCACATAAGAACAGACTGTATCATTTTCGATGGGTTTTGATATATTATTACTAATATATCAATCAGGTTTTGCCTGTCAGTCGTTGAGGGTGAACTTATCTTCCCTGCTGATTGCCCAATCCTTAAACTGTTTCGACTACAACGACTACAAAACGCTGTAGGTGCATTAAGGCTCTAAGGGGTTTCCAGCATACAACCATCTTTTACTTGGTCTATTATGTCAAACCAAGAACATCATATTTTATTAGTCCAACTTCATGTGCGGCATCCATATCCAGTTGTAATACAATGCTACCATCATTATACATAATACCATAACTATCAGATAATGTAATTGGGCTTGCAATGAGACCCGCAGGGTGCTGAGAAGCACTAATTTTTACATCGACAATACCATCCATATAATAACATAGCTCTGGATATTTTTCACGACACTTCTGTTCATCTGATTGCCATAATTTTTTAATTGCACTAACATTTTTTAAAGAATACGGATTATTTAACTTATCGTTAAACTTATCAATTGCTTTAATTTGCTCGTTAATTGCATCAATTTGTGCTTTGCGTTCTTCTTTAGTCAATGCACTATGTTGGATTTTGCGCTTTTGAATTTTTAGTTCTTTAGTATCTTTACCGTTCTCATTAACCCATTTACGAGCCAGAGCACGACCAATATCATCAATAGCACCTAACGCCTGATTAGTACCAAGAGCAAATACATGTGCTGTTTTAGTTATACCAATACGTGTAATAATACGTCTGAATACTTCATCTCTATCTTCCTCATACACGTCAATATCTATATCACCAGCTTCTACACGATTTTCATTGCAGAAACGCGAGAAGATAGTATGCCATACTAATGGGTCAACATCAGTAATATCTGTAATATACGCACAACATGAACCAACAGCAGAACCACGACCCGCACCAAATGGTATACCATCATTACGAGCATCACCAATAAAGTCACTCATTGATAGCATAAATCCAAGCATACCAACCTTTTTAAATACAGTTAGTTCTTCGTTAATTCTATCAACATACTCTTGTTTACGTGATTTATCAATAATTCCCTGTTCGATTTTTTGGTCAAGTCGTACCCAACAACGATTTACAAATTCTTTTTCGTCTTCTTCTTTTGATTTAGAAATAGGGTATTTAAAGCTTTTATCAAGTTCAAAATCTTCTACGCTATCAGCAATAACATTTGTGTTGCTGAGTGCGATTTCGATTTCTTCTTCTGATAAAACTCCCTGTTCTCTAAACATCTGAACAAGTTCATCATAGGTCTTTAAGGTAAGGTCAAAAGTATCTTCTTCCAGAAATTCAATTCCTTTTGCAATCTGCATAATGGTACGACATTCAGCGGCATAACTATCAAAACTATGTGTATCAGTGCCACACACAATAGGTTTGTGATATGTCTTTGACATATTCAACAGCCATCTATTAAATTCTTTTTGGTCATTAGAATTAACATGTGGCTGAACTTCAAGATAATCATAACGATAAAAAAGTTTAGTGAACCACTTGTCTTTATTATTAATATTAAATGTAATATCTTCCATATCAGCAGAAATATTTTTTGTATTAATAATAAGATTGTGAAGATAATCATCACACTTTTGAATATCGGCTGCAATCAATTCTGGTTTACGTTTCTTTTTACGTACAGTTGTTTCACCGTTAAGTTCTGCAATAAACTTTTCTTTATTAGATTGCCACTGTAGGATTTCTGCTTTAATTGATTCTATTTCTGCCTTATAGTCCATTACTGTGCGTTTCCAAGACCACAATGGGCTGGCTAGGCAGGAGCTTGATATAATGACATTATCACTAATTTTCGATGCTTCTTCAAAAGAAATACGTGGCTTATAATACATATGATTATCGTCATTAGCCATACTTACTAATGAGTTAATTTCTTTTACACCCTCGTAATTCTTTGCAAGCAGGATAATGTGATAATTATCACGTTGTTTTTGCTTTACTTCATTCCATTGATAAGTTTTATCTTTATTTTCTGTAACTTTCATACGAGTATGATAAAGTTTTTCTGTTAAATAAAGCTCAACACCGTGAATATATTTAATACCTTTTTTATCACAATATTCTTTCTTAGAAGTCCAATTGTATAAAACACCTTAAATAACTAACCATGCTCAGTCGTGCAAATTGACTGTTGACCATGCTCGACCGCCCAATCTACATATCGTTCAAATTTTGTAGTTGAATCAAGCAATGAATAGTCAGAGTGCAAATGAATGAGCGTATAATTGTTAGTCATTTAATCACCACCTTTCTTATCTTATTATATACATATTATATCACATATTAACAAAAAAGTCAATAGTAATTTTGTTTATCATTACCATTGACTTTTTATAATATTAAAATTTAATATTGGTCGCACTCAGCAGAATACGATACAATTTTTGGAATAGTTGCAAGAACATCTTTTCTATTACATAGCAAATTCTTTTTAATTGCATCTGAATAATTAATATTAGATGATTTTTCCCAAGAAAACTGTTGATATAGTTCTTCATTAGTAGAATAAATTCTACGTGTTGCGGTATCATACATTAATTTACAAGATTTGCCAGCAGCTTGTGTTGGTCTATCTTTAATAATTTGACATTCAATCGAATATCCTTCTTCATCATCTGTTAAACGTTTGACAGCAATTAATCGGTGACAAAGGTTTGACAACTCACTTGCACCATGAAGTGAATAAATATCCAAATCCTCACCAGCGGCTACTTTTTTTGGGTGAGAAACGCAAGAAATATTTACATTATGCGTATTTGTAAAGTTCATTAATCTTGTAATGAACTTCTTTTGTTGCTCGTATTTATTATCCACACCCGCAGTAGTAAAATCAATAGTCATCAAATTATCAATAACAAATGTATCACAACCATACTTCCTATATGCTGTTTCCATTGCATCAACTAAATCTTCTTCTGACGTAGCCAATTCATTTTCAGCAGAATATAAAATAATATTATCGTGATAATATTTTCTAATAGCAATTTCTGCTTCGTCTGTTACAGTAAATGCTTTACGAGCACTCTTTTCACTATCCCAAACACGTAAATGATTTAATCCTGCCAATGGTGACATAATCCAGTCAAGTAATTGACCTTCTGATAATTCACCACTAAATACAAACACTCTATGACCCTGTTCTATTGGCGCGATAATAGATGTTAAATTACACAATGAACTCTTACCAGAGCCAGCTCTACCTGTGTATATAGTAAAACATGACATTAAATTACCAAATAAAATATCATCCATACCTTTTAAACCAGTCGATACCTTTTCAACATCTTTAATATCTGTAATTTCACAGTCCATTAAGTATTTTAGATTTTTGACAGGAATTTCTTCTGCTCTATTAATAAGTTCAATAACCCTTTGTTTACCACAAGCAAGTAAAATATTATTTGCATCAGTCTTTCTAATTCCTTCACGACCAAACTGCGCATAATAATCTTCTACCATCTGTTCATCTTCTGACGTAGGTTTGACAATCTTACATCTGTATTCGCCAAGACGAGGAATAATCTTATTTAATCCTTCTTGTCCTGCGGTGTCATTATCAAACCAAAGAATCAAAGTTTGAAAATTTTGTAAATAATCGTAATTAAACTCTACCCAGTTTAAACTTCCTGCACCATTTGGAACAGAACATACATTTGTATATCCAGATTCAATAATAGATAATGCATCTAATTCTCCTTCTGTAATGGTCAGAGGTTCAAGGTAATCAAGTTTTTTTACATTATATAGAATTGGAACTGTTGACGCATCTTTTTGAAACCACATTTTGGCTTCACCTTTATGTAATTTATGAGAAGCTCTATATTTTACACAAAGTAATTTATTGTCCAAATCACGATATTCAAATGTGATATTACCATAATTATCTTCTTTCACTTCTGCGTAATCAATAGTTTGTTTACTAATTCCGCGCATATTAAGATATTTAATAGAATGTTCTTCTGTTGGTTCATGTTCTGGATGTGGATATTTATAATTAGCAAACCAATCAGTTCTACCACCATCAAATGGTTTATATCCGTAAGTATTTACTTCCATATGAGCCATACGGAATAATTCATTTAATGCTTCTTTATGAGAACCAGTTTTATCTACAAGCACATTAACAATATTATATGTTTTATTGCATCCAAAGCAATTATGGGTCAAAATAAACCCGTCAAGCGCAAATGATTGCGTAGATGTTTCACAACAATATACATCGTCAACAACGCCTGTATTTTCAACTGATATAATCTTATATCCAAGCGAAGCAGGATATTTTCTTATACGTTTAAACTGTTTCTCGCTTAAAATGAGAAAATCATCTGGTAATGTTGTTGATACAATTCTCATCGTATATAATGTATAGTTTTTAGTATATGTAACACATCCCCCATTTGATTTTGGAGTACGAATAGTAAAACCGATTGGATATGTTGCAATATTAAGGTGAATGCATATATTCTGTATCTCCTTTAAATCGTCTAATTTAGACGAACTAAACAATATAGAATCATCTGAACAATTTCCATCAGTTAAAAACGCGCCAACTAAAAAACTATATAAATAATTGTCATCGTATTCTTCGATTGATGGCACAGACTTCATGTTTGTATTTGACTTATATATTGCTGTTCCAAAATATTCTTTACTTTCGTTGTGTTTATGTTGATAAAACTTGATATTATCAAATAATTTTAATCCAATTGCGTATTTGCGTTTTGTATACAATCCTATTGAATAAACAGAATCCCCATTTTTACGTTGAGCTGCCCTATATCCATCCCCATAAATAAAACCATGTCGCAATCCATCTTCGTCAATGCTATATTGCTGTTTTTGTGGCAATATCGAACGTAAAAATCTTGGATGTTTTTTGCCGACATATTTATATAATTGCTCTGTTGTTACTGTGTTCGTAGACTGACGCAAGAACCATTCGTGGTCTTTAGTAGTATATATTTCCTTAATCTTCCCATGTGACATAAGAGTTAATTTATATATAGTATCTTGTCCGCAAAAAACAAATTTAGTCTTTTCCCATTCTCCATTACCGTTCAATACATAGACATCTTTATCAATAATATCTTGAATGGAGAATACTCCATTATTAGTGATTACCTTTGTGTCTTTACGAAAGCAATGCGCGTTTTTAGTCTTAGGATTCCATACAAATGATGGTGTATTTTCTTGATGAAAAGGGCAACAGCATTTACCATCTTTAAAATGAATATTAAGATGTTCTTCAATTAAAGGGATTGCATCGTCACCTATGATTTTTACCGCTTCATACACTTTGTCTACAAATTCATCGTGCTCTAAATATTTTTGCAATGCAATCACTCCTTATTAATACTACTCACACAACTCACAACGCCCAAGCAAGCAAAATGCATTACAATAAAATGTTCCTACATTCGCATCAAATGTAATTGCATTTCTAATTTGTTTAACAGTATCATCAAACCAATCTAACGCTTCTTGCATTGAATCTTTATTAAATTCAATATAAATTGGTTCTCCACGCAACATATTAAACATTAATACATCTGGATATGTACCATATAGGCTTTTACATGCCCAAGCATACAAATACAATTGTCGCGCATAATGTGCTTGGTCTTTCTTACTTTTAAACTTCTTTTTTGATTTATGGTCTAATACAATTAGTTTATTATCATTATCTCGAAAAATCAAGTCAATTTTACCAGTAATAGAATAATCATTATATGGTAGATGGAACTCTTTTTCTACGTCTACAATCGTTTTACAATTAGGGATGCCAGTGAAATTCTTTAGATACTCAAGACAATCGTTATAATATAATCCATACATATCTTTAGAAAATGTTTCAGACATTTGTAATCGCATAGTAGAAACTACTTGCTTATCAAAATTTTCTTCATAATACGGTACAAGCTCATCTAATTGCATATTACCTTTTTCATATTCTTCTAAAATATGGTGCATAAATAATCCGCATTCTGTAATGCCATGACTATCTGGCACTTCTTCATCAAGATATTTACGCATATATGATAAAGGGCAATCTTCAAATCTGGTTAATTTACTATATGAATATTCTTCTATATTAATCACGACCTTTATGATAAAAGGGTGGTGGATTTACCACCACCCTTATTATTTAACGATTAGAACGGACAGTCATCATCCATGTCCTCGTCTGGCTCAACAGATACAGTTTCCTTAGAACTCTTAAAATTACGTGGTGCTTCGTCATCAGAAGTCTCACGCTCATTCTCTGCTTTGCTACCAGTCAGGAAGATATTATTGACGCGGAAACGGATAGCAGTGCGCTTTTCACCATCCTCAGTCTCCCAGTGCTGTTCGTCATAAGTAGCTTCTACAGCAATCTGCTGACCCTTCTTAACATACTGCTCAAGAGTGTCAACCTGACGATTCCATGCTACAAAATTCGGGAATACGGCATGGCGATTCTCGCCAAAACCAACATCGCCAGCCAGAGTGAAATTACATACCTTAGTGCTCTCATTGATATTATTTACTTCAATATCACGAACAAGACGACCAATAAAAGTGAAAGAATTGTTTACCATTTGTATTAACCCCCAATTAAATATTGTTTAGTGCGTTTAGTACATCATGTGCTACAGTAGCATCCTTAATAATACGGTAATCAGCTACGTGCTTACCCTTGCTATTAATAACAAACTGCTTGATAGTGTCTGCAATTAGACCACGAACTACGTCACGACTATCATCAGTAGCATTATTAATCATTCCATCTACAGTTTCACGGATGGCTTCAATAAGCTCCTTAACGTCAGTATTAGAATCTTCTTCATCTTCTGTTACTACAGTTGCTACTTCTGCTACTGGCTCAACCTTAGTATTTACAGCCGCACCACTATTTGCCCACTTGATAAGATTTACACCATCAAGCTCAGTTAGTGGCTTATCAACTGTACGACCCTCAAATAGATGAGAGTTATCCTTATCTGCGTTAGCAGCGTGTGTCTGGTTATCAATCATGAAACAGCAAGTGAACTCATAATCAAAACCTTCACGCATATCAGAGCCTACTCCAAGCTTACGAATGGTTTTCTTGCCCTTATCGTCAGTATCAATTTCCCAAGCTGTACGACCACGAGCACAGCAAATAATATGTGCCTTGCTGTTTACAATGGTACGCTTAAACTCATTCCAAATTGGCTGTACACGACCCCAATCCTTAAATGTACCGCCCATCTTCTGCTGTTGAGCTTTCATAGAATCCCAAGCAGGAGTAGCAGAATCAATGATAAGAATTGGTTCTACACCAGTGTCCTTAATAGCCTTTTCGGTAGTGTAATTAATCCAATCAATGTAATACTGAGTGGTAAAATCTTCCTGCTTCATCATCTGGTCTTTACGAGGTGAAATCTTATATGTAAACTCATCTGCGTAATAACGACCACGAGAACTCTCTGTATTAAGCATGATAATTAGTGGACGCTTACCCTTGATTTCCTCAATTTCGTCTGCCATACCTGTTGCGAGCTTTAGTGCTGAATAGCTCTTACCAGAACCACTCGAACCAGTTAGAAAAATCTTAACATACACATCTTCACGTACAGCAGATTCAAAATTAAAATCATACTTTGGCATTATTTATATTCTCCTTCCTAATATTAATCAGATGTTACTTCTGATGCTTCTTCAAAGTGCTTACGTCTGTTATTACGACAAGTTGCACAACGCTGTGGAACAGTGCCGAACTTCTGTACAAAATATACTACATCGTTATCTGGTACAATAAAAATTCTACCACAATTCTTGCAAATCTTGTACATTACATGACGATACGGAGCAAATTCAGGCTTAAAATCCTTTTCTGCTTCTTGCACTTCTGGGGCTGAACTTACTACTTTTGTTTCTTCTGACATATTTTTGTCTCCTTTTGAAAAAATATAAAATCAAACTATATTTATATTATAACATACTGGATATAAAATGTCAAGTGTTTTTTGAAAAATTTTTAAATAATTTGTTCAACGTCATTATACAACAAAGTAAATTTTGTAGCACCATCAATAATGGCATAAATGTCGTTATGATAATGACCACAGTACCAGTTTCTATATTGCACTTCATTAGATACATCATCTAAGAAATGTGTTAATCTATTTTGTGGATAATCAGTATATCCAAACAAATCTTGTGCCCAATCAGGAGCGCAGTGTGTGATAATAGCGTCAAATTTCTTATCACTATTATTAATGGCATTTTTAAGATTTCCAAGTTGAGTTGCAGATGGTAGTTCCTGTTCCCACCAATCTACATTTTCAACACGACACTCTTTATCATGACTTTCTGCTCCACCTATTGCAAGAATTTTCTTATTATTAATAGTGTAAATTCCGTTCATTAGATGATAAACCTTATTACACAAATAACGTACAGTAATGCCATCCCAATTGTAATGAGGTAGCTTGTTCAACAGGTTGTAATTTTCATGGTTTCCTGCAATAAATAGTGTTGTAAAAGGTCGTTCTGAATACCACCTACGCCATTCCATTTCAGATTGAGATTCAGACCATACAAGACCAAAATCACCACAGATAATTAATACATCGTCAGAGTTTAAATCTGGTCTTTTGCTAAATTCAATCACTTTATCAATGTCAATAGTACCGTGGGTATCTCCTGTTACAAACACTCTACCATTCATGGAACAATCACATCCTTTCCACATATCGGGCATGTGATGGTATATTGCCATCCATTATATGAATAATAAATACCATATTTACCTACTTCTGCTGGACAATACTTTCTTACTTTGTCGGCATCAATGTATTCTAAAATACTATGACAATTCTGGCAAGTTACTTGTTTAACACGTCCATCTTTAATTACTTTAATCATTATTGAGCACCAACTCTTTATGATGATTATACCAATTGATACAATTAGTAATATATGAACACTGTTCATTATATTCACGTAATGCTTTCATACTTCTATTAATATTTTCTGGTTTCTCTGGATATTCTACATCTGGCTGTTCTGATTTGCAGCCATACCATACCTTACCATCACGGACAGACACTTCATTAATAGGGTTGCCTTGCAGTACTTTGTCGAATGCTTTGAGATATTGCTTTCTACATTCTGGTGCATACCCTTTTCGTTTAAGATATACACAGGCTTCTTGTAATGAATAATCATGTTCAGATTTATTATTTACGCATTCAAGGCTAAATCTTTTAAATACAATATATTTTTGACATTCTTCCCATGTTTGAAAACATTCAGAATCATAACGAATATATGTTAATGGTTCTTCATTTTTAAGATAATCATTATCATGAGAATTAAATTCCGTTGTCATGATATATTCATTGCCATCTTTCTTCATAGTATTATTCGTATGAGGATAGCAATTCTTACGTTCTTTTAGAACTAAATCACCACTACAAAGATATTTATAAATACTATCTTTATCTCGTGTAAGATATGGCAACGTTTTATCACAAAACCACCTATCTTCCACTTCATATGGTATATGCCAATACCAATACGGCGATTTATCCACTTCTTTACATTTCTTACGACCACTCACAGACTTAACTTCATACCACGGTTTACCATTGATATAAGTTTCTCTATTAGGTACTAGCATATGCAAAGTACCATCATCTGTGCGATAACACGCTGTTGGAATTGGATTTTTACTCAAATAATATACATTTGTTGTTTCAGTTGGTGTATATAAAATGTTATCCTTTTCAAATTCCATATTTATTTCCTCTGGCAATTTAGTAAAAGCTTTGCTTTGTTTTCAATCCACTTGTCGTATGTAAAATCCATACCAGTCGAACCATCAAAATTTTCAAATTGGTCAGCGTAGATTACTTTTTCAGCAATATCTGGATATGCCTTTGAGATAATACATAGCTCTTTCGCCCAAGATGACCACTGTGAATCACTAACAATGTTATCATCGAGTTTATAATAAATATAACTATGCACTAAAATCTGCAATCTCCGCTGTTGAATTTTACATGCAACACGATAACTTTCTTCTGTCTTAAACTTTGCTTTTGTAACAAATTTCGTGTTCATATCCTACTCCATTATGTTAATTTGTGTAGAAACCGCCCCAATACAATACGCCAAACTCAATCATAAATGCAACAATGGATGTTAGCGTATTGTATTCTTCCCCGCAATTCTTTGTCCATACACTAAGATTATGAAGAATCAACCAAAGTGTAACAATAATTTGCGGAATGCCAAAATGTAAATTCATATATATCCCTTACTTTCCACTACTGCCGAATCCGCCATCCCCACGCTTAGTTTCGGTAAGATTTTCTACTTCTTCAAACTTTGCCTGATGATAGTTTACAAAAGTAACCTGTGCAATACGCTGACCATTCTCTACTACGCGAGGTTCATCAGAATCATTATGTAGAGCAACAATATATTCGCCACGGAAATCGCAATCTGCATATCCTACACAATTAGCAGGACGTAGACCTTCCTTAGTAGATAGACCAGAACGTGCATAGATAAGACCCGCAAAACCATCTGGCAGTTCAAAGGCAACACCAGTACCAATCTTTACAGTAGTATGTGGGTCAATAACAACCTTATCACAATCAATTAGATGAGCATATAGGTCTGCACAACCCGCCTTTTCACTACCATATGTTGGAATAACAGAATCATCATATAGCTTCTTTACCTTAATACGAATAGAGCTAATCGTCATCTGTTCAAATACCTGTGCCGCGATAGAAGCCACAAACTGACCAAAATCTACCATCTGTCCACCGCCCATTAGTGGATTACCCTGTGAATCTGCAATAGTAGGCTTACCGCCATTTGGAATAATTAGACCCATGTTATATATCTCCTTTAATCATTAAAATTACTCATTACAATATAAACCAGTTTCGTCTACGATTTTACAATCTGTGTACCCTTCTTGTGCTAACGTCATACCAAGCTTTACAGCGTTAATAAAATCCTGTTCATCGAACAAATCACGACCAATAACCGCATCTTCTGGACATTCATTTAAATTCCATACAGAAAATACCATATTGTCATTACTGTCAAACACACTTACGCCAACTGCAAAATCATCTTCGTCAGTCTGATACTTAGCTTGAAAATCATACGTCTTTCTGTTCATCGTCCTTCACGCTCCAATTCACAACAATATCTACATGACATAGTAGAATATATAGTAACGCACATATTACCTTGACTGATAATGAATTATTCAATACCATTCCATAACAATATAACGCCATAAGAAGCAGCTTAATTGTTCTCAAAACAGATGGCAAATATATCTTAATATTAATAATCGGCGTAATCACACTCACCTCTTTCTTTTACTGTATTAATATTATATCATACTATTTGTAAAATGTCAATAGAAAATAAAAAGAGAGTGGAAAATTTTCCACTCTCTTAAATATTATGTTTACTTTACGAGATATACGTTACGATACTGAATGCCCCAAGAATCAGCCTGACCACACGGAACGAGTAGGTCAAAACGGTTTGAACCCTTAATTGCACCACCACAATCCTGCATAGACACTGTTCCCACCCCTTCAATATAGAACTTTGTACCATATTTCCAATATGATGGGTCAGCGGCTACAATAGACCACTCGTTACCGTATAGACTACGACCAGTAGCAGTTACGCTACTACCGCCATTTTCTGATGGACTTGGCGTATATGCGGTAATCTTAAATTTTCCGAGCAGTACACGGTTTCCCTGCTCCTTCTTTTTCTTTTCTTCCTCAGCCTTTTTCTTGGCAGCTTCTTCAGCAGCTACTTCATTCTTGTACTGGGCAGTAAGTGAATTATACTGCTTTACAAGCTCATTATAATTATCACTGGCATCATTCCATAGTACCTTTGCTGACTGAATTACTTCATGGTCATCGTCAGCACCAGTAGAACGAACCGCTTCTGCATGAGAATGCGCATAATTCATGTAAGACTGATAAGTTTTCATCTGCGCAGTTACATCATCAATCTTAGCCTTTGTATCAACAGAAGCAGCACCAGCAGTAATAGAACCTACTGCCATAATACTAATACAGGAAATCACCAAACGCTTCATCTTATTATTAATAAACATAAATAAATTACCTCTTTCTAATTTTCGTCACTTATTTCTTACGACTATTCTTCACATATTAGATAAATCTAATATATTATTTTTCGTGTTCAGAACATCGCTTCTACGATTAGAAATTAGCATTTCAGCCAATTTCAAACCTGATGTATGAATAACATCGGTAGAATTAAACTCATGTTGGCTACATGAGACATACGATTAATAAAACCCACAAATAAATTGAACACGTTTTGTGTTATTTTATTACTTCGTCAGAGAAGTAATATCCATCATGTTACCTTCGCCCATTACAGTAGGTAGTTTGCCATCCCACTTTTCAATGAACTTAGACATGAGCACTTCATCTGTAGCAGATTCTTGAATTAGCTTATTAGACTTTGCTTCTGCTTCGGCTTCTACAACCTTCTGCTCTGCAACAATCTTAGCCTTTGCAAGATTCTGCTGTTCTGTCTTAACTTCCTGTTCAGCGGTAGTTTTCTTTTCAATGGCATTATTAAATTCAGCAGTAAATCCCATATTAAGGATATTCATTTCTGCAATATTAATACCATAAGGAGTCACCTTTTTAGTTAAAGACTCCTTAATAATATTAGTTACTTCTGCACGATTAGTAATAAGCTCTTCTGCTGTATACTTTGCAAAAGCCGCCTTAACACTTTCCTGTACCGCAGGACGAATTAGAATTGTATCCCAATCCTTACCTACAGTCTTATAAAGAGAAGATGACTTTGTACCAATTACATTATAGTTTACAGACACGTTGGCATTAACAATCTGTAAATCCTTAGAAGAAGCTTCGCCTTGTACATCAGTACGCTGAATCTTATTATCAATAACAACTACCTTTTGAACAAAAGGAGCTTTGAAGTTAAGACCAGATTCCAGAGTTGTATCTTGTACCTTGCCGAGAGTTACAATTACACCAGATGCACCTGATGGAACGATACTAACAGCCTGTACAAGTACAAATACAACTGCGCAAGCTACTGCACCAAAAATCATTGGCTTTGTCTTATTGATTACACCAAGAACTGCAAGTGCAATAGTTGCTACAAACAAAATAACACTAATAATAATTGCAATCATTAAATATACTCCTTTTAATTCCTATATTAAGTTGTCAAGCTATCTTAGCCCAATGGAATCACATCCTTACTTAATGTCACTATATAGTGTGTAACCATTTCTGATTACATTATATATTATATCATACAGTTCATCAAATGTCAAGAGAAACTTTTGTATTTTTGAAAATTTGATGTACAACAATACTTCCTACACTATTTCCTGCAATTACACGAATGAGATACATAATAAATTCAGTATTTAATTTACCATATACAGCATAATAAAATGTATCAGCAATACAGTGATTATAACCAGATGTAATAAAAACTACAATAGGCAATGCAATCAATACTGGATTAGAAAACTTCTTGGCAAATAGTACGCATAGATAAATACAAATGCCACAACCAATACCCATAATAAATTGAGTAAAATATGGCTGATATAATTTATGTACAATAATATTATTAGCTATTGCGCATACATCATCAGATGCACATAGACCATAAATTATACCAGACCCGAAACTACCAATGAGATTGCAAATAAGCACAACACCCATATCACCAAAATTATTTTTATTAACAAAACCAATTTTTCCGGTGTACAACGGACAATCCAATGCGATAACAGCCATAATACCAATGCTAAACAAGGTAGCACCGATAATATTCGGATTATTGAGATAACATATTGCTCCAACACTGATAAACACTCCCGCTAAAATACTACGACCAATCACTTTAAATCAATCCCTTCTACTTGTGCTCTTACTTCAAGGCAATATAGATAATTACCCATAGCTGCTTTCTGCTTCTTTAGCAGTTCAATATCACAAGATGGTTTAAATTCCAACTTATTTGCTTCATATTTTACAACCATATTATGAAGTTTATTGTATCGCATTTTAAGCTGTAGATATTCAGCCTTGAACCTATCCTTATAATCTTCACTACACATCAGACCAATAATATCATGCAGTTCAGTTTCAAGGTCGTTCTGTTTATTGTCTGTGATGACACCTTGCTTGACTGGCATCATAAACTGTGTATCTGGAATTTTTGACACCACATCTTTCATATCTGCTAATGCATTTTTTAATTTTTCAACATCATTTTTATTGATAGAAATATCAATAGTTTTCTTACTCTCTGCATCATTTTTAGGCTTTTCGATATAAAATACTGGCAAATCCCCATACTCTACATCATTTACAATGTATTCTCCATATTTCTTGTAATCATCATCTTGCAGTACATCAGACACATCACAAGAAATAGTATCTCTGTCATCAATTAAAATAATTTGTTTATCTAATTTTTCATTTTTTAAATATGTCTTTAACTTACACTTATTATCCATATCATGATTCTCCTTATCATCTTCGATTGTAATTTCTACTATTCCTCTATACGTTTTGATACCCACACCGATTACTTTCTTTTTGTATAAATGTTTTATTCTCTCAAGTCTTTGCCAAGGAACATATTCACTCCAATCACCTTGTTTAACAACGACACCATTATAAATTTGTGGGTCTTTTGAATAAGACTGTATAACGTGTTTTAATGTAGCATCTTTCACATCTGTTTCTGCTCTCCTTACAAATAGCATATTATCAACAACATACCATGCTTTAACCATAAAATTATATTTCTCATTCATAACAGAATACTGTTTGTATTCATTACTTATATCTACAATATCATCCCAACGCGCTATATTACGTAACGTACATAATTCTATTGGTATTAAATTATTTCCATTTATATTTCCAATCTGTTGTAATAGGTGAATTGTTTTTTCTTTGTCAGTAGTTTCACATTCAATAATACACAGATTTACACTATTAGTACATAAATAAATTTCATGACAAGGTAATACAATATCTCGAACATAACAAGTGTATAATTCTGTGCGGTCACACCAAACTGGTATCTTTATTTTACCATTTCTACATTTTGTGCCATGTTTCCACATGCTACTTATTGTCCATTCTTCTTTGCCAATGTCAGTTTGTTCAAGAAATTGTTTTAATGTTAAAATCATTTATTCACCACCTTTACACGACCATCGTTTAAAATATTTTCTATATTATGCATTGCATCTATTAATAGGATGTTAGCTCTTGTTTCTCCGTTTGTATCATTGAGTGAACCTCTACAATGTGGCGTTAATAACTTATTCAAACCTAACATAATAATTTCCTGATTATATAAAATCATACGTTCTACATCAGTCATATATTATCATCTCCTTTATTACATATATTATAACACACTCCTATTAATAAGTCAAGTAAAATAAAATAGGCGGTAGAAAAACTACCGCCTATCAGTTTAGATTTTAATATTAGACTTAAATCTCTTATCTTCTTCTGACTTATTAATAGTAGAAGTGTCATCTACCTTATCAGAATCATCTGCGAGTTTAAAATCTTCATCATTTCCAAACAAACTCATAATATCTTTGGTTGAAAAACACATATTAGTTTTCTCCTTCTAATAGTACAGCTTGTTTTTGCTTTAATGATTCTGGAATATTAAGCACTCTCTGATTTGAAGAACCACGCCACTTTAGCGTTAAATTCCTTTGCTCATCTACATATCTTCCATCAACTAAAACGTCACAATGAAAGAGTAGTTTCTGCCTTGCGGATTCCTCATCGGACAGTTCTTCATTTGACTTATTATATTGCATAATTTCCTCAAATGTAAATCCTGTCCAAATCCACACATTTTTATTGATACTATGCGTATAATCACAGAGTTTAATTAGTTCTTCAATATCTTCTGGTGTCTGCCACATCACATCCCCACCAAGAAAAGAACAGCCTTTGATATGTGGTTTGTTAATAAGCTCACAAATACAATTAAATGTATCCTGTGTATATTCTTTTCCATAATCAAATTGTTGTGCTTCTTGATTAAAACAGTTTTTACAATGAAAATTACATCCTGATACAAATAATGACACTCTGATACCAGAACCATTAGTAATATCCATTCTTCTTAATTCAGCATAATGCATTAATCATCAACCTCATGGTTATCTAAGTGTACATATCGCTCTTTAATTTCTTGTGTCCTTCCCTGATTCCAGAATTGACTCCCAATATACCCGCAAGTTCTGCGACTTACGTTCATTTTTGTTTGGTCTGTATTACCACAATTAGGGCAACGCCAGCTTAATGTGCCATTCGTATCAATAATCTGGATTTCTCCATCATATCCGCATACCTGACAGTAATCTGATTTCGTATTCAATTCTGCATACATGATATTATCATAAATAAATTTCATAATTTCAAGTATAGCAGGAATATTATCTGTCAAATCAGCACATTCAACATAAGAAATTGCACCACCTTGACTGAGCTTTTGATATTCAGATTCAATCTTGAGCTTTTCAAATGGGTCAATCTTTTCTCTTACATTAATATGATAACTATTAGTTACATAATTTTTATCAGTAATACCTTCAATAATGCCAAAACGTCTCTTTAAACACTTCGCAAATTTAAAGGTTGTAGACTCAATTGGAGAGCCATACGGCGAGTACGCTATATTTTCATCATTTTTCCATTGGTTACATTTATCGTTAATGGCTTGCATTACTTGTAAACCAAACTCTTTACCACGACCATGAGAATGGCTTTCGCCTGTCATATACTTTACACACTCATATAGCGCAGCATATCCCAAACTAATCGTACTATATCCACCATGTAGTAGTGGATGAATTGACGCACCCTTTGGTAGTCTTGCTAATGCACCATACTGCCACAGAATTGGTGCAACATCAGATGTTGCAAGTGCCAAACGCTCGTGTCTACATTGCAATGCACGATGACACAATTCCATACGTTCGTCAAACAATTTCCAGAATTTATCAAAGTCTTTACCAGAAGAAAGAGCAATATCTGCTAAATTGATTGTAACAACTCCTTGATTCATTCTGCCCCAATACTTTGGTTTATTAGTCTCAGGGTCAACATAAGGAGTTAAGAAGCTTCTACACGTTTTATCCTATGTTGCCATAGGCACTGACTATATCTTCTATTAATAAAATAGCCACCTTGTTTTAAGTTGGTGCTAATCTCCAACCTTACTCCGATACACTCATCTCGGATAGTCGATTCACACTTCCTATTAATATTAATAATAGGGTTGGCACTGTCTCATCTCTATTTTAAAGACCTAACAGTTAGCATAGCTTTACGCTACACACCCTCTTAGCATGAGGTTAAAGGCAGAAGGGCTGAGTTTACGCTTACCCATACATCCAAATACGTTACCATTACCATTACTATCTACTTTATCTCTACGCATAATCTTTGCTGAGATATAGTCTGGAACCATTCTCTTAGCGGTACATTCCGCAGAAAGTTTAGTAAGATACCAATATTTACTATCTTCTGTAATATTATTCTCGTCTAATACATATAGAAGTTTAGGAAATGCTGGTGTAATGTAATGACCTACTTCATTCTTAAAACCAAGAATACGTTGCTTTAGAAATTCTTCAATAAGCATTGCAGTCTCTGCTTCATATTCTGGATTATCGCTAATATACATAAAGACGCTTAAAAATGGTGCTTGACCATTAGTATTAGTCATGCTATTAACTTGGTAATTAAAAGTCTGTACTGCGTCTGCAATTTCTTTTTTCACATCTTCATTTGCATATGTGGTTGCTTCGTCAGCAGACATTCCACGACTAATATATTTATTATAATAAATATTATAACTATCTCTGATAAATGGGGATAGATGTGCAATGTTGATTGTAGCACCACCATAAGATGAAGAAGTAACAGCAGTAATAATCTGTGTTGCAATTGTTGCTGCTGTAATTAATCTATGCGGTTTTTCAATCTTAACACCATTGATTACAGTACCATTTTGCAACATGTCTTCAAGGTTAATTAATTCACAATTATGCAGTGATTTCTGCGCAAAATAGTCAATATCATGAAAATGGATGATACCTTCATCATGTGCTTTCACAATATCTGGTGGCAATAGAAAGCGTCTTGAAATATCAGTACTTGTAATACCTGCGAGATAGTCACGTTGAGTTGTAACAATACGAGCATTTTTATTACTATTTTCTGTATTCCAATAATCAGAATTGCCATCAATTAGTTCTTTAATACTCTGGTCTGTGGTATTGCTTTGACGGACAAGTTCTCTTTGGTATCTATATCTAATATACTTACGAGCAACATCCTTACGTTTACTTGCCATAAGTAAATCTTCTACACTATCTTGAATTTCTTCTACATCAATAATATCAGTTTCGCTATTAGCAATGTAAGAAGCAATTGCGTTAGACTTCTGTCGAGCACTTGTGGTGAGTTCACCATCAACTTCAACAAAGGCTTTTCGTACAGATTCTACAACCTTATCTTTGTTAAAATCCACAATACTCCCATTACGCTTTTTGACCTTCATATATCTCATCACTCCTTTATATAATCACTTTTTTAATATGATACATAAGTTATTCCTCAATAATATATCTTACTACTTCCAACCAATCTTCACAACGATGCATTACAGGGTCTCCTGTTTGTGCATCTTTGTTATAAGGCTGTGCATATAGTAGATGTAACTTATTATCACCAAAATGCGTCCACAAATCATCAATCATTACATCTAATTTTAACAAATGTTTATAATGACAGCTTATCAACTGTGTTCCATCATACCAATCAAATAAATATCTCAACATAATGTCTTTAACATACAATTCTTTTGGCGTAGATGATGTACAGAAATAAATAGTTGCTCCGTATTCTTTCTTTAGGTATTCAATAGCCGTCAATGCATGTTTATAAATTTGTACATAAGCAATTGCATCATAATACACATCATTAATGTCATCAGTAATTTGCGGATATTTACTGAATGTTTCATCAAGATTATACGGACAATCATTATAATCAATATTAAGATTATACTTTGTATTAATTTGATTTACTACTGTTTCACCAAGATTCCAGACAGTATTATCCAAATCAATACCAATTGTCTTATATTTCTTGTACATTGGTTTTGTCTCCTTTCATTCAAATTATCTGACATTTGTCAGAAATTTCCGTAACAGAGTTACAGAAATTATTTTAATAATGTAAAATAAATGCCAAAACAAAAGTGGAATAAAAATTTCCACTTTTGTTTATACATATATTATATCATATTATTAATCGTTTGTCAATAGAAATTTTACAATTGTTACCAAATTGTAATCAACGAGTATAGATTGTTTTAGTAGGTAATGCTTTAGTTTTCACATTCTCCATAAGATTATTTAAACTTTCATCACTACACATAGAAAATGTATACATCTTAAAGAAAACATCATCTTTAACCATGTCAAAACCGAATACACTGTCATATGTAATCCAATCGTTAATCATACAAATCTTTGTACCACACCAACAATTGATTACAAATCCTTTATTACGATTAACTAACTTTGGTCTATAACCAAGAAATGCACACATTTCTTCATAATTCTTACCTGTCCATTGCATAGCATGAACATATCTATGTTTTGGGACGAATACTGCATTTGTCATATGAAGTTCTGGTCGTTTATAATCTTCTAACTTCATATCACCATACTTCTCTAACCATTCTTCAAGATTAGTTGTAGTATGTTTAGTTAATTCCCAAAGTTGTCTCTGTTCTTTAGTAAGCTTAATCTTCTTCTTTTTTGCCATACTATCACCAAATTCTATACTCTACATTACATTCCACATTTACAATTTCACAAGCATACACAATACCATCAGCATGATTAATGTAGAGATTGAAACGTTCTGCAAATGTATCGTTGATATTTGCGCAAATAACATCTACTTCACCATCCTCATAGTAAGCAGTGTAAAGTACAGTGCCATCAGCAAGTCTATGTTTTTCTTCCATGATAACTATACATTCTTTATCAGCAGACATGTACTTAATTGCAAAACAATCAAACATAGAAACAATCGCATTTACATCAATAGGTTCTCTATTTTGGTTTACCTCTTTAAGCATCAAATTCATCCTCCACATTTCGTAATACTTCTGGCGTAATACCTAATTTATCTAATCTTCTAAATAATCCACTAATTGCATATGATGTGATATTACGTTCTGTTACAGTGGGTGCATCATGATATGACGTTTGATATAATCGTAAAATACTCCAAAAATCCATATCATGTTCTTCAACATTTTTCAGAAATAGTTTTTCAGCCTTATCCATATTATTCACCTCTCTTGACAAGTTGTGCTAAATTATAATAATTGTCAATTATTTCTTCTGCCTGTACTTTACTTATTGCACTAAAGTCAGAATATAATTGCCTATTAATATATTTGATTTGCTTTTCCTGTTTTGCCGTGATTTTATCTTTTTTATCAATATCCCATGTGTCACTGTCAGAATAATATTTAGTTTGACACGGTGCATAAGAACAGATAAAAACTGCTTTACTACCCAACGCAAACTCAAACATTTCGTGTCCACAACAGGGGCAATATTTCTTTTCTTTTTCCATAGCTATTTCTCCTAAAAAAAATAAGAGTACAATTTATTTTGTACTCTTATTGTATCACATAATTATTTAATTGTCAATAGTATGTAATTCACTTACATTAATAACTGATGCAATCAACTTTTTATCCATTTCATGAATTTCGTCATAACGCTTATCATATCTCTGAATTGCTTTAATAATGGTATCATACATGATAGGTGCATATCCCCACCTGCTACAGCATACACATGCACTCCTTCTATTAATAGAAAGGTAATCTGGACTATTATGTACATGACCATACAAATAAAGATTTGGTCTATCTTCGCTTGTATACTCTGGTGGATAATGTGAAAGTTGTACGTAACCATCCAGAATAATAGGATGTTTGCTAACTGTCTCAAAACCTACATCGTAAAACCACTGTACTCCATGATTATCATGATTACCCATGATGAGATGTTTTGTACCATTAAGTCTATCCATAATAGATTTCGCGTCCTCTTTACCACAAAAGAATACATCACCAAGATGGTATACCTCGTCACAAGGTTGAACACGCTTATTCCACTCTGCAATGATTTTCTCATTCATTTCTTCTGGATTGTCGAACGGAAGATTGTCATAACGGATAATATTATTATGATAGAAATGTGTATCAGATGTTACAAAAATCATACGTTATATCCCCTCGCTTTCATATACTCTCCTACAGCGTTAAGCTCTTGCATAACGCCATTAAATACACGACTATCAAACTGGTGTTCAAAATTGATTGCATCCTTTTTCTTAAAGTATAACGCTCCATCGTCTTCAAATCCAAACACAATCATGCCACCAGATTTCTTAGAAAACCTATACAACATCACTGGAATATATGTTCCTCGTTCATAAAAGATATTGTATTCTTTTCTAAGCTGTGCAAGTGTAGCATCATCCCATTCTTGATTTTCTGCCCATACAACAACTACATCTTCCCAATCATGGAACTTTTCAACCAATTAGTATCTTCCTCTCCAAATCATCGGTTCGTTATTATCATCTACCATAACAGTGGCATGACCATCTTCACTGATAATATACATTACAAGGTTAGCGGAATTATATACTACACTGAACGTATCATAATCTTGTACAGTAATAAATTTACACTCACGATTATCAGATGCAACATTCCTTACAGTGCTGGCATTATTACGTAATACGAATGTGGATACACAAAATACAAACGAAAGAATAATGATTACACTAATAACAATGTACTCAATCTTACCGCGTCTCTCTAACATTATTTATTCTCCTTTAGGTTCTGGTAGAAATTATCACAATATAATTCGTCTAATTCCCCACGTTTATTTTCTCTCAATACAGCTCTGTATAACTTATGAAGCTTCTTCTTATTAATCCATTTTTCACCAATGACACCATACAGACCAAATGCTCTACCAAGGAAGTTCCACACAACAGGGTGCATAAAATGACCATAGTTTTGTCTAACAAAATAATGTAATGGGTCACTCTCTTTATACTTTACTCCTTTGTACACTTTAGAAGCAGCAATCATATCGCAAAACATTTCTACGCAATACTTCTCTGGCATGATAATACCAACACCACCGTGTTCTTGATACGAATCAATCCAATAAAAATAATGATGCTTATTATGTGCCTTATGATGTTGCCATGCTTTGCTATAACCAATGGCTTTGCGTGCGTCCTCAATAGGAGAATGAGTGCCAGTATAATACTTGGCACTCTCAATAAACTCCGTAGGAGTAAACTTACTCATATCATGCAAAGCTCCCTGTAAAGGTCTGCCAGCTCTACACATGAGTTTAAATACATTCCACTTATGTCTATTAATGAGACAAAAGTGTTTCCACATTTTAACTCTTAACTTCATGCTATTAATCCTTAATCATAGTATTCCAAAGCTTATACATGTCTGAGAGATTATAATCAATATCAATTTTCTTGTCCATGATTTGACCATGCCTTTCTCCAAGTAAATTCCACAGGATTGATAATACCATCACTGTGAGCAGATAGGTCATCAAGCACATTACCAATCAGATTATTCTTCTGTTCATAATTAGCGGTGTCTGGAACTTCCATTTCAAATACAAATTCTACCTTGACCTTCATAATAAATTCTCCTTTATTAATATTTATTTTACTCGGACACGTTTCCAATCCATTGGATTTGGTGAATTATTTGGGTTGGTCGTCATCCAAGCATTATATCCAAAATTCGGAATAATATTACCTTCATTTTTCTCAATATAGGCTTCTAATACTGCAACTGCTTCTGGATTATATATCCATTGTTTTTTATCACACAATCTCGCCCATAAACTTATAATATCTTCGTCTGGATACATTTCATGAATCATAATCAGAAATTCTTCTGTAGCTACTGTGCTATATGCAATCGGACGCTTATATTTTCTATTGTGTCGATACCACGACACATCACCTTTTGGTTTTCTATATGACATATTTTACACCACAAGCTCAACAATGTCAAGTAGTTTTGACTTTAAGTTTTTAATTTCTTCTTCGTCTTTAATATCATATACACGCTTTACCGTATATACTCTATCATTGTTTTTATATGCGTTTTTAATTCTTCTCCATACACGACTAATAGCAGCGTGTGATACATGGTACACTTTACCAATTTCTCTATCTGTCATATTTTTACTCTTACAATACATGATTTGCAATTCTCTCAAACTCATATATTCAATAAACCACTTAAAAAACGTTTTAGTAACGTTCTCATTTTCTACATCTGTATTACTTAAAAAAGTTTCAATATATTCTACATCTGTTTCTTCGCCATGTACTGATGCCGTAACATTATAAGACATAGCACTGACTGTATGTCTTTTTTCGGTTGCTTTGTCTCTTGAAATGTTATTTTTAATAGCTTTATATACATAAGTACTAAACGCACCCTTAGATGTATCATATTTTAAAGCAGCTTTACATAAACCAATTGCTGCAATGTCATAATATTCATCTTGGGGAAGATTATTATCAATTAGATATTGATAAATAAGATTATGATTATCTGCCACAAGCTTACGCTGTTCGTCATTAAGTTGAATGCTCATTTCTTTTGTTCTCCCAATAAATATAAGTATTGTTTTACATTACACACACTGCCGAATATCAGTCATCATCTAATTGCTCCTTCGCAATACCAAAATCTGTAGTATATACTATATTCTTAATACCAAGACTTTTAATCATTTTCATACATGCAGGACACGGACGAGACATTCCATTCTCTCCGTCACATTTCCGCTTTCTTGCAATATAAACTGTAACATTCTTCCAGTCAATATCTTCTTCTACAAAAGGAGCAAGTGCATGAATTTCTGCATGTACACGATGAGGTGTATTGTCTGCATTGAATCTCTCTTTGTTAAAATGTTTTTGCATAGGATGAGTTTTACTACTATTAAAAGATGCGTTAATAATTTTGTTCTTCTGAGCTACAACACATCCTACTTTATAAGGAATAGCATCACTCATTTCAGCCATATGCAATGCATGATTTAACATACGCAAATCACGTTTTGTCATATAATCAAGTCCTTTATTTATTTTGTAACTATATTATAACATAAACAATTCTATTTGTCAATACAAAAATAGACTGGGAGTTAATAAGTTCCCAGTCTATTCTTAATAATTTTTCTAATATAATCTGTACTTACTTGATGACCATATTCATCATAAATATTATAACCGTCATTATCGTCTACAAACTGTAATGCCTGTTGCGATGTATAAATATTCTGATATGGTTTATACACATCATCCTCATCACAACATTTAAAGAATGTATATGTCTGCGCAGTTGTCTGCAAGAATCGGTAATACCCATATTCTGTATCTACAAACCACTTCCATGTATTCAGACTATTTTGAATATCATCCAGTGTTCCTACAGATAGTTTCCCATCTGCGCAATAAATCTCAACAGTATCATTAATCTTTTCAATTAAATCTAAAAGATTTTCATATTCTTTCTTGTGAGCAGCTTTAGCCTTTTCATCAACAATATAATAAACCGTACTCAAAATACTCCACCTGACCTTTGCGCTTCTTTCAAAGCTCTTTCTTCGTTCCTAAGATTTTGTGCGTATCTACACCACCAAGTAATCTTTAACTTTGCTTCATTCATTCTATCCCACCATGTATCGTCAACTGGATAAGTATCATCATATATTGGACAAGTACCATTATATATAATACCGTTACATCCTTCTGGTGGATTAAGACAAACAATTTTTAAACGTCTTTGCCAACACCATCCAATCCATGAACGCTCATATAAAGTTACATTGAACTTAAACCCATCATGTCGAAGAACAACTTCTTTTACATTACGTGTCAATAGTCAATCACCTCATATCTATTTGGATATACATAATAATGTGCAGATGATAAATTTTCTAAAATGCGTTTTGGGATAACAGCATTTACAGGACATTCATTCAATTTCCAACTTCTTGTTAAATGGAATAATGGATAATGACGTTTATTTCTAATATAACGTTTATCTATACCACTATCCCACATTTGATTTACTGTTCTCCAAATATCATCTTCATATCCCATTGTTTTACATAAAAACTCTTGAATGTCTGTCTTTTTAACAAAGAGACATTCTGCTTGACGAATATGTTCTTTTCTTAATTGCTTAATATGTTTTACCCCCACTTCCCCTAGCCATATAAAATTATAATATGTAGGTGTTTCGTAACTACTCAGCCCCCAACCTCTCATCCTAATACTTTTCTTACCTTTTTTATTATTTATCCATCCTAATTCAACAGCAAATGTATTACCATAAATACCCTTTTCAATATCACTCAGTCTACACTTTTCATCTATAGTGACATTTGTATCTGCGTCCCAAATATCAATTCCTGCTTTTTGTGCCACTGTATTCTCTACAATATATGGTTCTTTATATATATGTTTATACAAATTGTCATAAACATATTGTGTTACTGCATCAGATGCAACACTGTCACGTTTACGTGTACTTTTATTATACATTATTATCACCTTACAATACAATCTGTATTAGTAATTTTACATACCATTATTTACCAATTATCATTATTACTAATTACTTTATTATATATTGATTTTTCTTTCTCTTTACTGGATTTCTCTTTCTTTTTTTTATTTTTTATTTTTTTATATCGTGATAGAATTTTGATTGATTGAAAGAGGGGGGAACGTGTTATAATTTGATGATAATGATGATAATTTTGGTATTTTGGTGTTGTTATAATTTTGATAATGATGATATTTTGATAATGATGGTATGTTATAATTTTAGTATGATATGCTATTATATTTTGGTATTATAGCTTAAAAGTTAATCCAATGCCCATCATCAAAATCATTATGTACATGCCCTACAATATTTGCAGCATGAGCTAAAGCACGATATGCATTACTTGTATTAACACTAATATTACCAGTTCCACCAGTTCCACCAACATATATATTATCGGAAGTAGTAGAACAATTCAGTGTATTTACATCATCAGTTGCAACAGTTGCAACCGTTGGACTATAACGAGCAGTAATAGGAGCATAAGTATACCCAACTGCATCGTTACCATAAACAGTTTCATCATTAGCATTGTAAGCAACACCTATGGCAGTATGATTTTCACTGTTATACATTCTTAAATCAGAAATTATATCTTTTCTAAGTCTAATGATATTTTCTGGCTGTTCACCACAGCATACATAATAACTAGGAACTGTTCTATGACCAACAGCATTTTTTACAGTTTTTACAAACTTCTGTAAAAACTCATGTGGCATACAACAATAGCATTCTTCTGTATCATCATCAAAAGGATTTGCATCCTTATGTAGATAAATCTTACTAGTTACTTGGTCAAAACAAGTAATAAATGTTCTAACCTTAACAGAGCAATTAAAACCAGTACACTCAGATTCTACTAAGTGATAGATTTTACTAAGAGACAGAAATCCATAATTAAAATCACCCTGCCATTCATTATGCACATTTGTCTCATTCACATTGTCTCTATTAATACCAAGAGCTTCAAAAGAGTGGTTCATCGTTTCTGAATAAGAGTCTACATTATAACCATGACGAGTTAAATACCAACGAGTAACAAAATTAAGAAATACATTACAATCATTGCTACCAAAATGATTAACAAATTCTTGATATGCAGATGGAGCTGTAGCACAACTGGTAACATGACCATCTGTAGCATACACTTTATCAAGTAACAGACCCTGAGAAAGCTCAATAATATAATTATTATATCCTGCGTCCTGAACATCATCAATAGCATTTACTAATGTACAATGTTCAAGCATGAAGTTTAAATCTTCCCAATAGTTTTCCCAAATATTATCATTATTAATAAGTTTCCAGTATTTATTAATAATTTCACTATCTACATTACCCTCAGTATCACGAACCATCACATCAACAAATCTTTCCAAATTACGGAAATATTTTACACAAATATCAAACTTGTCTCTATGCATAAGAGTTTCAATGAAAGTTCCGTATTGATTATCATTGAACTCATCGTAATATAAAGCTTGCCATACACCACAACCGCAACTACTATCTACAACATCATCAGACTCTCTACGAGTTTCTACATAGCACTGGTCTGCAAGAATATGATATGGAAGTACAAGGTGAGAATTTTTATTAAGATATACTACAGGAGTAATACCCTTACTCTCAAGTTCTTCCCATTCCATACGGAACATTATAGGGTTAGCATAGAATCTCTTATCAATATAATTAGGATAGCCATACATAGTAGCACAGCCAAAATGATGGAATACATGACGTACACCATTCTCATCAACCATAGTATGACCACGCTGACTTGAACCAGAGCACAATACACTAATGGTATCGTCAGTATCATACTTAGTTGCAACATATGCAGCAATACGACCTTTGCCCTCATCGCCATATCCTAATCCGCAAACATATTCAATATTATACATTACCAATTCTCCTTAATATCCATATGTACCTTATTATTTAATAAAAGTTCATTGAGATACTTTAATCTACCTTTGTTTTTGCGTCTTGTTCTAAGCGTTACATTAACACTAATTAATTCCTTCTTAGTAGATTCGTACCGATAAATATGTTTAACGTTTACAACTTCTATATCATCAACCCAACATCTATTAACAATTGTTAAAATAGCATGAGATGGATAATATTCATCGTCAGTATGAAGTACAATAGTTTCCTCTACAATGCCAAATAAAAGCATTATTAATTTATGCATCATTTTGTGTCTCCTTTTCTTGTTGTATTAATAGTATAACATATCCTTCCGTAAATGTCAATAGGGATGGCTTTCGCCATCCCTATTTTTTTTGCCTTTATTAATAAATGTAAATATTATTTAAAATTCAATAATATCAGAGCCAGTAGATACATTTGCCATCTTACCAACAGCATGGTCTACTACAACCGCAGTTGTACCATCCCAACTATTAATAACTTCCTTAACATCAGCACCACACTTAATAGCCATAAGAGATACAATAATCTCAGGCAGTTTACGATAATCAGATACGTTAATTACATTCTGACCCATAAATGCCCACGACTGTTCACAACGGCTCTGTCTACCACTATCAATACCGTAACGGTTAGAGTAGAAGTTACCTTCTTCAATGATTAGATGGTAAACATCCCAGTTACGAGATACAGCGGTAAGTAGCTGGTCAGCAGTCAGCTTATCGTCCTGAATCTCATGACCAAATACCTTCTTAATCTGAGCCTTGGTAAGCTCGGATGGGCAACATTCATCACCAAAAGTAATCAGTGTGCCACGCTTACCCTTATCAATAGCATCAGCCTTGATATAATTAGCCGCGAAATACCACGGCAGAATATAACTCTCACTTTCGTTACTACCGCCACGCTGTTCAAGCCAAATCTTCTGTAGTGCTTCTGCCTGACGAATATCAGACTCAAACTGAGTTACCTGTAGCGGTGCTCTGTCATTAGCAGCGCAATCACCAATACCCATATAACATACAGCTACATCGTTCATATCACGATTCTGTAGTTCTGCATTTAGAGTACCAAGACCCTGAATAACAGAACGTAGTACAGGTGACATACTACCAGTAACATCACAACCAATAATTAGTGGCATACTGTTTGGATGGTCTGCACTGTCACGACATTCACGAACAGTAATGTTCTTCGGGTCAAGCTCTGGATTTAGACTTGATGCCGAATAAATAGAACCTCGACCGCCAGTAGTAGAAGCACTCCTTAGATTAGTACGCATAGCATAGTCATGCCACGCAGATTTTGAAAAGCTACCACAGCCCATTATAATATCTTCCTTTCTTAATTAACCGTTAATCTTATTCTTAAATTCATTGCACGACTTATTATTTACATCGCGCATGAACATTTCTGACTTATTATTGAAGCACAGGTTATGACCCGCAAACTTCATATTACTCACACAATTTACACAACTCTGTTGAGAACATTGAATGCATTGGTTCATGATTATCTCTCCTTATCAATATCTTTGGCATAAACGTAAGTGCTTACATATAGCATCACAAGAATGATAAAGTCACCAATAATCCAAAGATAATTGTGTTCAATAACATTCTTATATACCATTGCTCCCATACAAGTGCATAGAAGCATATTTAGAGAGAATACAATCCTATTAAATGTTAGCTTATCCTTCATAATAACACCTCACAGACTATTAATAACATTATTTAATGCACGTTTATATTCAAGAGAATGTTTGTTACTTGACATTACATTTTTTAAGCTTACGTCAGATACAGCTTCTTTTGCACTTTGCACAGACAGTTTATAATCACTACAATAATTAACTTCATAACAAGTATGATTCCGTTTACAAACAGCACAACCATTCTTACACAACGATTGTAATTTACATACAGAACATTGACATTTAGCAAATCTTTTACAAAGATTATGAAAATTGTTATCCTGCATATATTTCATTTTCGTTAATCTCCATTTTAGTAAATCTCCGTTTACCATAAGCATTTGTTAGAGCGTTATCCCACTTATCCAAATTATCAAATGGATTATCTGTAGAACCTGTATTATACCATTCTGCAATAGGTGGCTTTAAATCTTTGCTAATATTTTTAGTAATCTGTTTTACAGATTCAATATCAACAGTTCTGTTTGCAATCTTGTCTGTCTTAGTCTTTGGTGGCATTACATTATATACTGCTTTAGGACAACCAACCATCTTATCATTGTCCTTTACTGCAAACCACCAACCACCTAATAGATATATACCATGAGAAGATGGTTTAACAAAAAGGTTATCAATGGTAATTGCATTGTGTACCAAATTGGTAGTTTTTAGGAAACATACAATATTGTTAAGTCTGGTGGTAATCCATGCAGAATGTTTATTATCTACTTTGCCATTAAAGTAACGTAACACCTCCGAAAGAGGATATACATTCTTGTCTTTATTAATGGCAACATACCATCCCTTATTGCATTTACCCGCTTGCTTAATATCAGGCATAAACTGTCTAAAATAAGATTCAATCTTACTATCAACATACTTGATATTTTTAACAGCTTCAATATAATGTTTCCAAGGTTTTTCCTCTTTAAACATATAAATCAGAGTATAATCACCAACATAATAATAACCATACTCAAATTTATACATTTGATTATAATGCAAAGAATATCTCTTATTCAATGTAGTGTCAGAGAAGAATAGTACATTTGTCTGTTCCCAATCCTTATTCTCAAGCATCTTTTTTGCTTGTGCAAATAGTGTATTGACAGCTGTCATGACATCTTCTCTATGACATACATCTGGATGATATGCTTTAGCATAGTTTCTGTATTCAGTTTTCATAATGTTTGGGTCTGCTGAGAAAATATCACCAGCAGACTTCGCATTGAGAATTTGATTGATAGAACAGTGTTTCATAATGTGAAACTCCTCTTAATCTACAGTATGCATAAGGTTCTCAGCAGTTGCAACAATAATCTTTGTTACAGTGTTACCATTCATAGAATACTCATACACAACAGGGTTGTTGCTAAAGAATGGCTTGTAGTTTTCAAACTGCTTGATATACTTTGCTACATCGTTAATATCCTGCCATACAATTCCATGAGTGTGGCAAAATACAGGCTTTACATAATCATCTGCATAAAGGCGAAGTGTCTGACCACCAATATCTCCATCATATTCAATAGTGTACAGACGAGTGATAAACTTTTCTGCGATAAATTCTGGAATCATTATATAACCTCACTTCATTTCTGAAATTGTAAAGGTAACAGCAATGTCATCAATATCAATATCAAAGATTGTAATGTATTGCCAGTTATCATCGGGGGTCACAACACATTCAACAACCTCTCCTACTTGACACTTGTCTGTCATATCCACTACACGAATATGACCATCTTCGTTAATGAAAATACCGTTATTAGTGTCAGGGTTATTGATAAAGACATATCTCTTATTGCCTACGATAATCAGCATCTCCGAATGGACTGATAGAGGACTGTGAAAATCTACACCATCATTTTCAAAACGATAATTAAACATTTATATTCTCCTTTACTGTTTGATATTATACATCACCATTACGGATTTGTCAAGTCTAATTACGATACGAATATCAGAAACTTCTGAGCTATTCTTATCCCAAGTTCTAAACGCTTCGATATTATCAAACGTCTTTGTGTATTCAAAACTATCCATAATTATTTCTCCACACAATTAGCAATATGAATATCATAACTTAATAGCTTACATTTTTCACATTTAGCAGGAAACATACCAAATGTTGTACCATCTGGTACAAATACAGTATCAATTACATTGTCATTGCGAAAGATAACATAGATATATCCTAATTCATCTTTGATATTATATCTATGTGTTCTGACGTATATGATTTCAGAACCATCAACATAATGAGACAGAAAGCAATTATACTTTCCAATAGGTTCATCGTCTTTAATATATGAGCCATGATATTTATAAATCATAATTATCTACCCCGAGTTAAATTTAGACTGGTTCTGTTACCACATTACATGAAACAATCTGGCATTCTTCACAATTACCTGCGAATGTATCAAACGTTGCTCCTGTAAAAGTTACATGAGCGGAAATGATTTTGTTGTCATATACAGATGTATAAATATAACCAACCTGTCCAAACATTTCTACTTCCATACCTCTTTGGAATACCACTTCAATACCATCTGGTCTAATATGTTTAAAACATTCATAGTCACATACATAGTCTGTACGAGGAATATATTTATTAGGTACTACTCTTAACATAATTATCTCTCCCAATCTTTGCACAAATTTTTACTGTTGGAGCAAAATCTACAACCTCTACATTATAACAATTGTCAAATTGCTCTCCACATCCAATAAACTCATCAAACGTTGTATAATTACTAATATAGTCAACCCAAAACTTTAGACCAGATTCACCGTCTGGAAATACCATATATGCTTGATGACAAGTGTTATCTGCGATGTTTGGAATTTTAATATACACCATCATACCCGAACTTCCCATTGCAAGGAAAGAGTCATAATCAGTTACTTTATGATTTTTTGGAATACCACATTCCAGTCTAAACATAATTTTGTATCTCCTTTCTGATTTTACTCACAGTATAACACAACTCAACATATATGTCAATAGTATTCCCAAGAAAAATAATATATTTTTACATATGCCTTTTAAACGCTCTCAGATGCGTTCTAAGCCCCATATCTTTTCAAGGTAAAATCATACGGCAGTATATCTTGGAATCAAATATGAGCGATTCTGAGAGGTCATTTTAAAAATACGTATATCGAAATTTATCTTTCATGATTACATTATAATATGCAATAATCACTTATATCACTTGCTGTTTTTACGGTAACTCATTCCTGCGTTAAATGCTTCAATCATTAAATCTTTAATGTGTTCTCGCTCATCAGACTTAAAACAATCTTCAAAAGAATATTCATCAATGACATTCTCTTGAATATACTCCCATGCGCGTTCATTAGACAGCCTATAAGGCTTTATCTCGTTGTTATTATACCAACTTCCGCTACGTTCATATGGACAATATACAAAATATTCCTTATTATTATCGTTTCTTGTAATAAATCCAAAACAACCAGAATACTTTACAATTACCTTGTCACCAATTTGATACATAATAAAATCTCCTTTCTGTGTATGATAATAGTATATCACAAAGAAAGGAGATTGTCAATATTATTTGGGATTATTCCATTTTATACGACATGACCAGAGCACTATACTCATTAGTGATTGGATTGTTATATTGAACTTCGGCGTAAAGACCTTTACTTTGAATATCTTGAATGATATCCTTTATCTCTCTAATGAATTTTTCACCATCATCGTTCTGTATGATGGTACACATTGTATAACATTTACCTCTCATAAAGATTACGTCCTTTATTTAGATTTTGATATTGCTGTGAAACTTTCCATCATTCATATCTACTGGTTCTTCATCTGGTTCATTAGTAGGAACATATACTGCAATACGAGCATATCCACGAGCACCATTGCCCTTCTTAGTAGGATTAAATCCATACTCAACGACATTGATAAGCTCATAAGAAGTGTCCCATAGATAAATGTTAATCTCTTGGTCTACAAGAGACATAATCTCAGCAGGGGTCTTATCATAATAAATTCGTGTTGATAGTGTCTCAAGATGTACCATCTTTTTCATACTTTTAACAACTCCTTAATATATTAATATTACAGATATGATATATTTACTGTAACATCACAAATATAAACATTCCTATCTGAATGACCAAAATAATTATAAATCATTGGCATACATACATTATACCATGTTTCTTCTGTAACAAGATTTTCAAGTCTATACGGCATCATAAACTCTCTATCTTTAAACTGACTGACTTGAGCAGCTTCATGTAAGCAATCTCTGAAAGCATTTTCGTCAAATCTTAACTCGTCAGTTGTAGGATTTTTAGTCAAACATCTATTTGTAAGTACATAATATAGCTTACCTGTACCACCACGGCTCGTACCTTGTGTATGAATAAACTCATAAGTTCTATTTGCATTGTTGAAACCTACAACAAAATCACGAAATAATGAATCTCCAAACCTTCTTGGCATTTTATATTTAAGATATTTAATATAATTCTGTGATTCCATATATGAGACAATATCATATACTTCATTATCATTACTACGAACTATTGGAATGAACCTACAAAAGACACTATCACAACTACCAAAACGTTTTGTAGAATATTTAATCATTTTTTATCACCTATTAATAATCTAACTCATAATTATTTGCAAATTCTCCTTGAAGAAGTCGATGCAAAAAACTATACGTATCTTCTACTGTATGTGAAGTACCAATAAACTTATACTCCTGTGGAGTATAGAAGAAAATTTCTTTAGATTCTGGTGAAGTATAGTATGTTACACTTTCATACCTTGTAAAATTAAACTTGTAATGCAGTTGAATACTTCCAGTAACATAACCAATATTTCTACCAACATGCTTATCAAGCCAATTTACATACTTCTCAGCGTCTTTGAATTTCTTCATCTTACTCATATTTGTTACATTATCCATTAATAGCACCTCAGAGAATAAAAGTTAGTTTGCGTTCATCAATATATTTTGTCTTTGCATCTTCAAGTGCCTGAGTAAAACCTACTACACCACTCCTTGCAGGAATCCAAAATGTATCAAAATAGTTGTAAGACATATACATTGTACAATTGATATGATGTGCAGTCTTATATTCCTTAAAGAGTGCTTTAATGTCAGAAACATTAAATTTACCATTGTCTACACAAATGCCATAGATATGTCCACTATGGTAATAGAAAAATGGATAATCTTCTCTGTCATTATATACATTACGGAAAGCAGAACTATACTTTGATGGAATCTGAATGCAACCCTTATGCTTTCTATCCATTGCATCGGCAATATCCCACATCATAGTCTTAATATCATTGTGATTCATTTTGTCATCCTTTGGGTCTACATAAATGATAAACATAGAACCAATCTTTGATTTTGTAAGTACTTTATTCATGTTATACATTCTCCTTATTAAGTTTGTTCAAAATCATTTCGCAAACACGCCGATGGAATTGACCATAATTTTCTTTATTAATAGACAAAAGATACTTGACCAACTTCATATCAATCTCAAACTTGGGATTACGAACAGGAAGTAGCCAGTCATACTTATGCTTATTAATAAAGACAGCAGTCTTATAATTTGGTACTAACTTATATTTCTTCTCGCCCTTTTTAGTATGGAATAAAGTCTTTTCAAACTTTACAGGAATACGACCATATACAAGAATAATATCCTCAAAGTTATTATAATAACCACGAGTGTAATATTCAATATGGTATTCGTTCCCTCGGAATGTTACAGTAAGGTCTGCACGAATTACCTTGCCATTAGATACATAACCTTCACCACATTCACCATAATAATAGTCAACATCATACGGATATGCATATTGCATAATGCCATCAAATTCACTTTTAACATCAAGACGCTTATAATTTCTGTACGTCTTGTAAGGAATATTCATATAATACTTATCTACAATATTGCATTTGCAATCATATCCAGTTTCGCGGATTTCAGCCGCCGTCAATAATGCCATAGCTAATTTCTCCTTATGTTTTTGTTGTTGACTATATTATAGCAGATAGGAATGTGAATGTCAAGTGGTTTCTTAGTTATGTTTGTTGTTTTTCTTTTCAGAATTATATTCGTGTATATACGTCTTGATAATGTAGAAATATCTTGCACATAGAATCTGTTTAATAACAGACGGAAACATAGCAGTATGAGCTATTAATTTGATTGCTTCGCTGATTGTTTTACCCTCATCAAGCAATGCTATCATCGTCTCATCGCTTCCAGAACGTAATGTACCATCTGTATTTCTCTCAAGTTTCAATAATAGATATTCACGAGGAACATTAAGTTTATATATATTGTCGTTCGGATTAAATTTCATGTTTTACACCTTAAATCTATCAAATGCATTTAATGAGTGAATGAGTTGTTTATATTCTCTACGAATCATTCTATCTATATATTCTGGTGTATTATTCTTATAATATGTATACCAATCCTCATCACCACAATTTAACAAATATTTATACATAGACTTTGAATACAGTTTTTCACTATAATAACAGAACTGCTTTCCCATAATATTGCACGCTTGCATTAAAAGTTCTTTATTCTTATAAATCATTTGATATCTCCATACTTTTCTCTTAGATGTTTAATATACTGTTCTTTTAACCAATCAACTGGAACAGGTTTATCTGTTTTCTTTTTAGCTTCATTACAATATTTGAAAACACTCTTATATACATGTACAAAAGCTTGTCTTAGCTTTTTATATTCTTCATAAGTATAACCTGATATACTACCAGTTTGAAGTATCGCTTGACTAAAATTTTCATAAGTACCTTTAATAACACCATGCATTATATGTAACCAAAAATAATGATTACATTTATCTTCTGTTGCAAACTGTTTAACAATTAGCATTGACAATTCATTATCTCTGTCAAACATATCCATAATATCACCTCTTTACAATAAGAGTATAACATACTCTATTAATAATGTCAAGAGAAAATAGAGAAGGAGCGGTTATTCCGCTCCTTCATCCTCATTAATATCCATAGTCTCGTAATGCCCAGTAAGACCACTAATAATATCAGACATATTAGTATCTTCTGCCTTAGAGATATACTTATCATGTTCGTACAGACGAGAACTAATCTTAATAGTATAATACTTCTTTGCACTCATCTGTGCAATACGTTCAATACTAATTACCGCATCAATATTACCAGTTCTTGGATTATTAATAGTAATAGTATCTCCTACATGGAAATTTGATAGTCTGTCTGGATTATTCATTCTCATCAATTCCTTTCTGTTTTTTATAGAATTTATTCACATTCAAAATTCTAATATCCATATGATACATTTGACTTATTTTACGATACACTCTGCTTCGTAAACGTGATATCATACATACATTGAGTGCTTGTTCAAACGTTATATTGTTATTAGTAATCATATATCTAATATTTGCTATTACTGATGTATGATACTTAAATTCAATACATCTGTCCAATACGTTTATTAATAAATCTTTATTCTTGAACTTTGTCATTATTTTCCTTCTGTTTCTTTTTAAATAATTTATTTATATTGAAAACTCTAATATAACTATGATACATTTTACTTACTTTACGATACACTCTGTCTTGTAAAGATGATTGCATACATACATCGAGTGCTTGTTCAAGTGTTGTATTGTTATGAGTAATCATATATCTCATATCTACCATTACTGATGGATAATGCTTAAATTCAATACATTTGTCTAACGCTGTTATTAATAAATCTTTATTCTTGAATTTTGTATCCATTTACATCGCACCATTCCTTATAAGTCATAAATGGCTTATTATAATCTGCTTCATATGCCTGTGAAATTACCAGATATAGTAATTTATGGTATTCGTTTTTTTGTTTATCAGGAGTAAAATAAATCGGAACAATATATCTTAATGCTATATCATAAGGAGCTTTATTATTCTTTGCATACATCATAGCAGCTTCAAAATACTCATTCCATTGAGCCAAATCGTCAATGACATTGTAAACAGTGCTATTATTATAATTCAAATCTACATTATAATTCATATTCTCACCTCGTTACATTACGCATACTTAATTCATGGTTTCTATTCTTGATAATAGCCTTAAAGGTTGTTCTATACATTTTATGGATATAAACAGCAGTTGCATATCTCATAAGTTTATGTCTGAGACAATAATCTAATGTTTGATTAAGGTCGTAACCAAAGCATTTTGCATATGCCACAACCATTTTTACAGGCATTGATTTGTCTACCATTATACAGTCAATTACTTTCAATGCCACAGGATTGTTTAATTTATAGTTCATAATTAACTCACTCAATTAGTATATGGCTTTTTATCATATTTAATGTCAACATCTATTGTAACATTGTCTGCAATAAAAGCATTATAATCTGCATCAAAAATACTAAATGTTTCTGTTGGACTAAACAATTGAACAGTAACCTTATTATCATTGGCGTATCTAATATAATATGCGTGATTACTGTTCTTAAAATCTTTTTTATATAAATATACATCACTCGCATCATATTTATTCATCAGTATAAAAGTCTCATATTCTGTAATCAAGCGGTGGCGCGAAATTGCATCCTGATTTGATACACGTTCTCTAATCATTTTTATAACTCCTTTATTAATAAGAATAAGTTACATCCAGATTTGTAAAATCAATCTTAGATACTTTATCAATATCATAGGTACATCCTTCACCATAATATACATCTATCATATCTTTAAACGTTAGTTCATCTTTACCGATAACACAAAAATCAAATACAGTTTTTCCAAGATGTTCATGAATCCTCATGTATGTGAAATTATCACTATTAAAATCAAAAGATACTTTCTTATATAAGTATATATGTCCATCGTTAATAGTGATTTTGAAATTTTCATAATTTGATACAAAAGCATTTTCATCAATGGCTTCTTGAATATTTACGCATGTAATCATTTTTATAACTCCTTTATTTTTATTTATTAAACCGTTTTAACTTCTCTCAGGGAAAATACTAAATACATACAACAGACCGCTCTTTGGATATTCTCTACCAGTGTGTGCGTCAAACCCAATATTCTCATATTTACTCATTTCAACTACACATTCGTATTTCTCTGACAGTTTGTGTTTAATTTCTTTTGCTTCTTTCTTTGACCGAACGACTTTACTATACCTATATACAGTTTCACCATGAATGGTTTTGCTTTCTTCTCCGATGTAGTTCATATGTGTTCAACTCCTTTTAGTTTTGTGATTATAGTATATTACAAAGTTGGGAAAATGTCAAGTAGATTTTTATATATCGTATTAATTTTTATCGCGCCCCTATTCCTAATCGTGAAAAAATCACTTAACGACATAATTTTATCATATATCGTTTTACGCCGTATCGGTAAAAATTTTCTGCTCGATGTAATTTTATCAGCCCCTATCCCCCTGTCCGTTTCCAATATCTGGAAATTTGTAAATTATGCACAAAAATTTTATAAAAATCACAGCCGTTTTTGTTCAATTTGCCTATAAGTATTCGTTGTTGAAAATGCACAAAAAAGTCCCTCTCACCTATAAAAAATTGGTGAAATTGCACAAAGGGACTGTTTTGGCAGATTATACCAAACCTGTAAATTTCTGTAAAATTGAAGTAAACTTAAAGTAGTATCAAAAACTATATAAAGTAGTATGTAAAACTATATAACATTGTATGTAAAACAGTGTATAAATATGCAAAAACATTGAAAAAATGTTTAATTCTCACAATGATAAAATACAGGTATTTTACAAGCTGTTTTTTCTCAAAGAAAAAATATTTTATTATTATAATAATATTTTATCATGTGGGGCGTGCCTTGAGTAAACCTTGAAAAAAGCTATTTTACGCTATAATGCGCTATAATCGCTTTTAATGCATAGGTATATAACTATATACCTATTGCATATAATGCTATTGTGGGGCTTGTATTGGCTTGTATTGGCTATTGTAGCACTATGCGCTAGTGTTACCATGTGCAACGCTATGGTATGGTATACCATGCCAGTACACTATACCATTGTAACCATATTGTAACCTAACAGATAGATAATAAACAGATAACTATATATATGTTCATTATTATACAAGTGTTATGTTACGTATAGCAATATGCACAATAAACAGGCTATCCACTTGTACACTTTGCCTTCAACGTTGTGAAAAACATACAAAAAAATTTTTTGCATTTGGTTATTTTACACATTGAAAAAGCGGTCTGTATAGCTTATACTTATAACTGTCAAAAGGGAAGGGGATGAACGATATGAACGATACAAGCTAAACCAATACAGCGCGTGCGATAGGCGCGCAAGGCGTGTACCTTGACAAGTGAATAGGCTGATTTACCACTTTCTCCCAGAGCAAGAAAGTTGACAGTATTTACCAACGAAACTATGTAAATAATATGATAATTGGAGGAATTTACCATGTATAAAAACCTGATTCATTATACCGCAAGCAAGCGTCATGCTGTTTGCCCTGTTTGCAAACAGCGGATTGAGAATGGCGATTTAGTTTGGCGCGTTCCAAATGCTGCCAAAAATGCCAATGGTGGTGTTGCATACGTTCACGCAGACCATACAGACCGCGCACGTTATCACGGCGTGGCAGAGTTTACCAATCCCGCTAACTATCGCGGTAATCTTGGCAAGGACGGACTGCTGTATGGAATTGAACTGGAAGTCTGCGCCCGTACCGACTACCCGATTTGGGTAGATGGCGTGGAGATTGAGTGTGCAGACCATGCTCTGGCATATATTGCCAGCATCTGGCAGCTTCGGTGGACAAGTGATATTACAGTGTATGCTGAGGGTAACATGCCCCCCGAAACCAAGATGAACGGTTGGCGTGATAGAATCGCGCGTACACTTTGGGTACTCGCACCGAATCACGCAAGCGCGGGTGCGCACCTTACAATTGGGTGGGCTGTATCCCGTGACCTTATCCCGAACTTCGGGTACAATGCAGCGCGGTGCATGTTGTCCTACTTCGCAAGCGAAATCCTTGCGAACGAAACGGACAACACCATCAAGTCTGTATTCGGTCGTTCGTTTACGAACTTCGCAGAGTATACAGACGAAAGTTTCGAGCATGGTTACTGGGCTAACATCCGCGGTAACGGCTCGATTGAGTTCCGCCTCTGCCACATCGACAATATCGAGCAGTGGATGAGGGGCGCAACCTTCTGTGCAGAGTTTTGCAAGATTATCAAGGCTCTGGACAAGGACGAGCTGAGTATTTCCAAAGCTTTCCAGAAGGTTGACAAGCTTTGGAATAAAACGGTAAACCGTAAACTTGCAGTCGAAACCAATTCCAAATACGGAAACGAACTTGACCGCAAGCGCGACAACAGCAAGAAAGTTAAGTAAAACAAAAACGGCGGGGCGAAAGCCCCGCCCCTACTAAGAAAGGACGAACTAAAATGTTAAAGATTTCCATCGCAATCCTGCTGACCGCAATTTCCGCAACCCGCGCCCATACAGCTAACGTGGTTTCCACTTACGAAACCGATAACAACGTTGTTTCCGTTATCGAAACCTCGGATGGTAACATCTGGGAAGTCGGTGACGAACTGGATTCCGCGAAAAGCTATACCGTGACGTTCGACACGAACGGCACTCCGAACGTAACGGATGATTTGGTAATTGCTGTAAAGGAGTGTGAGTAACCATGTTTGACTGGTTTTCTGTATCTGACAGAATCTTTGTTCTGTTCGCATATATCGCCCCGCTAACCGCGCTTGTTCTGTTCGGTGTGCTGTTCATCGAATACAAAAACGAAATGCGGAAACGCAACATAAAAAACAAGAGACGCTAAAAAGCGTCTCTTTTTTTTTATGCTTAAAATTTCTTTATCATTTTTTAAAATATTTTTCAGCGTGAAAAAATTTTGTAAATTCTTTTTGCGCTTTTTTATTATTTAAATAATATCAACAATTCCAAGCTTGAATTTTTTCTCACGCACCCGCTCGATTTTCCAAAAACAGGAAATCTTGTAAATGCCCTTAAAATGCCCTGTATCGTGTTTTTGTTCTCTGGTATATATCTATATTCCGACACGGCGAAAAGCAATACATGGGCGTTCTCTGCCTTGAAAAACAGGCGTTTCGCTCGTGTAAATACTCAGGCTTAAAAATTCGATAGCAGATACTCAGCACCAACCGAAACTGAAAAATCTTGTAAATCATAACAGACGAAATGATAAAATTTTATTATTTAAATAATTTTAATTTTCTATCATGCGAAAAATTCTTTATTATTTAAATAATATTTTTCACGCTTGAAAAACTGTTTTTGAATATTATTTAAATAATATCAAAATTCCAAGCATGAAAATTCTTTGGTAAATTCTTCCAGTGGATGGAATTGTTAAAATTTTGTCAATCCCCATTCTTTATATTATTTTAATAATATCGGTTTCCATATTCTACCAACGCTTGTGAAAAATTTAACACTTTCACGTTTTATCATATTAAAGTGTTATTATTTTAATAATTTATCCTGCTAAAGTTTTGCCGATTTACTACGCTAAAGTGCTAAAGTTGGAAAACTTTGTAAATTCCAGATTTTGGATGGCACGCTCCCCTGATGGCGGTGGCTTGAAAAATCGTTGGTGCATACATATAAATATGCGAACTGCTTTACCTTTGTATATTACTGGTATCAATCACATCTCATACTATCTATGCGATACTGTCACTATAGATATACACGAATAGTATTAGTACTGATATGTGTATTGTGATATGTCAGTAATGTTTCACGTGTAACAATCCAATTATTTACAAGTATATTATTTAACTAATATTAATATCAAATAATCAAGCTGAAAACAAGCTGAAAATTCAGTAAACATGATTTTAATATTATTTTAATATTATTAATAATCAGTAGTTTACAATTTTGAATATTATTTCAATAATATCAATTCCGCTCGGATTGATTCTCTATTAATAGCAAAAAAGGGAACTGTTTCCAGTCCCCTAATCTGCCTGTATCATTATTATATCATGTCGCTTGTTAAATCAATAACCTTAAATCATAGATGCGATACTGCCAAGCATCTTGTAAAGTTCTTCATTGACCTGTTCTGCTTGAACGCTCTTTACAGCGTCCATGAGGAAGTCAAAACACTTCTTGTCCATGTCCTTGAAATAACCATCTGCACGATTATTTGCTTCAATAGCAGCCGCTACAGTTACAGACTGCGCGTAGCTGATTACTACGTCACAGTACTTCTTATTAACGAGGAAATACTTACTTGCGCTCTCCTTGAAACGGTCTACGACCTTGCCAAGGTTTGCAGGGCAAAACTCACTTGCGTCAGCTACGGCAAAGTAACTTTCATTCTCACCAAGTACGCTTGCTACAAAATAATTTCTCTGATGATTCATTTTACATTCTCCTTTGTTTGTCAGTCAGTGTTTTAATGCTCTCTCCTGAGCACATTATTATTATAGCACCTAACCACAACAAAGTCAAGAGGTTTTTGAAAATAAATAAAAATATTTTTACTGCTATACTTTGTTATATTTTTAACAATCCCGCTCGATTTTATATTATCTTAATAATATCATTTTATTTATTTATCTAAATAATATTGTTTTAATAACAAAATTGTTTTAAGCAAAATTATTTTAATATAATAACAGAATTATTTTAATAATATTCCCGCTCGGAATTTCCTGCTTGCAATTTTCAGCTTAAATTTCCGTCTTGAATTTTCACACTCTTTCAGCCAAGGCGTTTCATATTTATTTTAATAATATATATGTAAACTTAGTATATTTGTTAATTACTTAACAAAGTTTATCAGATTGTTTCACATGAAACATTATAGGCTTGAATATAAGCAATCACAGGTGAGCTTGTTAAATAAATAACAATAGTGTTTAACGTGAAACATTGGATGTATAAATAAGCTTGTTTAATCACTCTATTAATTCTTATAATAATATTCAGTTGTCAAGGTACATAGTACAGTTGTTTTATAACGTGTGTATAGGCTTTAGTCTTTGCTTTGGTATTGTATTCCCATAATATACCAACTTCTCTTGCCTATGATAGTATTATATCATATTATTTTAATAATGTCAATAGGTTATTTAATATTGTAACCGTTTTGTAACCTTATTCTCTCTATTAATAGAATAGCATCAATTCTATATTATTTTAATAATATCAAAGCTCCCGCTCGGTTCATATTGTTAAAAGTTTAACAATCTATTAATAGAAAAATAAACCGCCCACATGGGGCGGTTCTCTGTTATGCTGTCAGTACATTCATAATCTTATTGTATGTATCAGGGTTAATGACTTTATCCATACCAGTATGATAGATACACATGTTATAACCGTACACATCACACTCTCTCATGTTTGCAGTAGCTTTCTTGTCAATGGTACGCAACCGCTTAATTACGTCTGCTACGTCAAGACCAGAGCCAAGAACATTGATTGCAACGTACATCTTGCAAGCGTTGATTTCGATTACCTTAAAAGTTTCGTTCATAGTCATTTTTAATGACCTCCTTCATTTGATATACTAATTATAACCTATATCTTATCAGTTGTCAAGAGATTTTTCAAAAATATTTTATGGAATCTTTTACCAGCTCCCGCTCGGTATAAAATCAAATTATTTTAATAATATTGATTTTATTATCTTAATAATTACTTTTAATATTATTTTAATAATATCAAAGCTCCCGCTCGGTTATAACTATTTTAGTCTGCTAAAGCTTTAATGTGCTAAAGTTTTAGGGTTCTATAAAACCCGCTCGATGGCGGGTAATATAGTCGAATAGCAGAGAGGTTATGCACGCTCTACACTCCACGCGAGTTCTACATCAACATCGCAAGCGGTAATGTAAGTAGCATTCTCCATCTTCAAGGAGTCGCAACCTGTGCTGCACATGAGCCTATATGGGTCAACGCTGTTGAACAGAGTGTTCACATAGTCAGCCTTGATAGCGTTCATTGCATCAACCATCTCCGCATAAGAACCAAGGGTCACAACAGAACCAAGGGTCTTATTAGACCGGATTGCATTGTACATAGTTTCTAACTGTCACCTCCCTTCCCTTGATTACAATATTATTATATCCTATATCTTCTCAGTTGTCAAGAGCTTTTTCAAAAATATTTTATGTATTTATTTACCAGCTCCCGCTCGGTACAAAACTGATATTATTTTAATAATATTGATTTTATTATCTTAATAATTACTTTTAATATTATTTTAATAATATTAAATCTGCTGACACTACACCCATGACTTTAGTCTGCTAAAGTGCTAAAGTGTTAAAATAAAAAGAAAAGCCCTTTCGGGCTTCTCTTATACGAACTGTTCCATTGCCATCGGATAGCCATCATTCAAACGCATAATCGTGATAAGACCATCGTGGCTGCGACCCTTACAAGCATTCACCAGTTCCTTAAAACGCTCGTGTGCGCGTTCTGCGGTCTCGTACTCCTCTCTTACAGTTACTCGGCTGTTGCACATTGCTACTACTTCGTTTTTCATGTTTAAGCATCTCCTTTACTTTATGTATATATTATACCCTATACTACTTATAAAGTCAATCATCAATTTACACAAAAAGATATAAAATTTTAGTATAATATTATACTTGACAGGATAGTATATTATATGTTATAATATAGGGTTACACATATTTTTAACCCGCTCGGTCTGCTGTATCCATCAATATTATTTTAATAATATAAAACTATATTATCTTAATAATTTATTTTATATTATTTTAAGAATATCATTTTATATTATTTGATATTATTTTAATAATATTATACTATATATAAAAAGATGAGATGGGTTACACCATCTCATACTTTTCAGGTTCGTGGTTAATCATTTTAAGAATGTCGTTTAATTCATTGCAGATAAAGCGCAATGCGTTCTTTTCCTCGGCGCGGAGTTCCTTTACAGTCCAGTTCTTATGATTACAAGAGTGATTGTAGAAGTTCTCAGCATCGCTATGGTAGAATCCGAACAACGCGCTGTTTAAGTTACGCTCGGCGTATTCATAGCAACTTTTAAGCTCACAAGCAAGGTTAAACAGCTCGGTCTTGCGTGTTACCTTTTTACTATGTGCGATATAGGTCTTAACCATATCGGCAGCGGTGTAAAGTTTAATTCTGTTATACTTCATAGTCTCAGTCATTTTAATGACCTCCTTCATTTGATGTATTTATTATACTATATATTTTCTTATATGTCAAGTACTTTTATAAAAAAAATAAAAATATTTTTTACCAGTTTCTACCAGCACCAGCTCGGGTAGAATACAATATTATTTTAATAATATACATCAATACTATCTTAATAATATACATCAAATTATTTTAATAATATCTATTAATAGACAAAAAGATAAACCGCCCTTTTGGGGCGGTTTATCATCAATAAATACTGAGACTGTTACGCAGTGCATCCACTTTGCGCTTCATCTCACGCTCATATACCTTAGTATATACATCAAAGATACTATCTTTAAGCGCGTTGGTCATCTTCTTACGGATAACCTGAGAACACGCATCCGTGAACTTATCCATGAACGACAGAGCCGTTACAATAGAATCAGTATCGCAAGTATATTCTACCTTAACGTCTTTGACTTCATCTTCACGCAGACAGAAAATAGTCTGGCAATTCTTGGCAAACTCTTTTCTAATATTTGCCAAAGCGTCAACAGTAATACTTGCGTTGCACTGAGTACCAACAACGAATACACCACAGGTAGCTACTACATACATTTTAATACATCCTTTCAATTCTAAATGGTTTGTATCTTCTTTATGTATATAGTATATCCTATATCTACCCTAAAGTCAAGTGTTATTTTTGAAAAAATATAAAAAATATTTTTACCAATATCTGGTAACTCCCGCTCGGCTGAGTAGTTTATATTATTTTAATAATGTTCATAATACAGGTAACAACTATCTTTATGCCCCTTTTTACGCTTCAATGTCATAGTTTTAATATTATCTAAATAATATTGATTTACTTTAGAAAGAAAACTGTTCCACTCTGGCAGTTCATCAAATAATTTATATACTCTTTTAAGAGTATTATAATCTTCTGTATGCAAATAAGGATTTACAATATATTTATCATCTTTAACATATAATAAACCATTTGCAATACAAGTATCTATCATATTATTTATATAATATGAATTTTGCGCTATGCTATTAATAATATCATCATATGTCATAGGTGTTTTGTCGTTGTTGCAAATAACACCTGTTTTCTTATTACTCTTTTTAATAAGCTCATAAAAATATGAATATGCGGAATGGGTTAATGTTTTCACTTCATATAAATACCATGATATTTTCAGATGTAGTGGTACTTCGTTTTCCATATATCATACCTCATTTACATATTATTTTAATAATATTCAACATATTCATATACTATTTGATTTCTGTCATATTTACTCTCCCGCTTGTAAAAAGTCAATTCCAGATTATATTCATCATAATACTTTTCCATGCGTTCTATCAAATGATTCCATTCTGGTAAATTATCAAATAGCTTATATACTGATTTATCAGTTCCAAACGACATGATATGTAGATATGGATTTAATATATATTTATCATCTTCAATATAAATTAAACCTTTTGATACCGCAGTATCTATAAAATTACGAACATACTTTGAGCCGTCATCAATGATTGCAACCATATCATTAAAATTTGCAGGAGTTCCATCTTCTACACAAATAACATCTGTCTTTTGATTTATATGATTGACTAATTTATATATAGATACATAATCACTATGTTTTATCTCATCTGTTTCTTGTAGATAAAAAGATATTTTATAATATCTGGGTACTATTCTACACTTCATTAAATCAATCCAATCTTAATATTATTTTAATAATATAAATTTTAATAT